TCGTCTGGGGTAGATGAGTTTCGGAAAGGACTGAATGATGATAGGTTTCCTTGGGAACCCATCGGTGCAATCAATCTGGTTACTTCTCCACCGAAACCTGTCAAGTATTTGGTCTTGAAAGTAATCAAGAGGAAATAACCAACCATGACTCTCGTGCAAGACCTTCTAAATGTCATTGAACAAGCCGAGATCCAAACGAGCGGTGCTATATTCGATGGCAAGTCAGTAAAGTATGTTTCCCTCAAAGGACATGGTCGGTGTACTAATTTTTCTCTCGAAGCGTTTGACGTTTCATCAGACAAGTGTATCTTCGGCACATCTGGAAATATTGAAGTTCTTCGAGACGCCGGATTCGAACTCGTTGACATCGAACGTATCATTCCAGGTTCTGTTGCGTTCAGGGCATCGTTTCGATCCAAGGATGGTACGTCTTGGAAATATAATGAGAAGACTTTGGTCAAATCTTTTTATGCCAAGTTTAAACCCAATATGTCAATCAGTAAATTCATCAAGACATTTCCAAAGGGGAAATTCCTCATAGGGACACCAGGTCATTCCATGTCTGTGATTGACGGTGTTCTATGGGACTATTCGGGTAAAGGTCCAGATAGACGACGGATCGTTATGGCACACCAGGTCATGACGAAGAATGAATACAAGAGATTCAAGGATAAATACATCATATCGGTTTAATCGTTTTAATGGAGACCATCACCATGACTCTCGTACAAGACCTTCTTAACACAGTCGCTGAAGCAAAGAAGTCCATCGGTGCGAAGCTAGACAAGAAACTCGGCTCGAAGATCAACGACGATCTACGAAAAGCTGGGTTCGACGGGAACGGTCGATTCAAGTCTCATGGTGACGCCGTGAACAAGATCCACGGTGTACTCGACAAACATGACATCCAGATCGCAGATGTCGTCTCTGCTGATATCTTTCGCGAGAAAGAAAAAGGTACCCATCTGTTCAACCTTGAATTCAAGACCGACGATCCACATTCACCACAGTCGGTGAGTAATGTCGGATTGAACGTCTCCTGGCACGATCTCACTGGAAAAGATAACCAGTACGAAGTCGTCGCGTATATCACCGTGTGAAGAATCATGGTTTGTATGTATGGGTCGTGGAAAATACCGGAGATCGAAAGACAATGACTGATGTTGTTGAAATCCATATACCGGTCAGAATGAGAATTGTAGAGAAGATCACCGATGACGTCGTTGCTAGAATTCATTACCCGAATGAGGGAAATGAGATTCTTGTGACAAAAGGTCTAAACGCGATCGAGTTCGGTGAAGCGATTCATCATGAGATAGGCCATCTCTATGACTGGTACCTGAGTGGAAAACAACAAGCTGGGACAGTGGAGCAGAGAGAAAAGAATACATGTAAAATAGCCGATGCTATTCGTTTCGGAAGTCGCTAGCGTGGTCATATTTGATCGCTCGGAAAGGATTTATCATGGGTATCGTTAAAGATCTTCTCAAGTCCATCGAAGAAGCGTCGAGGGATATGTTTCTCTGGGGAGAGTTCGACAAGCTCCGTGGACCGAAGAAGCTTCCCGACCTGAAACCGTACAAGTCTCTCGACGACATCGGAGGAGTCGCGGAAGTCGGTGTCCTTTCGTCGTATCGACGACAGACGGATCGAACTCCGCTTGGGAAGAAAGAGTTGAAAGACATCAATCTCCTGGTGAAGAGCTACAACGACGAGAAGAATTCGAGGGGCTCTGATATTTACGATGCGTACACCAAAGCGGGTGGAACCCTCGACGACGTGAAGTTTCGGAACCTACTCGACGATATCTTGAAGGACCAGGGGATCAAGAAGTAAGAAGTAACTTTTCCGTGGAATAAAATTCCACGGAAATTATCACGAATATTTCCACATGTCAAGGAGAAGAGTCATGAGCAAGAGTCCTGCAGCGCAATTACTCGACAAGATCAACGAAGCGAACCAAGTCAATGAAGCACAAGCCGGTGGTAAGATTACCAAGGTTGACCTCAAGACCAAGATCGAGAAGGTCTTCAAAAAGGACGTCAAATCTATCGATTGGCCGAATCCGATCAAGATGATGAGTGGTCTTGGACTCAATAAACCTTCGCGAGATTTTGCCGTTCGGTATACACCTATGGTCGAGTTCGATGACGGCACGAGCCATGAAGTCAGGATTGACGTCAACACGATGATGGGACAAGATGCAACGATGCAAGTCGAGTGGACAATCATTGGTTGATCATGATCCCAGTTTTTCAAACCATCTTCCATGACAAGAAAGCCGGTACCAGGGGAAACTGTCTCTCCGCGTGTATTGCTTCGATCATGGAGATAGACATTAATGATGTCCCGCATTTCCATGACGAGGAAGACTATCATATCGCACTGGTCGATTTTATCTGGTCAAAGGACTGGGATATATACTCAGAGGAAGATCCACCACCTGGGTATGCTATCGCGAGTGGACCATCTCCAAGACATGAAGGTGTCTCTCATGCAGTCGTCGTGAAAGACGGTGAGCTTGTACACGATCCTTTTCCTGGTGGGAAGGGGTTGAAAATAGTTGAAGATTACTACGAACTAACGAAGGAGTAGAGTCATGGGAATCGCGAAGAAATTTCTTGACATGATCGAGGCGTCAGTAGAGTCGGTTGAAGACATGATCCAACGGCTCAAGGCACAAGGGAAGTCCGTCGACGAGATCGTCAATTTCATTCAACTGCGTCAGGTGAAGATGGGAATGAAAGCCGCGTCGACGAGACATTGGGTTGAGTTCGTAAAAGGAGTATGAAGCAACGGTTTATGAAATGGTTGAATCAAATTCATGAGGAGAGTTGTCATGGGAATCGTGAAGGACGTGTTGGAGACCGTCGAGAAGGCCAATGAAGCGGTTGGAAAGATCTGGAAAGATGTCGAGGCTGTCGTCAAGAAGAATGCCAAGGGATTCAAGCTGAATGATCTGTTTGACCCGGATGGAGATGAGGGTGGTATTGAGATACAAGGCGACGACGAATCGAAAACGAAAAAGGCACGATCTTCGATATTGAAAGAACTTGTTTCAGTAGGGAAGAAACACGGAATCAAAGTCTTCGATACTCTTGAAAAGGCACCTAGCGGAAAGCTCTTTGTTTACGCGTCAGAGGTTATCGAAGATGAAGGGTCGTACTTTTTCAAAGTTCAAACATCGGATCAGTGACCTATGTCAAAAGTCAAACGCTGGGGTGAATCTACACAGTACAACTTCTGGTGTCCAGGATGTAAGACGATACACGCGTTCCAGGTCAAACCAGCGGAACCGAACTGGGATTTCAACGGAGACTTTGACTGTCCCACAGTGAAGCCATCGATCAAGGTCACTATGGGACCGAAGACCGCTCGACAAGTCTGCCATTTTCACATCACGAACGGTAAGATCGTGTACTGTGGTGATTGCTGGCATGATAAGAGAAACCTTACCGTCGAGATGAAAGACCTCGACGAGGGAGAGACCGAGGAAGCCATCGACAAGGGACGAATCAACTGTATCGATGAAAGGGAATGATCAAATGACCATAGCGAAGGATTTCTTGAAAGCATGTAACGAGGGTCAAGGCGATGAAGCCAAGATGACCAAAGCGGCGATCGAATGGCTCAAGAGAGTTCAGAAGAATATTCCCAAGGCTATCAAAGCTCTTGAAAAGGGAGATGCCGGTGGTCACACGAGTGACTTTCCAGGTGAGACGATTGGAATGCTCATTCGTACGACGGACGAAGAATGGTATGACTATTTCTTCGGTTGATACGCATTCAGACGAGTTGTTCGGTCGACGATTCGTCCGGTAGGATACATCTTGATTTTACCTGTTGGATTTCCATTGTCGTCGAGGATTGGATCAGACCCTGTTTCACCATCTTCGTAATAGGATGGCGTCTCTTGTTTTTTGGTAATGTCGAACCCAATTGATTCGTACATGAGACGTTTCTGACCTTCGCCTGTTGTGTGGTCATATCCGTATGGATGTTTTTTTGTCATAATTAACCTCCATCTTTAGTATAACAAATTTCACTTTGTTTGTCAAGAGGAGACTGAAAACGAAAACGATCCTCATCATTGAAGACGAACCATGGGTCTTCGACGTCATCAAACGATTTCTCTCTGATCAGTCTTACTATATCCTTACTGCTACCACGCTCAAGTCTGCAGCGGAGATCATTAAGACGATAGACATCAATGTCATTCTTTGTGACATAAAGATGAACGGAGACGGTGGAAACGGCGAGGATTTCACTCGTTGGCTCAGAAAGACACTGAATAAATGTCCAAGGATTGTCGCGTCGACTGGTGGCATTGTTGAAAACAAGAAACTATTTGATTACATTATTTACAAACCGTACACAAGAGATGCACTCATCAAAGCGATAGAAGGTAAAATGTCCAAAGAACCATGGGAGTGAGATTATGACGCTGGCAAGAGATTTTCTCAAAGTTATCAATGAGAGCAAGGTAATGAAGTGGGTCGAGGAGACTGCGACGACGCTTGCGAAACAAGCTCATCATCTTCTGAGCGTCAAAGGCGGAAAGGCGAGTCTTGTCTACATACCGAACGACCCGGAGAAGGACGTATACGGAGTCGTCGATGTCTTCCATGACGACGACAAGCTACCGAAGGGATACCTCATCGCGACGTCGTTCAGAGCCGGTGGTACCGTGAGCAGTACCAAGGCTGCGATCGAGAAACATATTCGAAAGCTTCCGATCCTACCGAAGGAACTCGCACAAGGTTGAAGAGGATACATCTTTTGACACTTCAAGATTATCTCAGGACATCCATTCCTGATAGACTCAAAGTCACCATGTTGACACACGGACTTGCCGTGTCGGGTCTCTATAAGATCGACGATGTTTCTGACGAGAAAATCATTCTCATTCAGTCGTGTACGAGGATTGTTATCGAGACGAAGTACATCAAGGGTTTGAAGTACACCACTGACGGATTCACCTTCACAGTCAATAACGTAGAGTTTCATCTGAGATGATGAATTTACAAACCCATCTCATAAGCCTGTTCGGAAAGAAAGTCAGGCTTTCCATGACTACACTTGGAACATCTGTAAGTGGTCTCTATAGAGTCGATGTAATCACACAGGACAAGATTACTTTCAAAGCCCCTGATACTAACGTGGTCGTCAAGACCAACCATGTTACCAATTTGAATTGTACGTCTGATGGTCTGGAATTCAATGTACACGAAGTCAAGTTTTCACTGGGGAAAGTATCATGAACCTAGTACAATCCTTTCTCAGTCTCGTTGAAAAAGCGGAGACTGCGCCTAGCCTCAAGGCACCATCTGAATGGTGGGACAAGATGGTAAAGGATATCAAGAAATCCAGTCCCACCTACGACGACGAACGGATCCGACAGACTATCGGTAGCATCTGGTACAGTCTCTCGATAGAGAAGAGAAAAGAGATCCGTGCTCGATATGGAAAGACATACGGACCCGCGCCGAAAGAATCCCTCGTCGAGGATCTTCTCAGTCTCATCGAGAAGGCACAAGGTGGTCGAGTCAATCAACAACTCGTAGCACTCAAGAATCTCAAGAAGATGTTCCCCAAGGATATCCACTCTATTGACCAGATGAGATTCAAACTGCAGAACATAGATAGCTTCCCGGAGAAAGATCAAAAGAGGATCATGGGTCAGGCAGACGAGCTGATCATAGGTCTTGCAAAGAGAATTCCACATGGTGGCACAAGAGCCGCGTAAAAGGAGAAGAAAATGGGAATCGTACGAGATCTTCTTGACGTCATTGAAGAAGCGATGGGTATGCTCGCTGTTGAGCCTACAGCCATTTTGCCTTATCTCAAAAAGCTTGGATTGAAAACGTCGATATGGACGAAACGCAAGATACAATCTGGTTACAAGGTTCGTCAACACGGAAAAGATACCCTTGTCATCATGTTTGATTACTACAAGGACACCGGTGAGATGTCCAGAGATGAAATCGTACGTCGATCTGAAGAGATCAGAGACCAACTCAAAGCGATTGTTCCGAAAGACTTCGTGATCGGCAGTCTTTCGGGTGGAAGTCCCGAGATTATCACTGTACAGATTACGAAGATACAAGGAGGTCTTTGGAAGACTATTACGTCGATGGTCAACAAGGTAGCAAAGAGCTTCAACCTGAAAGTGACAGAGATTACGAAACCCGATGGAGATTTCGGCGGATCTATCATGATCAGTGGCACGGATGGAGTTGCTGTAGAAGATGCTTCAAGAACAATCTCTATGGATAAGATCAGAAAGATCCTAAGAAAGTACAAGATCAATAAATACAGTACCCATGGTCTTGCGCCGAAAGGATCAAGATATGTTTTGAACACCAGCGTCAAAGAAAAAGACGGAGTGTATTCGTTCGAGATTCAAACAGTCGGAGGAGAAGGCGACGTATGAACACTCCTACAATAGAGAAATGGTATAACCGTGTTCTACTGAACAAACACAGTAGCGATCAATATCTAGTCGTTACATCTCCGTATGTACAAGCTCCGTGGTACACATGTCTTCTACACGAATACATGGTAGACGGTCGACGGACATCGCTCTCCACATCTCCAAGACAGGGTAAATGATACACCCGTGAACGCACCTATCCAAGTCCCAGTCACTGTAAATTCGATTGACGCAGAATTCGCGCGGAGGAGTCTGCTCGATTTCACGACGTACACGAAGAAGGACTATCAGGTAAATTGGCACCATGCCGTTCTTTGTGAAGTCCTTGACAAGTTCATCAGAGGTGAGATCAAAAGACTCATCGTTACGATGCCACCTCGCCATGGAAAATCCGAGCTAGTTTCTAGGAGATTACCAGCATATATTTTCGGCAGAAATCCCAACACGTCGATCATCTCATGTTCATACGGATCCGACCTTGCATCAAGAATGAACCGCGATGTTCAGCGGATCATCGATTCGAACGAGTATCAACAGGTCTTTCCAAATACAACACTCTGGTCTAAGAACGTCCGTACGACAGCACATGGATCATATCTTCGGAATTCAGATCTCTTCGAAATCGTCAATTATGAAGGAGCATATCGTTCGGCTGGAGTTGGAGCCGGGATCACAGGACTTGGAGGACACTATCTTCTAATCGACGACTTTCTCAAAAACATGCAAGAAGCGTTATCGAAGACGACCAGAAAAACTATCCTCGATTGGTATCGCAGTACATTCTATACGAGAGCGGAAAAAGACGCCGGAATTCTCATTACCGCTACACGTTGGCATGAAGCGGACCTTATTGGTTCTCTCCTTGAATTCATGGCTGAAGACGAAGACGCAGACCAATGGGTACTCGTCAATTTTCCAGCGGTAAAAGAGGATGATAGCAACCCAGACGACCCACGTAAAATCGGAGATCCTCTTTGGGAATGGAAATATAACCTCGAACGACTCGCGAAGATCAAAGCATCTCTCGGTACCCAGGTCTGGAACGCACTGTATCAGCAAAGACCTTCTCCTGAATCCGGAAACATCATTGAGCGGACATGGTTCCGAAAATATCGAGAGATGCCACCGATCGAACAGTTCGATGTGATCATGACATCGTGGGACTGTAACTTCAAAGCCGGTGATAACAACTCGTTTGTCTGTGGGACTGTCTGGGGGACGATTGGTCCTCGGAGATATCTACTCGATATGTATCACGAGCGTACGGGATTTATCGGGACTCTTTCGGCGATGAAAGACATGGCTGGGAAATGGCCGATGTCAATAGAACACGCCGTCGAGGATAAAGCCAATGGTCCAGCAGTTATCGAGACGATGTGTGAACACGTTCCTGGTGTCACTGGGTTTAATCCAGGACAAGATTCCAAGGTAGCGCGTTTACGTGCTGTTTCTCCTCAATTTGAAGCAGGGAATATCTGGGTACCGGATCCTACTACTATCGATGCGCCATGGGTCAAAGATTATATTGATGAGCTTGTGTCGTTTCCCAATGCGGCGACGAACGATCGCACGGACTCGTCGAGCCAAGCACTTTTGAAGCTTCATTCGGCGAGTTGGCTCGATGCTCTCGCGGGCAGTGATGGTCAAGGTTATTCAGTTGGTGAAGAAGTACGACGACTATTCGGGTATAAATTCTAAAACCAAAGGAAGCTCATGTCATCTATTGAAGAACTCGACGCTTGTTTGAACAGAGAGAATCCAGAGATGGATCGGCGGATAATGGAAATGTGGAATCTTCTTGCTAGATTTGTGAACCGAGAAGAATCTCATTTTCTGATCAAGACGTCGAATGACTACGACGGCGACGGGTTGATCTCCGCTGTACTCCCGATGCACATCCTGGACACCCGTCCGAAAGCTCGTATACTCGTAATCTCCAGGGACATGAAAATTGCGAAATGGACAGCGAATCTTGCTCGTGAGACCATGTCCAAATTTTCCATAGAATTGACAGAACAGAATTGTCCCACAAGATTCAATATCGAGACTGCAGAGGGAGGGTTCTGTCGGTTTGATGCTATTGGGTGCGCTATCGCTGGAATATCTGCAGACTATATCATAGTGGACAATCCTTCTTCCGAAGATCGAGTACGGGACTGGTTTAATAGTTCGCTTTATACACGACGTGATTACGATGGATCTATACTCGTCGTGTCCCCTGATTTTCACAAAGACGATCACATTGAATGGGAAGAATTGGAAATAGAAGACATCTTTTTCCTATGACTTTGTTTCTTTGAAAGGACTTCACCAATGACCCTCGTCAACAATCTCCTCGATACAATCGACAAAGCAAACGAAGCAAACCAGGGAACTATCTGCGCTCACTTCAAAGATGATGTCTGTGTCCCAGGATGTAAGAATACAAAACGTGGCGTGATCAAGGAGGGAGACAAGTGTCCATGGAAGGACATCTGGCCAAAAGCGGTGAAAGAGTGTAGTTGTTACAAACCCGATGACGATGACCACGTAGACGAAGCCAACGACAATGGGATCAAAAAGGGAGTCTCCGTCAAACTCTCGAAACCGACGAACCAGATCGAGCGGGACATGATAACGAAGCACGGTAAGGATCATGTCTATACCGTGAGCAGGATTCTTCCCCGATACGGACAGGCGTCTGTTACGTCTGAAGACGGGATGGTCTACCGTGTAAATCTGGGATCCCTGAGAAAGGTGAAGTCATGACAGAGAAGACGTCGATTATCACCAAGGATGTGATCCTCTCATGGTACGTACGATTCGGAATTGGATCTTTTTCAGCGATCATTATCCCGGCTGTGAACATGTCCCAGAATCCGATTGACTTTGGAGTAATCACGTTCATGGTTGCACTCGGCACGTGTATTCCATATTTTATTCTTGCGCTGGTGACCGGACTCTACGCAGTCGTCATTGAACGAAAGGAGACTGATATGATGAGACTCTTTCGAATCTGTATTGCCATGCCAACGGTGGTTATTGCCTTAGCATCGGGTAAGCCGATCAAAGCCGACGAGATCGAGGTGAAATGTGTTCCAAAGAACCAACTCGCTCAAAGCATCGTCGCATCGTTCGACTCTATGACTGGCAAGGCTCGCCACCGGTACTATATCCTCTCGGAGAAACCAACCAAATCCGGGAAGTTCATCATGATCAAGGACAAGGATATATCGGGTAAGTGGTACATCAAGAAAACAACAGTGCTTCCTAAATGGGGACAACCGTTGTATGACTTCGTCGAATGCAAGATCGTTATACCACCAAAGAAGGAGAAGAGTGATGTCCAAAGCAAGTGAAGTCCTCAAGCGAATGAAGGAAGCTAAGAAAATATTCGATGGTCCGCACATAACCATCGGAGTGAATACACCGGGTAGTTACAAGACGGAGAATCTCCCCTTTTCGGATATTGACAAGTTCAAGAACCCGAAGAAGGTTCTTGGTACGATCTTGAAGAAGTATCCAGACGCACAAGCCGTTGATGTCACCGTGTACAATACCGGTCGGACTGGTCTCAACAGCGCACCCGTTCTTTTCAGGTGGGCGAACCCGAGCAACAAAGGTGGTGTCACCGGTTGGCCTTCGGGTATGTCGTCGATCATGACACCAGCCGAGATCAAGGCTCTTTCTACTGAATTTACCGAGTCTCTCAATGAGAAGATGAAACCGATCAAGAAGGCAGACTTCAAAGACTTCGAGAGCGGTGCCAAGTCATTCTTGGAAATGCTCCAGAAACGAGAGAAGGATTTCATCAAGGTAACGGTGGATGACGAGACCGGCGAAGGAGTCATCAAGTTCAACTATTTCGGAGAGATTCCTTTCTCGACGGGTAGCGAGAACTTCAACATGGATCTCGGTAGCAAGGGTTTCCATATCAAAGACAGCGTCGAAGGATTGAACAACCTTCTCGACAAGCTTCTCGAAGCAGAGAAGATCATCGGAAACTGGCAGTGAGGAGATGATCGAATGGGAGCGGAGTCTTTATATCCACGATATTACAGAAACATGGATCTTCGTTGGCCAGACATACAGAATATTCCATGGCCCGGGTCGACCAACTACGTCGGCGATGATGTGGACAGTTCCGGTTGGTCAGTAATCTCAATTGGACAGACGTATGAGTCTCCACCGTTACTCACCTGCGAGACCGGATTTCCGATCCATATGATTCATCATCTTGACGGAACCGGTAAAGTGCTTCACAACCTTCGCGAATGGCGACGGTACATTTCCCGGGATATCTCACTCCTTCAGGTGAATCTCCTCTCAAAGATTCCACCAAGGGTGATCGGTAGATGCTGTCTGGATACTCCACGTTTGATGTCGAGAAAGTTCTGTACGAATCATCACGAGTCGTCGAAGAGAAGATTGTTTATCACGAAGACGCTTTCACGGAGATACCAATGAGTCGAGCATCAGATGTCCTTACGAAAGTACGCGAAGCCGTGAGCAAAACCATCATAATGTGGGCAGACGAGAAGTACGTCGGAAATCTCGAAAAGGCTAAGAAGAAAGCCAAGATGTCAGGCAAGGTCGGTGGACTGAATTGGGACCAGACTGTCGTCAATGCCAATGCCGGGAACGGTGTGGCGTTTTTCATTGACGCGGGTAACAAGGGTGAAGCCATGGATCTCATCGACAAGGTCGAGCCACATCCGAACAAGAAAAATGTTTATTACCATGGTGATCATGCGAAGATGTCGTTGGGTATCAGGTAGTTTTCGTGGAATTTAAAATTTCACGAATTCTATCATACGTCAAAACCCTAGTCAAGAAAAGACTGGACTAAAGGATTTTTATATACTATGCTACGCATAGTATATAATTTTTGAGACGATAGAAACGAAAGCAAAGAGGTAATCTATCATGGGTAGAGCAGACGACATTCTCAAACAATTCGATGAAGCCAAGACTAAACTCGGTAGAATCAAGTCATTCGATTTTCGACGCACTCTTTCAACGGTAGACCTGGTCGATCTCGAAACAAGAGCCAAAGAAGACGGGTTGCTTCAAGAGATGTTCTCCTACATCGATACGATCGAGTCGTTCGTGAGCAATGAGTGTCAAGATGTAGCCAAAGCTCTTGACACTGCACTTACCGAGATCAAGACGGAATTCGACGACGCTGAAGACATCGGCAATCACATCACAGGTGTTGAGCAGAAATTCAAGACAGTCTCGAACCATCTCGGAATAGACGATGAGAAGATTCTCGAAGTCCTCGACGAAAACTCTGACGGTATCGAAGGAGATCTACATATCGCGAAGACGTTGTTCGATTCCCTCGTCAGGTCCGGAAGGAAGATCCCAGAGAAATTCTCGAAACAGCTCAAGACTGCTGTTCAGATCGTCGACAAGGCAAAGTAAACGAAGGTAGATGAATCATGGGTATCGCAAGAGAATTCCTGGATCTCGTCGAGAGAAGTATGATTCCAGGTCACATCATTCTTCACAGGAATATCGAGATCCTGAACAAAGATCGTGATCTGAGTTTTGGGTCTGGATACACAGCGGTGAAAGCAGCGAGACTTCTCAACACCACTGAGAAAGAAAAAGAAATCACTGTTGAGTACAAGACCCTGGAACAGTACATCGAAAAAGACAAGAAGGCGTACACCAGGAGACTCAAGAAACTTGTCGACATGATCGGTTACAAGATGACGGGTGAATTCAAATCGAAGATTGTAGACGGACACGTTTTCCCGACTACGTTTGTCACGACGATAATTCCAAATTGAACAAGGACGTCTAATGCCATTTATACGTAAAAAGAAATCCAAGACACCAGTTGATACGAGAACTCGTGCTATGACTGCAGCGGTAACAGATGTCGTTGGAGACGAGGATCTCTCTAGTCCGGTCAACTCGGTCATCGAGTCTTTGAGTAGTCTCAACGAATCACAACTGGATATCCTGAAAACGACTCTCAATGTCAGCGACTATGGATCTCTCGCTGAAAGTCTCGCGGACATTCGCAGTCTCATGAAGAACAAGTTCGCGTCCACGTCAATGGTTGCCGCGTACACCAGAGTATCTCGTCTCCGAAAAAACATCATCAAGGAGATCGACAGGATCTCTGATTTCTACCTCGTCGATGTCATCATCGATCAGATGGTGGAAGACGCGCTTACTCCGGAAGTCTCAAGCGGGGAAGTCCTGTCGGTATCTTCAGAAAACAAACATATAAACAAAGAGCTGAAGATCCTCGACGAGCGGATTGGATTCGATACGCTTATTCTCGATATCCTACCGGACGTGCTCCGCTACGGCGAATACATCCTCAAGCCGAAGGTCTCGAATAAAGGTGGTCTCGAAGAACTTATCGACTGTGTTGAACAGGGTACCGTACTCGCGGTTTCGAAAGGTAGGAAGATCGACGGGTACATCGAACTTGCGGCTGGTCGACACGGGTACACACTCAAGTTGAAAGATAGTTCAGACTACGCGATATTCACACTCCCGGGTAAGAAGATCAGAATCGATATCCAGAAGCATTATGGTGTCAAAGACCCTGAGACATGCTTCGCTAATATCCCGAGATTCGTTCGTGTGGGTAAAGGTGTCATATATCCAGTGATCAATAAGTTCAAAGAGCTGGAATTGATGGAACAGCTTGTCCCAGCGACGAAGCTTCAGAAGATGACTAGCGGAACGATCCTCAGTATCCAGGTTCCTCCTGGGTATGATCTCGACAAAGCCACACGAGTCTGTCGTCGGCTCGAAGGCATCATCAACGAGAAGATCGCTATCGATGTCAGCCAAGGTCAGATGACACTCGAAAACGTTCTGGGTACCGCTGGCAAGTTCAAGTGTATTCCTATCTTTGGTGATAAGGGTACCGTGAACAAGATGGATTACAAATCCGACGAACCCGACGATTTACTCGCGTCTATAGAAGATCTCAGAAAGGTGTGTTGCTCTTCTATCGGTGTACTCTATGAGGTCATCTTCCTTTCGGAAGGCATGGATAAAGGCGAGATCCTCAGACGCTATGCCAGGTATCTTCGTCGTCTAAAAAATATCCAAAGAGCTATTCGGGATGGTGTCAGACGTGTTTGTCAGATTCATTTGGCGAATAAAGGCATAGGCGCGAAAGATGATGATATTGTCGTTGACTTCAGGAACAAGCTCATCGAGATAGACAATATCGACAAACTCGAGTTTTTAGACACGTCCGTGAATATGTTGAGTAATATCAATGACTTCCTGAACAACCTCACCGAAGACGAAGAATCTCCCCTTGCCGAGAAAGTCGACATGGAAGCATTCGCCAAATTCCTCGGTCAACAGCTCAACATGATCGGCTTGACTGGAGTGATCAAGGTAGAAGACGAAACAAACGAAATGGAGTCGTGAAAGGAATCATCATGAGTATCATGAAAGACTTACTCGATGCCATCGGAGAAGCAAAGAAAGTGAAAACACCGGTTCTGTCCATACAAGACAAACACGATCTCATGGACCTACTCGGCCGTCTTCCGAGTCAGACCAGAGAAAGATGGAATTCGTCTTTGAAATTCTCTCTCGAATATAAAGACGACAAGATCAAGGCATGGCAGGAGTTAGTGAGAATCGAGAGTCTCACCGGGAAGAATGTCAAAGCGGCATGGCTTTTCGTGGATAGACATTATCCAGAAAAATCACAGTAAGGGAGACTGTCATGGGTATCGCGAAAGATCTTTTGAATTCAATTCAAGAATCCAACGACATGGTCAAAGCAGAAGACATCGAAGGTATCAACGACAAGAACATCAGAGACCTTCAAAACTTCTGGGGTAAGAAACAATACTACCGTGTCTTGAAGAGTGGACCGACACTCATGCTGGAGATCGTAGGTAAGAAAGCATTCAGAGTAGATGCGACTGCTTTGAAAAATCTTCAGTCCATGGATATCATTTCGGTCGGGACGATCCAAAGCAGGGATCTCATCTTTCGACTTGAGAACAAGTAAGATTACACACGACGACGACGAAGAGGAACGTGATGTGAATCTAGGAAGATGTGTGGTGGGGCTTTGAAGAATTTGCGTCGTCTGTCGTTGGTGCAGACGGTATGTAATAGAATGATGAAGTAGAAGTCAAGGCTTTTTGATCAATAAATGTAAAGGAGCGTAATCATGACAGCAACCGCAAAAGACCTTCAGAGCGTAGTCAACGAATCCAAACTCTACGAGATGGACGAAAGTTTCCTCTCTGTCGTTCTCGCGGCGATCGAACACGCGAAAGGCAAAGGCATCGACATCGAAAATAAGGACTCCATCGTCGAGTACGTCTCCAAAAACTACGATCAGGATCCCGAGCTGGTCAAGTGGTTCGTGGATGAGTGGGACGCAAACAAGAACGCTGTCATGACGAAGCTCGGAAAATGACACCGATACCATTGCACCACAGATGTCTAAGGCGCTCAATCAACTGATGAAGTGGCTTGGGAAACATTGAGGAGAGAACCGTGAAGATCTTCGACGACGTACTACTCACAAGCGCGTTCGCTGGCAACGAGGGAGAGTTCAACACACTCAACACCCAGAAAATGGCACTCTACGTTGAATACACGAAGGGTGACGAAACGGGTCTTGAGATCAAGCTCAAGAAGATGATCGTCGACGATGACACCAACGAATATGATCCGTCTGTGAGAGACGAGACGACTGGTATCGTGACTCTTCTACCGAACTATAAGTTTACCGTGAGCGGTCTCTATAGGGTCGAGATCTCAGGTTTCCCGAAGGAAAACTTGGCCAAGATCGCTGCACAGTATTACGGCGCAGCCGTTGGACCAGGAAAACTGACATTGTACGTGATCAACGACGGAAACCAATCAAGTATATCGTAAAAGGTATGCCCAAAATATCATCTTGGTTTGAAAGGATATCTCTCATGGGTAAAGCGGATAGACTCCTCAGTATGTGCGAAGCTGTAGAGAAAAAGCGTGAACTCGTACAATACATTCAACAGGGGAGTATGAGCAAACCTGCTCCCGAGGACATCGAGATCATCAAGAGATTGAAACCCGGTGTCTACGTTCCATCTCGTAATCAAGCGGGAGTCTATTTCCAGGAAATGGATCTGAAGAGCGATGAGCTTCTCCGGTTTCCCATGAAAGAACATGTCGAAATCCTCACACAGATCGAAAAGTTCTGGAAGAAGGGAAAGAAGTATCACGACATCGGGTATCTGCATAACCGTGGAATGCTCCTCGAAGGACCTCATCGATCCGGTAAATCGTCGGCGATCAAGATTCTCGTCGAGGACACACTCGCCAAGGACGACGTCGTTTTCTATACCCAGTCTCTCGGGATCACAATCAACGCGATTCGCATGTTCAAGGAAGTCGAACCGGATCGTAAGCTTCTTTGCATCATGGAAGATCTCGACAAGCTGGTGCAATATGGAGAACACGAGATCCTTCAGCTTCTCGATGGGAACATGTCAGTAGACGGAGTCTGTTACATCGCGACCACGAACTATCTGAATCGGATCCCGGAACGGGTCAAGAGTCCCGGTAGATTCGATTACACCATTCACGTGGGACATCCTCCGATAGAAGGTCGTCTGATCTACCTCAAGCACAAGCTCAAGGGAATCGAGAAGCCGGATCAGATCAAGGCACTCTCTGAGCGCACCGACGGGTTCTCATTTGCACATCTGCGAGAGTTGATCATCTCCCATTATCTACTCGATCACAAACTGGAAGACGCTTTGAAAAGACTGTCGTCGGTCGCGTCACCGGATCTGACCATTGCACCGGAGTCCAAGTTCAATAAGCTTGGTAGGAAGATGCCAAGACTCGTCGAGAACTTCGAAGGCAAGCCAGCGGAGTCGAAAGCAGATCGTCTTTTGAATATGTGTTCGTAAAGGAGATAGTCATGGGAATTGCGAAGAAATTTCTGGATGACATCAAGAAAGCATGTAACGAGTCTAAGGCCAAGCTTCTCAAGTTTAGTTTCAATGTCAAAATTGACCTGAACGATGATGAAGGAGGACCGACGAACGTTTATCAAATCAGTACGAATGCCGCCAGCGAGAAAGCAGCTAAGGAGCAAATCGAACTTATTCTTGATGGTAAACACTCAGGTTGGAAGTTCGAGTAAGTTTCGTGGGATTACGTAAACGAAATTCCGCGAATTTTGCCATAAAGTGAAACTGAAGTCAAGAGGTGAATCATGAGCCTTGTACAAGATCTTAACGACACCATCGAAGAAGCCATTGCGAAGCCGGAATACTCCGATGTCAAGGCTCTGAGAAAGAGTGAAATCGCAGTCATGGACTCTATCGATAAAGCCGTGTCGAATCTCCAGATGGAGAGGTCGGAGATCGTGTTAACGGATCAAAAACTCGCGAGGGTGATCGACTACGCGATCAATGAACTGAAGTCAAAGAGAAGCTACATCATGTCACAATACAAGAAGCTCAAAATTCGGTAGAAAGGATATCATCATGCCATTCGGAGATGAAAAGACACTCATCAAAGACAAGAAAGATATTCTCGATGCGATCGATTCGGGTACCCAGGCGATGAATACCGAATCGAAAGCGACAGACAACAAGAGAGTCAAGCGAGAACTCGCTGGTGCGATCGGTGCCCTGAGTAGCACTGCGAACGATATCAGGCTTCTCTATTCGAGACTCGGAATCAAGTGAGGAAATCATGACTATCGCATCCGACTTCCTCGACCTTATTCTCGAATTCAACATGACCTCAGAGATGGCCATGGAAGTTCTTGAGATCGATCCGACCCAGGACTACGATCTCAAGGTAGTCTACAGAAAGGCCAGTCTCAAACACCATCCGGATCGAGGTGGTACGACCGAGATGCAACAAAAGGTCAACGCGGCATACGAGTATCTACAAAAACACGGTACCGGTAAAGGTACATCAATATCCAGTCGACAAGCCGAACGGGAAGCGGACGCCGAAGAGAAGAGACGAAAGTCCACGATCGTTCTCAAGCTCCTCAAAGACATGTTCAAACCGGATGTCTACCTGAAGTATTTCGAGAAGTACTCAGGGAAGACTCTCAAATATAGCGAGGTCGAGAAAATACCGACTGGTCTATATGGCGATCTCGTACTTCTTGAATACGAATTTTTCACACCGGATCGAACTCTGGTGTTTTATATTCAGATCGATGTTTCACTATACAAGGTGAGACTCGAAACATCTCTCGGTGGCGGCGAGGAAGGCGCAACATTCCCATTCTACGTGGATCTCCATCTCTATCATGATGGACTCAAACAGAAGATGGGAAAACGTACCTGGGACTCGAAGAAGAACACGAGAGATCTCGCGACTCCATCAAAGCTATTCCCGGTCAAGAAACTCACCGACATCTTCGCCGGGAAGAAGAAACGCAAGTTCAAGCGACGGGATTTCGAGACCGGACTCAACGATCGAATCGGCGCGAAGTACCACAGTAAAGACACATGGGTCATTCCGATCAAGGATGAACTCAGACTCATGATCTTCCGTACGACAATGCTCAAGGTCGCTGCTTGGCACATCAACGGTCTCTACGGTAAAAACAAGCGGATCTCTCCGATTGCGGCTGTTTCGCTTCCTGAATCACTGGCGACCATCGAGTTCTTTGTGAGACTCATGAAAGAATCGAAAAAGATCTCATCAGAATCCAAGATGATAGACTACATGACTGCCGAGTTGAAGGAATACAATAAGAATGCGATCTGGGAAAGTCATGTAGAGTATGGCTCAGTCGCAAGTGATTTCCTGGAAAAGATGAACGCGTTGTAAGGAGAATCAAATGAATCTCGTACAGAATCTACTACTCCTCATCGAAGCCGCAAAAAAGCGCGGTGCTATGGAACCGTCAAAGATCTACAAGACTAAAACCGGTAGACTCTATGTGTTTGAACGCGAACCGTTTACTGCTCTTCTTACCATGGGGTTCTTCGACAATGCCGGGTTGAGTGTTCCCGAGGTGGTCGTCAAGATATACCAAGATCTTGATAGGGATTTGAAAAACATACGGAGTCTCAAACCAATACTCGTCAAATCGGTGTTTCTCTCGAAACGTGACGCCGAGAAAATGTTTGGTGTCGGATTTGCCAGGGTCAAGAAGATACCTCCCGAAGACAGGACCGAGAAGTTCCGCGAGTACCTCAAGCTCCAGTACGAGAAGTACAAAAAGCAGATGAACCAGATCTTCAATGCAGCCGAGAAGGAAATTACCGAGAAGGAAAAGTTCGTAACAAAACAAGCTGGCATCGTTCCTAGTGATCTCAAGGACCAGGTCTTGAATTTTCTGAAGAACCCAACGGAACCGAATGTCGAGATTCTTCTTGCGGATATGAAAGACAAGAAGTTTGTCCGACCGATCATGAGGGGACCGAACAAGGGTATGCTGACAGCCGATGTCAAAGCAGCGAACCGTGTGTTGCACGATGAAAAGCTTCTCAATACACCACAGGCTATCTCAGCTCTGATCACGAAAGCGATTGCTGACCACCTTGACCCATGGACACCGTTTGGATGGCAGTTGGCCATGTTCGGTATGCCGATTTCCTGGTGGGTAGACAACATGGTGAAACTCTTTGGTATGGACAAGAGTGAAGTGAGATCGCTCAATAAGCTGGCGACAGAAGCGATCACGTTCTACTCGACACATATCGTCAAGGAGATCCGAAAGTTCAATCAGAAACTGGCTGATAAGCAGAAACCTGCAACGCCGACATCGCCACCAATACCAATTGCATCACCCGAGCTGGAGATTGTGGCTGATAGTCTTGGTCCGAGGATTGACGGTGGTGACTTGGAGATGTTTGAAAATTGATTTTTCGTAGAATTAAAATTCTGCGAAATTTAACATGAAATCAATCGCATGTCAATAGGAGGACGATATGTCACGAGCTGGAGATGTTCTGAAGAAAATGCACAATCTCGGTTTTCCCAATCTCGGTGTGCGAAGTATACAAGCGGTCAAGGATGCTTTCGCGGGCAAACTAGCCGAGTTCGATTTCGATGGCGTCGTGGTCAAAGGAGTTGATCCTCTTGGGGACGGAGACATCGTTGTTACGTTCGAGGATTACGAAGGAGACGTTTCTTCTGTCTTATTCGGAATGGATCCAGTCGAGGGACCGTTTGCTATGATCGTCGGCGACGAGATGGACGAAGAACACATTATTGTCGATCTCGGTACGGTGGAACCGACCATCAACAGAGACGGTTTCGTCGAGACAATCGAACTCGCCGATCTGACATGGATGAACAAGTCGACACTGTCTACGATTCTTCAGGCTGGTGATATCGACGGAATACCCGACTCGGAGACCGGTGAAATCGAGGAGTGTTATGTCGCAGTCTTCGACGACGAGATAGTCTTCATCGAGAGCGGTACCGACAAGATCAAATTCGGCGACGATGTCTATGAGATTGACGAACGCTTCAAGACAGTGGTAAGAGGTGGGAAAAAGGTCAAGCTCACTTTGGTAAAAAGGAAAAAACGACGTCATCTAACAGCGAAACAAAAAGCTGGGATTCGCAAGGGAGTCGCGAAAAGGAAGAGCAAGAAATCTCAGATCTCTCGTGCATTGAAAAAATCACTCAAGGTCAGGAAGGGATCCAAACTGGGTAAGCAGAAAACGCCGAAGGGTTACAAGGTAACGGGTGCATAAATACGAGGTCACGCATGTCTATTGTTCATGATGTTCTATCCACGTGTCGTCTAGCCGAAGGCGTCGAAGACAACGAGTTTGTCAAGATCATCACAGAGATCCTGTCCAAGTTCGGTATCAAGGCCAAGCGAGACCGATTCGTCGACGTCGAAGACGACTATGCTTACTACGAAGGCAAGACCGACTTGAACATCGTTCTCGATATTGGTAAGACCGGCGACGGGTACGAGCTGAATAATTTCTACATGGCGGTACCGTCGAAGTTCAGGACTGGGTCGAAGGATGAACAGACGATTTCCAAGGTAGTATCGAGCGTAGAGATGGGATTTCTCAATACACCTGAACCCGACAGGACGAAGTTCATTTCATCTGTCATGAAGGCCATCGTGTCGTATCTCAGGATGATGAGGAAGAACGTCAAGAAAGAACTCTCTGGTTTCGATTTCAAGATCAAGGACGACGGGTCAGTGAACCTGGAACATTGACGAAGGCATAGCTTTGGCCAAGAAGAATCCCAAATCCGCGCAGATCTACACTCAGATCCTGAGACGTACCCACAAGCTTTCATCGAGGTACGCCAAGGAATCCGACGGGTCTGCTAGACGTGACATCCAGACTGCGATTGCTATACTGAACACAGCGTACACGACGGAGGATGAGCAATATGCACGACGCCTGTTTAACAGCACCAGTCGGATCATCTCCAAAGGGTAAAAGTCTCGCTAGACAATTTCTTGATATCATCGAGAGAAATGGACATGACAGTGAGATCGAGAAGAGGATCAAAGCACTTGAGTCCGTCGTGCGGAGATATCCATCGAAGGTCCATGACATCAATAACATGTTGACGATGTTGAAAAGCGTCAAGTACATGGAGAAAAACTCAGTGAAGTGTCTCATAACCAAGGTGGACAATTTTATCATAGCGTGTGGGAAAAAGTCTATGCTATCAAGGAGATCGGTGTGAAGTTTGCTTCGAAAGACGATATTATGATGTTCTTGGTCGAAGCCGAGAGGATGGATCTCATGTCTGAGATCTCTGCTGGTAAGGATTTCAAACCGACTGCAGAGCTTGTCGAGATGGTCATCCGGAAACGTCGCCTGTTCATACCCAAGCTCGTCGACTTCCGAAGATCTCAAGTCACGAAAGCAGAGTGGCGTAAATTTCGATATAAAATCATGAAAGGAATCAAACGCTTTCATCGGTCGACCGCTGGAAAACGGTTCCATCGAAGTCTGGCTCGATTCATCGCGACTCGACAATTTTATAGGAGCGATAGCTTAGTCGGCAATAAGAACGAATCCGTTGATATCGTTCTCGATACCCTCAAGGCTATCGCGTCTGCAAAGACACATCTGTTGATCGAGTCTCATTTCTATATGTCGGTGGACGTGTACGTGGACTATTTCATTTTTTACGAAGACGCCTATGCTGCATTGAGTAGTATCGAACAGAAGGTCTACGCCTTTGATGAGAACATCGACAAAGACGATGTTGAATTACTCACGAGAATGGTGGAACGGAAATATCTCATATCCGAGATCGCCGATGCGAAGTCGAGGAAGTTTGAAAACGTACTCAGACAGTTCGAGGAGATCTTGGCAAAGCGAAATGAAGATGAGCCTTGTTACGTTGACGCAGTAAAAATGATCGTAGGATAAACATGTCTTGGAAAAGAAGTTTGATGATACTTAGACACGTCTAAGGACGAAATCTATCTGAGTCTACCAAACGTTCAAACTTCTATTATGACTGCTTCCTGGTCGAGAGACGTTGAAATGTCTTAGAAAAAAGACTGACCCTACCCATCTAAACGAACATCGTTCCTAATTGAACTCATCCCAATATCTTCATGAATACACCTGGCAAAGTGTCGATGTTTATCAAAATACAAAATTGTAAAGGAGTCCTTAGAATGCTTTAACTATTGAATAGGCTATATAGTAAACCAACCCGAGATTCGTTTTCCCTACGAAAACCTTCTACGTTCGTCTACATCTCATTTCTTGATCATCACTTCATGACAGCTATGAGTTTTGAACATAAAACGGAGGCATCTTATGATGGAAATCCTGCGTGATGATTTCACACCTGCGTCTGACTTTGTCTATGAGGACGCGGACGATCAGTCTCAAGCCGATGCTGAACAGATCTTGACCGAATCTGGAGCGAAGACGAGTGGTCAAGGACCGGCCATTCTTGGCAAGATCAAGGGACCTTTCTTCGTTCTCGACGGTAAGTCCAGGAACGGACGCTTCTACGAGGCTCTTGTTTGGCTCAAACAACTCGTCAAGAAGACTATCCTAGAGAAGCTCAAAGGCAAGAGGATGTTCGGGACGATCGGACACGAGCAGGAAATCAACGACCAGGCTCTTCTGGACGGCAAGATCTCTCATGTAGTGGTAGACCTCAAGGAAAACCACAACGGGATCAAAGGATATGGCGAGGCGTGGATTCTCAACACTCCCGCGGGTCAGATTTTGAACACTGTCAAACGAGCAGGTTGCGAATTGTTTTCATCATCACGTGCCAAAGGCAAATACAAGGGCAAAAAGGACGGAATGCCCTGCGTGGATCCTGACAATTTCTTCCTCGAAGGGTTTGATTTTGTAATGGAACCTGGATTTTTGGAAGCCAACCCACAGATAGCTGAATCCCTCAATGAGGTTTTCGGTGAGTCGACAGAAGACCCATCGACAGATATCGAAGGAGACAAGACAGTCAGCATCCAAGGCAACGTGTCGAGTGTCGTGGTGAACAATTACCATAAAGGTAAAAACGACGCTCCCATACCCACGAACGAAAACACACAAACATCAAGAGAGGATGACGATATGCCACAAGCAGTAGATCCCAAAGACACCCTGATCGAAAACCTGAGTAACGAAAGCGCGAAGCTGAAGCTCGACCTCGAAAGGGCTCTCGGTACACTGGAAGAGACCAAGGGCGTGAATGCCGTTCTCACCGACGAAAACAACAATCTGAAAGAGAACCTTCAGACTCTCAACGAAGACGGAGACGTTCTCAAAAAGTACCAGGAACTCGGTGAACCCGGTAAGATCAACGAAGCACTCGATCGTCTCGAAACCGATCTGAAAGCCTACCGGGAAATCGGCGAAGTCGACGAGGTCCGCGAGTCTATCAGGAAGGGTGAAGAGATCCTCGAAAAGCTGAAAGCCTTCCAGGAACTTGGTCCTCTCGAAGAAGTCCAAAAATCCATCACTGAAGGCATGGCTCTCTTGTCGCGCTGGAACGATCTGGAATCAACTCCCGAGCAAGTCCGTGAAACTCTCAGCAAAGCCAAAGAGACGATCGATGGGTACCTCGAAAGCGGTTCCGTCGAAGAAGTCAAAACATGCATCGACGAAGCAGACAGCATGGCTGAGTCCATGGAAGACGACAAGGCAAAAGTAGACTGTAAGGAACTCGGCGAAGAACTCGGGTTCGACGAGTCGACCGTTTTCAATACCTATACGAAGATGGGCAAAGGCGAAACCAAAACAGTCGAAGAGGGAATGCAAGAGGTACGGACTTTCCTCGAAGACCTGAAAGAAAAAAACGCGAATCTGGTTCAGTACAAGAAAAGGGATGACAACGGAGATCCCAAACCCGAGCCGATCCGCGAGAGCTACAAAGCTTCAGGTTCGAGAGCCGCGAGAATCATGGCAAACCTGAGCGGTCTCAGAAGCGGAGTCAAGCCGGTCATGAACAAGTAAGCGAATTCCTTTGGTAGCCGACACTTCTCGGTGCCGAAATTGACACGAACAACTACCAATAGGAGAAATATTCATGGGTGCTCCAATGCAAGGCAACATCAATCTGGACGAGGAAATGGTCAAGATCGAGGAATCGATCGATCGTTACTTCAAAGCGTACAAACCTCAGATGGAAGCTCTGGAAGGTTCCCCCCTGGCGAAACACCGTGGCGGTTCCCCCGGAGTACAAGACTACTATGCACTCGGAAAACAACTGGACCAGTACGAAATATACATGGCTCTGATGAGACACCGAGGCATGATCAGCGAGAGCAACACGAATGCACTCGGTCTCATTCCGAACGTCGCATGGGATGTGATTACTGCCGTGATGGGTTCCAGTGTGATTCCCATCATCGCGACGATTCAGCCTGAACTTCGACGGGCCGCATGACGGAGACGTCATGTGATAATCCCTTTAATTGCTGGAAACTCTAAGTCTATGAATAATAGATATGACAATCAGCAGCCAAGCTCAATGAAAATTGAGAAGGTTCAACGACTAGCTCTTGACGAGCGTACACCCAAGTGGGTGGAAATGGGGGACATCCTACCTCTGCAAAGAGAAGGATGAAGATATAGTCTGATCTCATGTGAAAGCATGAGCTGGGTTTCGTCCCGGCTACGGATTAACGACTCGTAGTGAACACAAATGATCGACGACGAGAAGGGAACAGTCTACTTTCAGAACGTGCGTTCAGCGACAACCAAAGGTTCCCAAGCCGCTGGTGACGTAGTCGTCAACCCACGTACCGGTATCGTGACTCCAGTGGGATACGCATCGAACCTGCTCGGTCCCCTGGACACAGGCGCTACCATCACATCGGGTACCGAAGGATACGGTTTCACTCTTCCTGCAGCGATGTTTCCCATCAGGTCTCAGACCCTCAAGATCACGATCGAAGGCATTGCAGAGAGTGTCGCTGTCGCCAAAGATGTTGAAACTGACTCCGCGACTGGATTGGGTGTACTCTACGGGATCGGACTTTCCGGTACCATCAACCACGTTACCGGTGCGGTGATTCTGAAAGTCACCGACGACGTCGGTCTCGACGCCAAGAAGATCTACGCATCTGGTCAGGCCAACTACGAACTCTCGACCGATCTTCCGATCATCGAAGATTTCATGGACAGCAAGACTGTCATGAGTCACATGTACGCTCTCAAGGGACGCATCGGACTCATGCAAGAATTCGCTCTCATGAAGCGTTTCGGCATGGTTGCGGAAGACGAACTCGCAACTCGACTCACGACCGAGATCAACCGTGAGATCGCAGGTGACCTGATTCGTAGCATGAACGCTAGTGCCATCGGAAATACCAACTGGCAGGAAGCTCCTCCGACGAACATTTCCGATTACGAACACTGGCTGTCTTTCAAAAAAGCGGTCGCACAAGCCGAAGGCGTACTCACTGGAAACTGTGGCCGTGGAATCATCTCTCTTCTCATCGCCGGAAAAGACGCTTGCACGACGATCTCTGTCATGCCTGGATTCGAGAAATTGGCCGATGGAAAAGCTCTCGGCGCACACGTGTACGGAACGTTGAATGGCGTAACCGTGGTTCGTGTACTCGAAGCAGCAATCTTACCGCTGGCTGAAATCCTGTGTGTATGGAATGGTGGCACGATTTTCGAAGCGCCCGCGATCTGGGCCCCTTTTATGCCACTCCTCATCACGGGAACGATCCCCGAGGCACCTAACCCTCTGGGCTCAATGCGAGCGGGTGCAGCCTGGGGCGCGGCGGAAACGCTTGTGGCACAGTACATTACCAAGTTGACCATCACGTAACCCTTGTGGTATAGGCCACTTGTGACAATTAGTCATACATTCACTGGGGAATCCTTCGGGGTTCCCCGGTTTTTACTTTCATAAATCCTGGGAGACATTTGATGAAGATAATAGTCAAGAACATTCTCAAAGGTCAGTCGCTACTTGGTGCCGGGAATCCAGCCATCAAAACAATCACGCTCAGTAAGGACGACTCACACCTTTTCAAAACCGAGGAAGAGTACGCTCCATACAAACACGACGCTGAATCTCTCGAAGCTATGAAAACCGTCGAGATCACATACGACGCGGCAATCAAGACCGAATCCAAGAATCCTCCGAAACTCGAACCGAACTCCGATCCGAAGAATCCCCCGAAGACAGATCCGAAACCAAAGGGACGCGGTAAGTAACATCCGACGAGGCTGATATATGACCCTTCAGGAAATTTTTGATCGAGTCCTGTTGGAATCCAGTCAGTTCATCGTCAGAGCCGAAAACCTTGAAGTCAAGATCGACAAATTTGTCGTCTTGGTTCGCTCTGTCCTTGGTAAGTACAGCCGATATGCACCAGAGTCGCGTAAGTTCAATATAAACGCGTCGGTTCGTACCTACACATTTACTGGCGATATTCCAGATTGGATATCCAACGTGGTACCGGTGCGTATTGCCGGGGTACCTCTTTGGCAACTCATGGATTCGTTCGCATATAAATTCAAAAAAGTTGAGGCTCCATGGGAGTATCGTAACCCGATCCTCTATCTACCATCCCCTGGTATCTATGACATCGTTGCAGTATACAAACACGCTGTTGTCAAAGACGGTAACACGTCGGATCTAGATTCGTACAATCTCAGCACGATCGATGATGGCGCAGATGTCTTTTTCAAGCTTCTTACCGGACGATTTCTTCAGATCGTCGGCAGATCCCGCCGAGCATTCACAGTCGAAGACTTCCCTATTACAGATGATGCTTCTGAACTCGTCTCCGAAGGCAAAGAAATGGAAGACGAAGCGAAGGAAGAACTGACTGAAGAGTTCGGGGATTTCTATCTATCTTACGGAGGATAACGATGTCTAAGTCAATCGCCGGAAAATTTCTCGAGAATCTCAATGAATCTGTTCTCGCTGTCAGTGAAGGAAAGCTTGAGATCGATCTCGCAAAAGCTGAGAAGATTGTCAATCTTTTGAAAAGCAAAGGTCTCAGCGCTGCGGCGTATTCAACAGAATACGGATTCAATGGAATATACGTCGAAAACAGGTATGCATCTCTTGGGGCGGACACCAAGGGATTCTTCGTCAATATTACCGTGGACAAATATGCTCGTCTTCCCATGTCCGAAGCTACGAAGATGAAGGAAGAACTCGACGAGATGATTTCGATTCTCGAAGGCATCAAGAAGATCGACGGAAACCTCGTCTAGGACGCAATTTCATGGCTATGTCGTTTACCCAAATTGCAAAACAGATGAAGCCTTTCCGGGACTACACGAAGTATGAACGCCGGGATGTCATCGAGATCGTGACTGTGCCTATGGTCGGTGTGAAGATGATTCTTTACAAGGGTACAGTCGAAGGTGATCCTGCGGGTGCTGTAGAAGTTACCGGTAAGAAAGGGATACCAAAAAAGGTTGCACGGTACACGACATATGCTCAGTTCGGGGACGTGAAGTTTTCCGATAAGAAAGAAAAAGAAAACTGGATACCGGTGAAGGTCGCTACGAAGCTCATGTATTATGAGCCACCTCGTTTGAGTAAAAATCCGGTGAAAATAAAGTGCTCTTGCTTCACTGGAGATACTCTTATACCACTTGCCGATGGGACATCCATTCCAATACGAGATTTGATCGGGAGAAATGAGTTCTTCGTATTTTCGTATGATGTTGATTGTGAAAAGGTAGTGGTTGGTAGAGCCCATACATGTGAGGTCAAAGAAGAAAATGCTAAACTGTTGAAAATCACATTCGATAATGGAAATTCTATTAGATGTACACCCGATCATGAATTCCTTTTGAAAAACGGTCATTATTTACGAGCTGACCAATTGACATCTGGTGATTCGATTGAACCACTTTATAGAAAGCTTTCTGACAAAACATTCATGGAAGGATACGAGGAAGTATACCAAGGGTCCGACAAATGGGAAACAACACATTCTTTGTCGGATTCTTACAATATAGAAACCGACGTTTATGATAAATCAGCCGGAACGATACGACACCATAGAAATTTTAACAAGAGAGATAATACACCATCCAACATTCAGAGAATGTCATGGTATGAGCATAACAAGCTCCACCATGAAAGGATGGCTGGTGACAAGAATCCGATGAAGAATCCGGAGACTGTGAAGAAGATGCGTGAGACTCAGGGACGACTAGGTCTCCATGGAAAGGTACTCGAACGCTGGCTTGCGATGTCTCCGGGGAAGAGATCTGAAATTTCAATGAAAGCTGTAGAGACACGAAGACAAAGAGGACAAATAGACGACTTTGTCAAGAAATGCAGGGTCGCTGGTAATACACTAGAAGTAAGGAAGAGACAATCTGATACCCGGAAAAGGAAACTCGCAGACGGGTCTATCGACACTAGTCATGGTTTAGCGAAGGCGACGGAAGTAAATAGGAAAGCTGTCACAGAAGGACGTCATCACTTTCAAACAGACGAACATCGTGAACGTGTTAGAAAGCAGATGATAGACGCTCAAAAGGATGGGTCATGGTCATTATTGAAAAGTAAAAATTTCAAAAAAGCTAACGTTCTTAGGAACTGGCTCATATCTTTATCCAATGGTTCATTTCGTTTGACATCTTCTTATCAGACTAAATTTGGTTATTCACAATTTCATCACTTCCTCGATGCGATTAGAAGACATGTGTCAGCACTGGATCTTCCCATTCAGATAATGAAGCGGTCAGTGGGGATGTATGATCTTGTGAAAGAAGATCCTAACTTTAACCATAAAGTGGTCTCGGTCAAAGAAGACGGATGTGAAGATGTTTATTGTTTTACCGTAGAAAAGTATGGGAATTTCGCAGTAGATATAGATGGTAATACCGATTGTTCAAGTGGTGTATTTGTACATAATTGTCCCGATTTCCGCTTTGGTTGGGAGAAGCCACTCCACGACAAAAAGTCGCTCATCGGAAATTGGCGTCGATATATCCGCAAGACCAAAGATCGACCGGAGAGAAACCCAAAGAACATCCTCGGGTTTTGCAAACACATTTCAGCTCTCATAAGAGTATTGATCGGAGCAGGACTCGTGCAAGGAAAAGTAACAGGTATCAAGGGAATTCGTCCCAAGAAAAAGACTGTGAAGAAAAAACCAGTTGTGAAGAAATCGGCGACGTTCAAACGAAAACCGACACCTGGACTCAAAACTCCAAAGCGAACACCAGGTTTTAAAACACCGAAACGACGACCCGCACTAGGATAACGAATTGACGTATATCAAGCGTGTGGAGGAGATCCTCCAAACAAAATACGCTATGGCGTACGAGGCTCTTGAACCGAAGATCGGAATTGAATTCGATTACTATGAGATGGTGAAGAATGTCTACACAAAGGTCTACGGGAAAGCATCTGGAAGCGTTGCAGACGAACCGGTCAAGTTCACCGGAATCATACTTACCGATGAACTTGGTGTATTTGGACCGTTTTCCTCGGGAACGCTGAATGAGACATTTCTTCTGACGAAATCTGACATCCCAAAATCAGGAGGACGTATCTCTTATAAGACTCTCGATGGAAGGACACGACGGTTCAGTCTTCAAGTCCCAGAAGGCAAGGGATATTTCTTGGAGATCTTTTCGTGGTTCAAACTCGCATCGTTAGGCGATTAGAAAGGATATCATCATGAATAGTCCTGCAAAAGAATTAATCGATCGTATCGACAAAGCAAATATCTCCGAGAAAATTGACTTTGCCAAGCGCAAGGACACGATCGCCGCGATCCGGAAATTCGGGAAACTCGTTGAGAAGACCCACGACGAAGTTGAAAAGAAGAAGCTCTACGAGCTTTCCGACTTCTTTACCGCACTCGGGAACATCCTGTTCGACATCCAGATCAACGGTGTACCTGTGACACTGAGCAAGGATATTCCATTTTTGATCGAGAAGATCAAAGCCATGGACGGGTTGACATGACGATTTGTCAGATTTTGTTCAAGGCTGGGTGAGAGGATATATTCTTGACCATCAATGTCATATCAACACCAGTTCTCGTGCTCGATCGATTCATGCAAAAGTGTACGGCGTTGAATCCGGGTCTGAAGTTTGTCTATGACGAGCAACTCTCATTTGAAACTGCAATCACGAAGCTAAGAGCTGACAACGAAACATTCGACATTGTAAAAGACGCTTTTCCTCTTATCGCATTCAAACGAACTCCTCTCAGATGGTCAGGATTAGGTTCCGGTCGTCGTCTTCACAAATTGAAAACCAAAGGCGAGATCTTCGACGGTACAGTAGAACTTTTCAGTGTGCTCAACGGGGAAATGGAGATCCAGTTCTTTTATTGTCATGACGAGATGCATGACATGGAGAATTTCGAGGTAGAATACCTCGTCGAAGAGAACATCGCGAGCATCAAGAATATCGATGTCACGTTACCTGGTATTGGTGGAGTGTACGAGTATAGTGTCATTTACAATGCTCTCGATGATCTGACTGTCAATTACGAGGGTATTGATTACAAACTCTACACGTCATCGGCTATCGTACGCGGAGGGTTTCCGGTGTTCAAAGGCACTGGAAAGATCATCTTGGAGATCAATGCACAGATCAATACCTTCTTAGACGTATCCAAATATCGCACCGAATATAAAACAGTTCGCGAATTCAAAGTTGAACCAAGTTCATAGGGGAGAGGCAATGGCAAAAAACACGAGTGTAACACCACCTGGTGCTTCACCAAAATCCAAAAAGAAGGCGCAGTGGAAGAAGAACGAGTATGGTCCGAACGCTCGAAAACTCTTTTCGAGACTGAGACATGCCGTTCCTCTGAAATATGACAAGACAAACATTGTCGTTCCAGCGCGAGCGGGAGCTAATCCCAAAGACCCGTTCATCGTTCCGGATATCGAAAAACTAGAGAAGCTCCCCACGGGAATCTTCGCAACCAAACTGTAACAAGTAGGAAGGAGGAGTCCCATGGGAGCACCAGCAGTTCAACGCTCAGAGTTGGATCTCAGCGCACGTGTACCGAGTTTTCCTGGTCCATACTGCGGTATAGCGATTCCAGCACCAAGAGGTCCTGTCAACTCGAAGGTTCTAGTCACGAGTGACACGAAGCTCTTGAACGATTTCACACCCAACGGGAAGATCGAAGTCGGACACGACCTTTCGTTTTTTTCGGCTCTTACCGCTCTCCAAAAAACCAACAAGATGTGGACGGTAAGAGCGGCGAAAGACGCACTCTACGGAGGTCTGTCGCTCAAGACGATCTCGTCGAGTACGGACAACTTTGCACTTCCAGCCGGTCTCGTGGACCCGTCTGCGTATGTCTTCGATGACAATCCGGATGTCGAAGGCGTTGCAGAAGTGACGGAAGTGACATGTCCTGTAGCTTCAACTCTTGATTTCAATGGTGTTGGTAGGGCATGGCAAGCACCGGGCGATCTACACTACATCTGGTATGATGTAACAGATGGAGCGAATACCCAGACTGATCCCGGTCTCACCGGAACCGCTGTGAAAGTTGATGTGGTTGCGGCTGATACGGCAATTCAGGTTGCTGTAAAAACTGCGGCTGCTTTGGCTGCTTTGACTGAGTATTCAGCACCGGTTCCGACGACAGCGGCATTTGTTCTCACAAAAGCTGACAAAGGCGATGTGTCAGATGCGGTCGATGTTAACGCCGGTGTAACATTCTCAGTTACGACACAAGGTGTGGACGAGGTTGACGTCGTTGACGAAGCGATCCTCATCTACGGTACCAACCAGGGTATCTGGAACGATGACATCAAGATCAAGGTGACGACCTATACGACAAATCCCGACTACGTCAAAGTAGCTGGAGCATTTGTCATTGACGTGTACTACAGAGACAACGTTGCGACTCCGGTCGAATCGTTTACCCTTTCGAGAGTACAAGGTCTAAAGGATGGGTACGGTCGAAACATGTATGTAGAGGACAGATTGCTCTCCTCGAAATACATCAGGGCGATCGACAACATCTTGATTGCCAACACGGTTCTTCCGAAAGACCAGGCGACCGTTCTTGCCTTGAATGGTGGAGACAACGGTTCTGCTGTTACTGACGCAGAGATGATCGTAGCTGTTGACGCTCTCAAAAATCCTGATTCGACACTGCTCACGGTCATCATGGATGGTGGCTGGGCAACGGTCAACTACCAACAACATCTCGCGACTCTTGCGGAGAACCGTGATGATTCCTTCGCAGTCTTGTCGACTCCGTTTTCCGCTGAAGACGCAGCAGACTACATGACCGAGGTGGTGAATTACCGGAAGACCACACTCGCTCTGAACTCGTCGTACGCGGGAATCTACGCCGGTAGCTCTCTGGTCTACGATCGTTTCAACGACAGAGATATTTATATCTCTCCGGATGGGTTCGCGGCTGCGGCGATCTGTGAGACTGCAGCGACTGAAGAACTCTGGTTCCCAGCCGCAGGTTGGAAACGCGGACGACTCACGATCAAGGGTCTTCGTCGAGAGTACGACCAAGGAGAGATGGATCTCCTCTACGATAATGGAATCAATCCGTTCCGGTACAAACAAGGTAAAGGGTTTGCCATCTGGGGTCAAAAGACCCTTTGGACGACACCCTCCGCTCTTGACCGGATACATGTCCGTATGCTCCTCATTGTCATCAAACCTGCAGTCGCTGAAGCTCTCGAAGACTTCCTTTTCGAGCTGAACGACCCGGCAGAACAAGGACGTGCTACGGGTCTCGTGACCACGTACATGGGGAACATCCAAGGTCGTACCGGTGTCTATGCGTTCAGGGTTGTCTGCAGTAGTGACAACAACGACTCAGAAGACGTCGACGCACACCGGATGAACCTCTGGCTGTTTGTCAAACCTGCACAAGACATCGAGTACGTTCCGTTCAAGACCATCATAACGTCGACCGGACTCGATTTCACTTTGGCAGAAGAACTCGTTTGATTTTGTATTCTGGTGGATCCTTGTGGTCCACCAGGATTTGATCTTTGATCCGAGAAAGGACTAAGAAAATGGGACGACCTACACATGAACAGGTAAGACAGATCGGAGATCTCGCACTACTTATTAGCTGGGATTTCGAATTCACAGTTCCACCCCCTGCGATTGCTGGACAGTTTACCAGTGCAGCTCTCAACGTCAGGTGCGAATCAGCCGATGTTCCGAAACTGACCGATGCTGTAGTCGAAGGAAATGTCCGTGGTCACAAGATTCGGCAAAGTGGTGTTCCGACCTATTCCGACTCGATCACGTTGACATTCCTCGAAGACACCAAGAACACTATTCGCAAGTTCCTCAAGGCGTGGCGCGATGCGTGTTGGGATCCCAATACCGGGAAGAAGAAACCACAGAATGAAATCGAGGGTGAGATCACACTTTACCAGCTCGATCGAGACAACAATCGTATATGGTTTTTCAAGCTTCATGGAGCGTTTTGGTCAGACGATGAAGCCAGTGCTCAACTTGTCGGCGAAGGTAGCGACACAGTGAAACCCACGGTAACCGTGAGTTACAATTACTTCACCGACGGAGAAGCTTCTTAGACAGGTATCTGAATGGTACTTTGTCTGATGTGTCGTGATACACGCTCGTTTTAGAGGTAAGTAGTCTAGGAGGACACGATGACCACAAGAGCAAAGGACTTTTTGGATAAGGTTCGACTCAACGAGAAGAAAATACAACTGGATATCAAAGATTTTCCAGATCCCGAAACTACCAGTAAAGAAATTAGCAGAGGTATGTCGAAAGTCAGAGATGCGATGGGGATGCTCACCAATAGTGCCCCAGGTGGTGCTGACATCTATGCTTTGAATCGACTCATGATGAAAGTCGAAACGGACCTACAAAACAGTATGATAAAAAATGTGTTTAATCCTCTATATGCCTTACGAAAGGGGAAGTAACCTTTGGCTTCCTTTCTCGAGAATCAAGATCAGGTCAGATCCATCCAATGGGGTAAGGAGTATCAGTGGGACGTTCGCTTTCCTGACGCTCCTTCCCCGTTTGATAAGTGGTTTCCCGCGATTGACATTGGTGAAGAGATTGCCAAGCTCGAAACGTATGCGTTCACTCTCTACAATACCTCCTATGAGATCCCATCTCACACGTCGTTACATGAAGTTACAATGACATTCATGGATAACGAGAAAAAGGTTCTTGCGAAGTGGTTTGAAACGTGGATCAACGAGGAGATTTTGAATCTCAATACGACTCGTCGTGTTGCTCCGTTGGCCAGATGTGTGAAACAAATCCAGATTCAAACCCTCGACAGCGCGAAAAACGATATCGACAACAGGTCATACTGGGTGTTCCCGAAAGGATCATTTTCCAGGTTGGGAACTGGCTCGGGTGACATAATTGTTACACCGGCGACATTAGTCGTTGCTGGAAAGGTCGCATGAAAGTAAAGAGAAAAAATCGGGGACAGGTAAGACAGTTCAATCGAATTCCAGAACAAACATCTCCAGCTCCAGAACAAACATCTCCAGCTCCAGAACAAATATCTCCAGCTCCAGACAACGCGAGCAACGTCGAACCTATCGAAGACAGATCTGGTGGAGAGCTGGAAGGTAATACTGATCTTTCAACCGTGTCTCTCGATCTTGATCAGCTACCTTCCAAGGGTTTGTCTTACCGAAGTAAAATGCCTTCGCCGTCTATTACATATAGGATGTACAGTTATGGCGAGGTGTTGAAATCTTCTGACTCCAAGATGTCCGAGGAACAAAAAATAAAATTTGTTCTCAGAGGCATTGAGACGAATTTCAACAAACGTGATATCACATTGTCGGACTTCCTTTATATAGCATTGTTACGACAGATTTCTGGACTCGGAAGTGAAAAATTCATTGCGGTGTGTGCGTGTCCTAAATGCAAGGGACGGGACAAGTACCCCATAGAAACGGAGTCTTTCGATTATAACGATTTGTTCGACGATATCGATCCGTCCGAGAAACCAGAGCTACCTATTGTAGTTGATTTGTTCGGTGGGATAGATCATGTTTTCATGCCTGTCACAGTCGGCGATTACTTGGATCTCATCGAAATGGGCAAAGAAAACGATGAAATTGCAATGCATGTTATGCAATGTGTGAACCGGGATGAGATCTATGAAGATTTTGATGATGTATATGACAAATTTTATCGTGCTAATATCGAGGACGGACAATACCTTGAAAAGGTGAATGACTTTTTACACCATGGTTTGAAGCCATTTGAAATCAAATGTACCGTCAAGATTTCTGAAGAAGACTCTGAAGAGGGTTCTAAGGAAAAACTCTGTGATTATAGGTATCCTGTCGAGCTTGATGGAGGTCAAGCTCTCCTATTACCGTTTCGTGAGTCCAAAAGTCCTAAACGCGATCGAATACGTTTTGGCAACAAGAAATGTGGTTAACGCGTATCACATCAAGTTCATGGACTATGCTACGGTACGAAGACACTACGATAAGATTTTGAAAGGACTCAGAACTTAGATGCCTGAAGACAAGGGATTCAAACTGGTCAAGGAAACGCTCGAACCCGTGAAGAAGGGTTATGCGGCGATGACCAGTCTTATCAACAAAGCACAGAATGTCTTTGTCTCTGAAGAGGAGAAGACACATAACGAGATCGCGAGCGTCGGTCAGAGTTTTCTATTTACGAAGACCATCCTTGTCAAAGAGATCGAGAAGATAAAAACACTGGTCGTGGAACAACCTGGACTTGCAAGTGTGGTTCAGGAAGTGGAGAGTGGAGCACTAGAAGATATCGTACAGAAAATTCTCAAACGCGAGAAGGTTTCTAACGAGGAAGCAAAAAAACTGAACGAAGGTATGTCTGAAATCACACTGGCCATGGATAGTGCTGGTTTGACGTTCGAAACGAATCTTTCGACTATGATCGATCGGTTCGATGAACTTCTCACCAATCAGGATATCGACCAGAAGACCCGGAAGGGAATGCTGAAAAATCTTACCGGGATTCTTCAAAGCAATGGCGTATCCTCAAAAGACCTCAAGGAACTCAAACGAACGAATCTCGACGATACCAAGATGACCCGCGAGATGCTCACTCGTATGAAAGAGGATATTAGCGACGACAAGATTGTAGGAAAACTCACCGAGATCGATGACGGTGTCGAGGGACTTCTTCTCACTAACGAGAAACTCGAAGACGCGATGACACAACAGACCAAGAGTGGCGACAGTCTGAAAGATTTCTTCGAGAAGAATGCCGGTCTTGTATCAGGTGGAAGAGCGATCGGTGGTGGTCTCACAGATCTACTCTTAGCTCAGACTGGTCTTGGTGGACTTTCCCCTATACTGAATCAACTTGGAATCGATCCAATGATGCTCGCTGGACGTGGAGCGATGGGATTGGGTCGTGGTGGACTTCGCGGTGCAAGAGCAATCGGTCGAGGTGGTAGGGGTGCCGTAGGTCGAGCACGTGGGTTTTTCAGACGAGAACCGGAGATCCTTACAAGTCGTAGAGCGACTGGTGCGTTTCGTCGTGGAAGAGGTGGACCAGGAGTTTTAGGACGAGCAGGTAGATTCCTCGGTCGACGTGGCGGTCTTATTGGAAAGGTAGCCGGTCTCGGAGGATTAGCTGCGGGCGCGATTGGTCTTGGCGGTCTTTTTGGTGGTGGAGAAGAAGCTCCTGCTGCGCCGAGTAGAGTACCAACACCTAAACCTTCGGTACCTGGAAAACCAGGTCTTTTAGCCAAAGCTGGTAAAGCTGGAAAGTTCGGACTCAAAGGAGGACTCAAAGTTCTTGGGAAAGTTGGTCGAATCGGCATAGGTGCGGCGAAAGCTATTCCTGGTCTCGGGACAGCTCTCGCGGTCGGTATGGCTCTTTGGGATTTTTCCGAAGGATTCACCAATGCAGCCGAGATCGCGGGAATCAAACCGGGTCAGAAGGTAAAATTCGGAACCAAAGTTCAAGCCGGTCTTGCAAGTGCGATATCAGGATTGACGTTTGGTTTAGCTGAATCCGAAGACGTGTTCAAATGGATCGACAAGGGAACGAAATTCCTCTTCGGTGAAAAAGAAGGAATCTTGGCCAAGACAGCTCACTACCTCAAACTCTTGGCATGGAGTTTTCCACCACTCGGTGCGATCATTCATTATTGGGATGAGATCAAAGAAGGTATGGGTTGGCTGTATGGTAAGACCACAGGTCTTCTCATTAAAACGGGCGAATTCTTGTCGAGTGTCATGAGTACCATTGGAGAAGGAATCAACACGAGTATCGAGTGGATCGAAGACGGTATGTCATGGCTATTTGAAAAGGGTAAAGGATTGCTTCCAAAGGTAGGTGCCTTTTTCAAAACCGTCTTCGATATGACTCCGATTGGATTCGTGGTTAACAACCTCGATAGTATTGAAAAAGGTATTACATGGCTGTTCGATGGTAAAGAGGGTCTCCTCGCCAAAGCCGGGAAAGTGTTCGACAAGATCAAGACCGTCGTAGCATCGGTCGTCGATATTGACAAGGTGGGCGAATACATAAGCGGTGGTGTCGATCTAATTTTTGGCGATACCGGTGTGATGGGAAAAGCCAAAGGATTTCTCAAAAAGGCTCTCGATAATATACCTAGCTGGCTTTTACCAGAAGGGGCCAAAGAGTTCATCGAGAGCTTCATTACTCCAACCAAGCCTGAAGAAGTAACCCGGGAATCGAAACCCGAGATGATGAGTCCTGAAAAAGCCATCGATATGATTACGAAGGCGGCGTCTGAGGACCCAGGTATCATGCAAGCTCTTCTGAATGAGATGAAAAAGCTGGTCGCGGGACAGGGGAAACAGTCTATCAATGTCAATATGGAACAACCTCCGCAGACCGTTACAAGGAAGACGCAGATTGACGATATTCAGTTATCCATTATGAATCAGGGTTTGACAGGGGTAACCGGTGGCTGATGCATACCTGGATATCGACAAAATTACTTCGAATCTCGATGCACGTATCGTCGTTGCATACCGGTCGAAGATCGACAAAAAGGAAAAGCAGATTGTCGGGTTTATGACCGATGATTTTCCTATAAATATGACAGCTCAATATAACGAACCGTTTGTATCTGCCAGACAAGAGAGTCTATCTAGTATGATGGCGGGTGTATCCGCGCTTGCGAGTATGGTCAAGATACAGGTACCACAGGTGATATTGAAGTCTAAGGTTCAAACGACATCTGTCTGGACTGGTACAGCGAGACCGATTTTTAGTTTACCACTCATCTTCACAGTTATCCGAGACAGTGATAACGTGCTCGAAGAAGTTGAAAAAGCATATGAAACTATTATGGCACTTGATACAGAAATTCTTGGTCTCAAAGCAGGTATTATGTCTGCTCCACTTGGGTATCAACCATCCGTGACCACAGAGGACACACCGGAAATAGACACAACGATTGCAGTGTCATTGGGACAATGGTTCAGAGCACGAAATCTACTTATGAAAGATGTGAACTTCAATATCTCCAAGATAATCGTAACGAATGGTTCACCGTTGTATGCAAGTGGAATAATATCGTTTACTCCGTTTCGGGATATTACGTTCTCGGATTTCAGAAGATACTTTTTTCAATTCACTGCTCCGAGTGTAGGGGTTGCTGGTGGCGCTACTCCTACAGGAGGTGAACAGTAACCTATGTCTAGACACTTCATCAATCTCGATATCATCTCTGAAGAACGCTACGACATGGCGAAGTTCATGGAGTTGATTGAAGATGGTGGCTACGATCCTTTGACGAGTGCGTTCTTCGGAGACTTGAGAGATCTGACTGTATTTGGAATCTACGAAATACAAGCCGAAGAAGGTCGACCGGATTTACTTTCGAGTAATATCTACACCGACATGCAATACTGGTGGATCCTGTTGATCTACAATGACATATTCGATTATCGAAGTCTCGTCCCAGGTCTCCAGATCAAGTATCCGAGTCTCGAAGACGTCGAAGATCTATTCTTTTCATTAAAATCACGACAAACAGCGGTGGTATAGTGATAGGCGTCGATGGTGAATACCTTCTCAAATTCGATGTTGGGGACGAGAAAGACTTCCTTAATCGGGATGATTTCGAGACTTTGACTCTTGTCGAGGAAGTCGGAAATGTTCTCCCTACATTCGAGATAGGATTCACGACAAGAAACGACAAGATCATGGGTCTTTTGAACGAGACAAATGACATCGAACTGTCGTTCGGACGATCAAACAAGGATCTCCTCGATACCAAATTGTATACGGCAAGGTTTGTAGCTACACCGGGGGGACATGCGAAACGATCTATTTCGGCTAACGGATTCTATTCTGCGATCGATTACATCACACCGTCGAACGTCTTTTTGAGCGACGAAAAATCTGGCGTCGAAGTCATCAAAGAGATTACAGCGAAACATTTCCCCCACTTCGAATCGAATATAGATGTATCAGAAGATAAGCAAATTTGGATACAACCCAACTTCACAGATAGAAAATTCGTTAATGATCTTTGGATGCATTCTCATCTACCTGATTCGTTCCCGGCTGTCGGAATTGCATCTGACGGCACATTTATTCTAAAGGACATCCTGAAAGACATCAAAGACGCCGGTAAGGATCCTGTAAGAAACAAGGCATATGCCTGGAAGTTCACGGTCAACCCAGAGGACGATGAAAAAGAAATCCTGATTGATCCGGATCCAGTCATCCAGTCGAACTCAGGGTTCATCAACAACCTCGTCGGATACACGAAAGAAAGAGCAGTATATGACATAGAGAGTGGACTAACGGAGATCATTAGGGGAGAGAACAAGACTCTTCTCGCACTGGCGTCGAAGATAGCCAAGCGAAGTGAAATGGGTAACCATTTCCTTGGTATCAATACTAGGAACGAGAATCTCCATGAGAACTACTGGAACGCGTTTTATAATAATCTCACGAGGCTCATAAGTTTCGGTGCTTTGAAGGTAACAACGAGTTTCCAAGGTGTATTCAAACCGGTAAAGATACTCGATCTTGTGATGTTCAAGGATCCTGGACTTGGAAATACGACAGCTTCTTCAGAGTTTGCAACGGGTCTCTACTATGTAACGAAAGTAGCGCGGACGACCCAAAAGAACCAGGTTGCTACGGTTGTTGAGATGTGTAGGGAATCACTCAACGAGGTAAGGGGACAACACATCTGATGCTTATCAAAGCAAATGATTTTTTGAAACCTTCCGAAGGTCTGTCCAAACCTCATCGTGGTGTCGTGATGAACAACGACGATCCCGATAGACTTCGTCGTGTCAAAGCTGTGATCGCTGGCAGACTCGCAGGTACTATTGACAAACTCCCGTGGATCTATCCTCGACGTACTTCGAATGATGTAAAGATCCCAAGTCTCGGAAGTGAAATTGAGATCATCTTTCCATACGGAGACATTTACAGCGGGTTCTACATTGGTTCGTGGGAATCGACTCTTACTCAGACAGGTCCCGTGAACGAGGATTATCCGAACACGTATGGATCAAGAGACGAACAAGGACAACAATTCACTACGAACAAGGCCAAGAAGATCAGCGAGTATCTTCACCCAAGTGGATTTGGTTTTCAGGTTGAGTCTGATGGGTCTGTTACCATTAAAGGACCTCGTAAACTCAATTTCCAGTCGGCGGACGGAAAGACTTCACTCATCCTGGATTTCGAGACGGGAAAAATAACCACCAACCAAGCTGGAGAACAGGAAGACACCGGAGATATCAAACGAGTGACTGTCGATGAGCTTATCGAGACTGTCGGTAACAAGACGACCGAGGTATCAGGTGGTCTTTTGGAAGAGGTTCTTGGTGGAGTGCAAAGATCTACGGGTGGAAGTCTATCAGAATCGACGACGGGAAACCGGGGCGAGTCAGTAGGTGGACAGAAGACCAGTCTTGTGGCGTTGAAAAAAACTGAAACGATTGGTCTTGGACTCACACAGACTGTGATAACTGGACCGGTAGAGAAAACGGCTCTTGTTGGACCGTACGATATCAGGGGTCTTATTGTGAGTCTCAATAAGGTTTTGGGTGGATTTGGTATCTCAACGTTTAGCGATCCGATCGAAGATTTGACATCGGGAAAACCTAAGATTGGTGTTCCAACGGTACAAATAGGATAAGACGAATAACATGTAAACAGATGTTTATTTTAAGGAGAGAATCTCATGGGTATCGCAAAAGAATTTTTGGACGTGATCAAGAAGGCAAATGAAGCAAAAGAAGATCTGGCCACATCCATCAAGAAGACTGTGAAGCCTGGAAGTAAAATCGAAGTCTTCATAGCTATGAATAATAAATGGATTTCGTATAGTACGTACGACGTTGGAAAACCAGTCGACGACAAGATAATCAAGAAGGTTGTAGACGCCTTCAACGATCTTACGGATGAAGGGGATGTCCGTGTCACAATCGATGGCAAGAAGCACATAGAAACCTGAGATAATTCATTACGTTCAAATACAAAATTTACCACGAGGATATTTCCATGACATCAAGAGCGGCACAGGTTTTAGAACGAGTGCGACAGGCAGTCCTTATCAATGAGGGTGTGTATGATCCTTCTATCTTCAAAGCCGTGTTCATGGCTGGGGGCGGGGGATCCGGTAAAGGTTTCGTCGGCAAACATACAACAGGTGGACACGGCTTTAGAGCGGTGAATTCCGATGATTTGGTTGAATTATTTTTGACCCGGGCTGGTCTTTCTCTCGACTTCACAAAGCTTTCTAAAGAGGAGTTCGAAAAATCACAAGAGATTAGAAAAAAAGCCAAGACATTGACTGGGTCAAAACTGAAACAGTATCTCAACGGTCGCTTGGGTCTACTCATTGATGGAACTGCCAAAGATTACAACAAGATCAAGGGTCAGAAATTGAACTTCGAGGAACTTGGCTATGATGCGTTCATGATCTTCGTAAATACGTCACTGGATGTTGCAATTGAACGGAATAAACAAAGAGGTGAAAGAGGTGGAAGAACAGTCCGTGTGGAAGCAATAACCAAAGCATGGAACGATGTTCAAAACAACATTGGTAAGTTTCAGAATCTCTTTGGCAAGAACTTCATCGTCGTGGATAACAGTGATCCAAAGACGAGCGATGACAAAGTTCTTGCCATGGTCTGGAAAGAAGTCGCCAAGTTTGCCAGGAAATCGACCACCAATCCGATTGCGAAAAAATGGATCAAATCCGAACTGGAAAAACGAAAACGTACCTGAGTGTGAGGACCCGTGGCAACACCTCGAAAATGTGCAGCATGTAAGAAGATTCTGAAGCTCTATCCTCCCGGTGAACCTGTCACCGAGACGAAGATGAAGAGGGTTCCGAACCCGGATTTCGATCCTGATATTGATCCTCGTGAGTTCGTCGATGTGCCGTACGAGATCGTTCACATTATGACGGTGAGACAGCAATCACCGTTTGACGGCAAGATCAATCACATTCCAACGGATCTCAAGAAGTATTCGGAAGAACCTGCAATCATAGTGAACCTCGATATAGGAATCGAGTCTATTACAAGAGCATACTGTACGAAGTGTTATACAGATTATATCGAGGGTCCTGCAGAACATCTTTTCACGGTCATGGAAGCATTCAACAAGGAGTCAGAGCGATGAGTAAAGCAAAAGATTTTCTGGAAAGAGTCAAGAAATTGAATGAGGCGGAAGACAATTCGTTTGACGAACTATCAGCCGCATGGGACGAGTTCACCAAGTTGGCAAAAGCCATGATCAAGAAAGCGTCAAAAGACAAACAGAAAAAGGCAGATTCCTTGTTCAAAACATTGGATGATGCTGCGACAAAATTTTACAACTCACTGTAATGACGAGTCATGCCGATCCTCGATTTCCGAATGAATCAGGTCATGATCGCCAATCTTACATCAAAGGCGATCGTCGGTCCCGATATGCCGAAGCTCACCGGAGCATGTTCTACCGGAACAATCATGAGCATCGTGGGGAAACCATTTACGACGACAGATAGTGGTAGTGGTGGACCTGGAGTCGGTACTGGACTTGGAATCATAGGCATCACTGCAGCAGAGCTGAAAACGACCATCTTGGCCAATGCGGTACTCAAAGGACTTGTCGGTGAAAATACCCCAAAGATCATCTCGGCATATGCCGATGCACTTGAATTGGAACTTGCACAAGTGACTCTTACATCATCACATCCACTGGTAGCTGTAGGAGCTGGTGTCATAGACGTGGGATCAATTCCAGTCACACCGATAGAAATTGAGGGAAACATCACATCGCAAGGTGTTTCAAAGACTCTTGTCGGTGAAAACCTCCCGAAGCTTTCGAACGCGATGGCACAAGGAGTAGGTCAAGCATTCAGAAAAGCATCCGGAAATGTTGTCATCGCGGGAACACCGATTCAACCACCTGCACCAGCTACCGGCAAAGGCCAAGGAACTGTATCGTAATGCCATGGCAAAAACCCACGTTCAAGAATTTGGACAATATCATGAACAATCTCACACGCGTTTTGGAACGAGAGGTTGTCATGCTCGAACACAAAGCGAGGACTATCAAGTTTGTCCTGGACGAAGACAGATCTCATACCCAAGGTACCGGACGAGATCAATCAATTTCTGACCGGAGTTAGTACATTTGCTGGCAAAGTTTCGACGGCTCTCGACATCGTCTCGACAGCTCTAGGGATAGCCAAAGCTTTGTACAAGGGAGCGACTGACCCGTTTAAAGCGCTTCTTGGTGCGTTGATTGATGAGCTTGAAAAGCTTATTATCGATCTTTTCAGTACGGGTGTTCACGCTATCGTAGTTCAACCGTTCAACCTACAACCCAACGTTGCCAGTACCGGAGACATCTCTCTTTTCGACGCTGAAAACATGGACGACATTTACAACCTGAGTGCTGCAGCGTTTACAGGTGCTCCAATACAATATGACGAGTTCGGAATTCCGACTCTGACACCAGGTGAGACGATCAACAAGGCGATCGATTCTTTCGGAGATAGTGGAGATCTCAATAGACCAGTGTTTACGAGTTCGTCGAATGTGACTGGATTCGGTATCATGGTAACGGCTCCGGGCGTTGGACCATTTGCGACTATTCTTGAAGGTCTTACGAGTGTTTTTGGATACCAAGAGTTTTTAGACCTTCTCAATAGATTATTGAGGATGGCAAACCTGGAGACCGGTGGGTCTCTTCGACCCATATCAACCAATCCAGATTGGATAGGATTCACACTCAAATCGATTCCACTTATCGACGACACCAGAAAGCTGTTATTAAAAGTGCTCGCCATGTTGAAAGGATTTTTACAAGCTGAAGATCCGGTCATTGCACTTATCGAAATCATCGAAAAGAAAGTCGAAGCACTCAACGATATAGTCAAAGATTTCCAAGAACTCGTGGACCAGTTCAAAGCTGCACTCAACGCGACTGGTATTTATGTTCTGGATATCCCCGAATCTACAGGTGGTACTGAGTATATCAAGGAGTCTCTTAGAGATGATGCAATGTCGGATCTCGTTGATAATAAGTACACTGCGATGATCCTCTTCGTGGCTGGTACACTTGGTACAGCGGGTATCGAAGACGCCATAGAGGAGATTTTGGCGGGAGAAAGCTACGACAACGAACAAGCCAGACAAGACGCCGAAGACAGATGGCGAGCGACGTTAACTGCACGAGTCGAAGTAGAAGAGTATGCGATGAACGCGTTACGAGCATTTAAGGCATTTTTTGTATGACTATCTACAGTGATGTCAACTCGTACACACCAGAAGACAAGGCTCTACTTACAAAGGTAGAGGCTGTGTATCAGTCTCTTGATAATATTTTCGAGACACTTGTAGGTGAGCGTCTTTTCAATGTCAATTTCGGAAATTTCCTCGAAGACGAAATCTTTGAAATGATGAGTGAGGATTCCGCGCTGTCTGTTTTCAGAGCGGTAACTGCGATGGTAGAGAGATGGGAAAGACGAGTCATAATCGATGACAGACTCACGGTCATAACACCAAACCTGGACGATCATGAATTTGATCTCTATCTTGTCTTCGAAATACAGGGTGTTGAAGATCAGAAGTTTGAATACAGGACGTCAATAACAAAGTGATATCTTATGACTGAAACATTCATAATAGATCCAACGACCGTATCACAGTCGGGTGCTAAATCTGATGTGACCGGGTTCGTTCAGTCCAAACCTGATTTTGCGAGATGGGCCGATTTCTTTGCGTCGTCTACCGGACAGACCAAAATCGAAATTGTCGCCGGTCTTTCAGCATTGTTGTCTTACAACAATATTATCAGTCGTCGTGAAGCATTTTGGACCTACGCACGTGCGCGAAGCTCGGTGACTGCGGGTGGACAATTTCTCGGTTATTCTGTCTTCCGAGGTAGCAATGTTCATCTCAGACTCACTATTACACCAAACATCACGGGTACCATCACACGATACTCGATCATCGGTGTTCTCAAAGACAAAGATCTTATTGCTCTCGAAGACACGACTGTCAACGCGGGTGTTCAGACAACAATTCTCGCGGCTGCGGGGGATCTGAGAAGCGAAGAGAAAACAGTCGATACAGAAGATCCGGACATCTTTCGTTACACTCAAGACAAGGTCTCGAATGACGTCAGAGTTCTTTTGAACGATGTCGAAGTCGAGATATCCGATCGTATCAGAGATTTGAATGAGGATAAATTCGCAGTTGTTTCGAATGTAAATGGAGCGGTCGATGTCATCTATATGAATGACTCCGATGCCAAGGTCCGATATGCAGTCGGAGATGTTCTCAAGATCGAATACCTCGAACTCAAAGACATCGAGTATTCCCAGTCTGACATCAACTTCATCTATGGCACACTGAACACATATGAAGTGGACAATGCATATACTCGTCCCGAGACTATCAAAGAGATCAAGGTCAATGCTCCTCTTTTCCATGAGACTCAAAAATTGGTCGAAGCGCGTGAAGACTACGCCAAGGTCTTCAAATTCCTTCGGACTATTATCGCCGACACAAACTGGAGAGACATCTCTCCTGCAGTCATCGAATTGACGTATTCTAGAGAGGATATGGCTCTGTTCGGTGAGACTCTCCAAGTAATCGAGATTACGTCAAAGCACGACGACAACGAGAGTTTACAAAACAAATACCTATACCTTTATTCAACACTCAACAACTATTACCTTTGGATCAATGTAGATGGAACAGGATCGGACCCCAACATTTCTGGAAAGATTGGTCTCGAAGTTACGATCTCGAAAGATGACGTCGCGGAAACGGTTGCTGCAGCGGTCAAGACGAAGCTCGACACAGTTGGAGATTTTGATGTCTACATCAGTGGCAAGATCGTTACTGTTTACGACACGGAATTCGGAGTCGGTGCTGGTACGTCTGAGGATATCAACACTGGTTTTACCGTCAGGGTTGCGACTCTCGGAAACGAAATAGATTCGATATTGAATGATCTGCTCTCAAGACGGACGATGGGTCTTGCTCCTCCGACGATAACACATCCCATTAGAAACCCAGTTACACTCGACATCGCGATCAAGCTTCTCCAGGCTGGTGGTAATCCTGAAAACGACATCGAGTCTATTATTTCTGAAGGCACGGATAGCGTTGATATCGAAAAGACAATCGATCTCGATCCGTTTGAGCTTACCCTTGAAAAGACGATCGATCTCACAGATTTAGAAACAGCAATAGAGGCTCTTGCGTATATCAAGACAACTCGAATCCAGATCCATGGAGACAGATGGGAAGAAGAGATCTGGAAGGAACAAGGATCCTATGTCGTACCCAAGACGATATCGTCTGATTTCGTGTTCAGACTTACAAGAGTGTTCAGAAAATCAGGTCTCGTTGAACCTACATGGCCACTCCAAGTCGGTGAGATTATCGAAGACAACAACGTGGTATGGCGTTGTGAAAAGAAGGCTTTACCGTTCCCGGGTGCATGGGTTGCTGATACTGACTATGCTCTCAATGATCTCGCCATGCCATCGGTGGACAATCGATTCATGTACCGGATGATCGATCAAAAACTCTATTCCAACACATCTCTTGAGATCCAGAAGATTGTTTTTGACGTTTTACCCGCGAGTGGTACGTGGAGAATTCATTTCGGTGATGAGAAGACTTCGAACCTTGCATGGGATGCTACAGACGCAGACGTCCAAAGTGCATTGAGATCTCTCAATACTCTTTCGGATGTTGTTGTGAGTGTTTTACCTGGTCCTGAGATTGGGTTTCTCGTCGAGTTTGAAGGAGACGATGCGAACAAGACCCAACCGGAAATGGAATTCACAGATGAAGGTATCAACGAGATCCAATCCATATCTGCAGATCTTACTCCTGACGCAGGTAACTGGAAGCTGACTTTCGATGGACAGGAAACCGGGACACTCGCGTTCAACATCCTTGCAGACGATCTCAAGATTGCTCTCGAAGCTCTTTCGAATATCGATGAGATCGAAGTCACTGGCGCGTGGCCAGATTTCACGATCACGTTCAAAGGCGTGAACATTAAACTGGATGTTGTACTCCTAATTGACTCGGCCAATACTCTCGTTTCTGCGACTCCCGTAACAGCAACACCGAGTACAACGACCGAAGGACGTGCAGCGGACGCTGGTGCAAATGAAGTTCAGGATATCGGGTTTTCCCTCGATCCTGTCATTGGTCAATGGAGTGTCACATACGACACGAAGACAACAGTCCTTCTTGGATATGATGCGACGTTTGCACAGGTACAAGCTGCACTCGAAGCTCTCCCGAACATAGGCGCAGGAAACGTTGTCGTAACAGGCACGATTGGTCAGGCGTCGGGTTTCGAGGTCACATTTCAAGGAGCGCTTGCGCTTATCGATGTACCTCAGATGACCGTTGCTTACAATAGTCTCTACGATCAAAAGATCCCAGATCCTCTCAACCCGGGTCAATGGCTTCCTGATGGTCAACAGGTTGCGATTGTCATCACGACAGACACGGACGGACGTCCGGTTGACGCAGGACAGGATGAAGAGCAAAAAGTCGAATTCGATTATGTTCCAGACAGCGGTGTTTGGAGACTCACATTCGACAGTGAAGAAACTGCTGATATCGCATTCAACGACAATGCTGCAGCGGTACAATCAGCTCTTGAAGCTCTCACTGGTGTCGGTGCTGGTGATATAGTGGTAAGTGGAGACTATTCGGCTGGGTTTACGTTTGCATTCCAAAGTGCTCTTGCTCTCGCGAACGTACCTGAGATGACTGTATCTGCCAGTACACTTGCTGCAAGTTCTGCTCCTATTACTCTTACGATTACTGAAGAAACCAAAGGTGAACCACTGGCATCCAATCTCAAAGACATCGGCGTGGGCGATGTTACGATTACACCCTCGACAACCCAAGACGCCATAGATCCAGAACCTATATGGCCAACGACCGAAGACGAGACTGTCTACGACAAAGATATCGTTTGGATTGCTGTCGAAAAGAGTGGTGATCCGGCCGCGTGGCAACCTGGGACACGGTATAGACTGTCTGAATACGTTCTTGCTACAGATCCGGTAGAGTCTGGGACAGAGACTCTCATGTTTCAGTGTATGAATTTTCTCGGGAACATATCAGACAGTGAACCAACATGGCCGTCTGTCGAGAACGACACCGTGAGAGACGGAAATGTAGAATGGGCCGCGAAAGACCCGGAGAAATCTCCTGATAGACTGGGATTCAACGAATACTATAATATTGAACAGAATATTTCCGTGGAGACATAGTGGGTTTCAACTCCCTTGAACTCATTCCTGAAAAGCTGAGAGAACGGTCGCTTTACATAAAGCTGGCTGAGATGCTCGACTATGTGATCGACAAGTCAGAGGAAGAACTCAAGGATGTAAAATACAAATACCATGGTCCTGAGTTCGTTAGAACTCGTGTTATTGATGAAGTCATCATCGAGTCGGGTTATGGATACATCAAAAATGTAATCGATACTCTGACGAACGTTGAATATGACATCATGCACTCGATCTTGAACCTTGTGCATTTTCTCAAAAGTCATCGAGACGGTCTTGAGCTGGTTTTGAAAATCCTCGGGTTCGAGTTCAATATCACCGAATGGTGGGAGTCGATTGACCAAAAATCTCGTGCGACCCACGAGGGTGTGACATACGAAGCTGTCGATGTTGGGGGAATCGGAGATTCGATCGTACTTGATTTCGACGGGATCAAGACCATCGCACAGATTGTGGATGATTGGAATACAGCAAATCCATATCTAAGAGTGGTTCACGACGCTGGGGATGACAGTCTTGTATCGTCGATCGCGTCGGTGAGACTGTCCGGAGGGAACGAGGCAGAGCTTCAGACATTCGATATGGAAATTAATATGAATGAATCTCTTGTTCCCAATCCGATCGAGACTCTGACTAAACTCCAGATTTTTATCAAACACTATATCTTCCCGAGACTCGATGCTCTCGATTTACAATATGAGGCGAGTTTTGAAACGAACATCATTGCAGCCGGATTCACCGATTATTCGTTTAGCGGTGGCATCGCGGTTGGTACGTTGTAGGATGGTGAGACGATGGCCACAATAGGTACATTGACCAATCTAGGATTGTTAAAGTGCCAAGATGCTCAATCCAATGAAGGTTGGAAGATCTTCCCAACCGATTTCGGGGTATCGACCACGAAAGGTGCGTTTGATCCGACCCGAACGGCACCAAACGTGGACCAGTGGTTCAAGGCTCCGATCTCAGGCAAATCATCTATCGACGAACACACCCAAGAGATGATCTGTCGTATTCCCTCTGGACAATCAGTCGATGTCAAGAAGATTGAAGAAGTCTGTATTTACGCACGAGACTCTTTGAATGTAGAGTTTCTGCTCGCGATTTACCATCCGGATGTCGACTCGGTTCAATACAATCCAGACGGATCTGTATCACTCAGATACCAAATAGCCATTACTAACGTAGTCCTCGAAGAACTGTTCGATTGGAAATACACACAGGCTGGTGAGATCTCAGCACACAATTTGGATCCGGTTGCACATCCTGAGTTCAGAAGACGACTCGATGATCTTGTCGACTTCGATGACTACTTGAAGCAAAGACTAGGAATACGACTCAAAGGTGGTGGGGTTGTTGATTACCTCAATTCGACACTTGACTGGTCGAATGACTTTGAGATCCTACTTCCGTTCTACGGAAAAACGACACTTCCAGCCGGTTCTATCGGATCTCTCGTCGAAGATGACATCCTCTATTCCTATATTTATACTTCGCATAGATTCATAGCCGATGGTGATGGAACAGGGATCGTCAAGCTCGACGATGTCACAGATTTCTCGAACGATGATTATTTGATCATCGGCGATCAGGATTCCGTGAAAATAGCTGGTAGGGTGTATGGTGCTCCTTCTGCCGGTGGAAATGAAACACAGAAGATCTCATTTGACGCTGTTCCAGACGAGGGTACTTGGAAAGTATCTTTTCTCGGAGCTGAGACCGGTCTTCTCACGTACAACATTACAGCCAATGCTCTGAAATCTCGACTCGAAGATCTCACAACGATTGATCTTGTTGATGTATCTGGTAATTTCACGAGCGGGTTCACGATTGAATTCAAAGGTGTGAACCAAAAGACAAACGTTTCTCTCTTGACGATCTCGGAAAACACGCTCAAGAAAACTGCCGTTCTTGTCAACGTTACACCGTCAGTTTTATCCGAGGGGTACGAAGGTAGGATTACGGTCGATGACGGTCTTGGTTCTGTTATTGATCTATCGGCTTTCAGTACGATCAAAGGTGCCTGGGTCATGAGAACCAATTCGGCTCTCGTGAAAGGTAAAATAAATACCGCTCCACTCAAACCTGATACCGCTGGACATCTTGACGGTAGAATCTATATCGTCGGTGTTGTCGCCGCACAGTCTGTCTATCTGTTTGATGGAAGGGAAATAACGCGGACGTGGGTCTACGAAGAACCAAAGAGAGTAACAAGTCCGTACAACCCAGGTGATTTGATCACGATCCCTCTTGATAGTCGAAATTCAGACGCTCTCAAGAATTATCGAAATGGTCGAGCTGAACTCCAAGTTTTGAAAAACGGTGTCGAAGCTGAACGAGCAGAGATCCCAATTGCAGGAGCGTTCACACCTTCTGGATATAGCACCGGTACCGGTCTTCTTTCATTTCTCGACGGAGCTAATTTATCAGAAGTCAGAGCTACGTATACCTATAAGGATGCATCAGACGAGAAGCACTATATCATCGGTGGTGTGAGCAATACACCTGGTTCCAAAGGCTTCCTGATTGCGACTGGACTTACTCCTGGTGTTGATCTCGATATATCTGGAGACGGTAACGTTGTTGACCAGGATTTCGAAGAAGACGGTGCTGAGAACGACTACGTCAACAAGATTCGGACACGGAAAATAGTTCCGGTTGGTGCCATTCTCAAGTTCGTCATCGCTCCTTCGATCAAACAGGTAGCCGGTGTTGGTCCTGGTGGCTCTATAGGATCTCTTCAGAGTGCGTATGATGGTGGTAGAGTCATTACGATAGCATCTGGCGAACCGATCGAGATCAATGGTCCTGGTGGTGAGAAGTTGATGAAGATCAATGGAGACTTTGAGATCGCGGGTCTTCTCGATCCGACTGGTGTCATCATGTCGCGTCAATCGTCGAATCCTATCACTGCAGGTAAAGACGGTATCTGGATATCTGATGATGGAGAGATGAATTACACGACTGCAGATGCTCCAGATTCTGCTATCAGGATTTCACCGTATCGACGTCTATTGAACGGTTCCGGTGGTGAGATGAAAAAGGGACGTCTCATCAGAAAGATCTCTGGTACCGCAATTTCATATGCTGACTGGACAACCCAAATCAAGGCCAGTGTCATAGGTATTATCAGAGAAACAAAAGAACATGGAGTGCTTACTCCATTTCAGACAAATGGATTTGTTCCAGCGGGTGTCATTGAAGATGACGATTTCATCGAAGGGTCTGTTCCTTCGGATAACACGTGGGTTTACCTCGGAGCTGAACTTGGAAAATTGACAATTTCACCACCAAGTGGTGGTTCAGGATTCTGGCAAATGTTCGCTGGGTTCTGGGAAAATGGCGGTCTCAACATGAACATTTCACCATGGGGAATTGCATAACATGGCAAAACGTGTATCCAAAAAACAAACACCGAAAAAACGAGTTGTCAAAAAACCACAATCGAAAATGCGTGTGGCAAAGTCTGTTCCGACTAAGGGCAAGATCGACGGAATTTCGAACAAGGATGATCTAGAAAAGATTTTAGTCGAACGTGCCAAAAACGGAAAGAAAGCTACAGTCGTCAATAATACACTTTGGATACACACCAAGGAAGACGAGGAGAAGATTCAAGCGATCCTCAAGCGATCTGACAAGTATTTCACAAAAGTCTCGAAAGACATCAACAAGGTCTTGGGTGGATCTGTGACGTACCACATCATCAGACATTTCAAAAACACAGACTGAAATATCTGTTTATATAGGTTAGTTACCACCAAATAACAACATTGAACAAGGGGAATTAAGTCATGGCAGAAACGATTACCAAAGTAAGGGTAATACCAGCAAGTGGTATTCCGTCAACCGTCGACCTGAGTGCAACCGGGAATTTTCTCAAGGCTGACAATTTCCAGATCGGCGCGGCTGGCGTAACTGCGTCGAAGCCGTTGAAGGTCGATGCTGACAAGAAATTCACATCGGGCGATATCGGGTTGACGTCGGAAGTTACCGGTGTTTTGCCGGTTGCCAACGGTGGTACAAACTCGTCAACGGCACTCAACAACAACCGCGTCATGAAATCAAGTGGTGGTGCGACTGTCGAAGCGGCTGCTATCACGGCAAACCGTGCGCTGGCGTCTGACGCCAATGGTATCCCGGTTGCCACGGCTGTTACCGACACCGAACTGGGATACTTGGATGGTGTAACATCGGCGGTCCAAACTCAATTGAACGCTCTTTCGACCGGCTACAGTCGAAGAACGGCAGTCAGAGCCATCGTCGCTGACAACACGGCTGAACCTGGTGGTGCTGGTTATGAGACCAATGGGTATCGTTACATTCTGTCCGTAGATGGTGGCGAACCTCATGCGAATTACGATGGTGCCAGCGCTGGCGATATCGTCGAATTCGTAACAGACACCTGGGTAGCAGTTACACCGGTAGAAGGTTACGTCGCATACAGTGACGCAGACAACAAGGACGCTCTGTACGTTGATGACACTCCTGCATGGGAACTTCGCCCAGTATCGGTCACCGACCACGTCGACCTGGCAAATAAAGGAGACAACACCCACAGTCAGATCGATACCCATCTCGGCGATGGCACAAAGCATTTCACGCTCCTCGACCAAGATGCCATGGACGACAATGACGACTCGAAAGCACCGTCTCAACAATCGGTCAAAGCATACGTTGATGCACTGACCCATGACGGTCTCACCGGGTTTGTCGGCAATGAGCATCTTCCCGCTGTAGATCAAGACGGTATGGACGACGACAGTGCCGTCAAAGTACCGACTCAGCAATCAGTCAAGGCATACGTCGATGCATTGACCCATGACGGTCTGACTGGATTTGTTTCCAACGAACATCTTCCCGGTATTGACGAAGACGACATGTCTTCCGACAGCAATGCTCATGTTCCGACTCAGCAATCGGTCAAAGCATATGTAGACAACTACGCAGCCGCAGCCGTATCTTTCACAAACAACACGGGTGGTCAACTGGACGCAAATACAGTCGTGGCACTGTCGATCACGGTAGCTGGCGAGATCATCGCGGGTGATGCATCGGGGATCGCTACCTGCGAAGGTATCGTCGGAGTTGTGAAAGCCAACATTGCCGACGAGGCATCCGGTCTGGTTCAGATTGCTGGTGAAGTCACTCCTTCGAAAACGGCAAACTTCGATCTCGGGAAAAGGGTTTACGTGTCCGAGACTACTGGTGAAGCAACGAAGACCGCTCCCACTACCGCGAGTTCGGTTATCTACCTGCTCGGGATCGCATCGGCTCTTGACAAGGTCATCTTGCAACCGCAATTGGTCGAAATCAACGCTGCAGCGTAATCTTCCGTAGACGTTTTCTGACTGCAATTGTTCCCGTCGGATCCCTATTACAACTGGGATCCGACGGGATGTAAATAGGGTATTTTCATGAAAGTAACACAGACAGTCAATGGAATACCTACAGCGGTTCTCACCACTATTACCCACTATGACAAGACCATTCTTGTCACGACGGCAATTGGTGTATCTGGTTCCGGATATTCGGCTGATCACCTTACGTTTACACTCCCGAATGGTGAAACGTATGATTCGTCGACAGATGAACTCCAGGTTGAATACAACGGGGCTGGTCAACACGATGGCGTTGAGTTCGACTATGAAGTATCAGCAACGGCGACTACAATTATATTCAAGGCTGCAAATGCAGTACCGAAAGATGGACGAATCAGGTTTATCAAGAAGAGCTAAATTCACTTCTTGCACACGAGAATTTACATGTCTATTACTATCACTACAGCTCCACGTAAGTATAAGAAAAAACTCAAAAACTGCGATGACTGCAAGTTTCTATCATTCGTCATCGAAAATAAAAAGAAAGTCTATTTCTGTGAGATCTTTCATGCATATTTTCTGAACGCGAAGGATTGTGACCATAAACGATCCAAAAAGAAGGTGACTAAATGACAGTCCAATTGAATCAAATACACGACGACGCAGTACGTGATGAGATCGGATCAGGAGAGGATGAACTCCTCGACAATCAAACCACTCTTCTCAACGCGAGATTCAGAGAACCGATCCAGGTATCACTCTCGGATACTGTCATTACAATAGGTCCAGGAACGGTTTCGATACTCGAAACAAATGGATCCGGTGGTACACAGACTCGTAGAAAATTACGTTTGCCACAGATCTCCAATACCGATGTCGACCCTGTAGAGAGTACGATCGACATTGCAGACGGAGATACGACCGAGGATTTCTCGGCAGATCCCGAACTCGGAGAATCCATATCTGCGTCGAAATGGGTCAAGATGGGTCTTGAACTTCGAAGCGACTCACCACGAGGAAAATGGTATGTCGTTTGGGGTACTGAAGGAGATACACTCGCATTGGCGGGAGATCCTTTGTTCTCTACTGGAGCGATAACACGTGTTGTTATTGGACTCGAAAACGATGGTACCCCAGGTACATGGAATTTTGAGACACCGTTGAAAGCCAACCTCGAAGTATTGCCATTCGGTGGCGCGGGTGGAGGTGGGGGAGTATTCTCGAACTCTTATCTCGTCACGTTCACCGCTGAATCACAAAAAGATGTCAACGTTGGCGCACACAATATCAACGCTCAGAAGTGTATTGCTCACATTCTTGACGTCGATAACAATTATGAAGACATCACGGAGACATTCAAACGGACTGCACCAGATGCGAATACTGTAAGACTCGCGACCGAAGATGCAGAAACCCTGAATCTTCGGGTTTTGGTTTTCGAAGTTCAAGCTGGTGAAGCGTCGGGGTATTGGGATGTGACGTTTACAAATCAGTCTCAAAAAGACATTGACACGAGCGAGAAAAATCTGAATGCTGAGAAGTCGGTTGTCAGGATTCTCGACAAAGACGGCAACTACGAAGATGTCACGGAGACATTCAGAAGAACTGCGCCAGATGCGAATACTGTTAGACTCAACACAGAAGTTAATGAAGACGGTAATTTCCGTGTATTGGTAAAAGAGGTAGAATAGAGAGTCTTTAGCCGAGTCTCTTTTGGTATTTATATACAAATCTTTTGGAGGTCATAAATGCAATACATGAAATTTCTGATTCTTTTTATGTTTCTACCGTTTCTGACTGGGGCTGTTGCTGTTCCGAATACTGCAGCTCCTATGAAACGAAGTATCAACATGCGGGGAAAAGGACTGTTTAAACTTGGCAAGATATCCTTGGGATCGTCGAGCGAAGGTGGAGAAGCTGGCCAATGTCTCATCACGGATGGATATGGGATTCCCTCTTGGGGCGCGTCAGGCGACTCATCGTTCAAACCAATGTATGGTAGTCTCACAGTGGTCAATGTCAAAAGTGGAACGAAACGCCACAATGGTACCTTGTTCTGCACCTGCGATGCATCTCCTTGTACGACTGAAGCACATATTGCTACCGATGTAAGTGTTACTCAAGGAGATGTGACGTTTTTGGACGCATTGGCTGTAGACTCCAGATATGGATTCGGTTTCGATACACACGGATTGACGGAAACCACTACGACTGATTCTGAACGAACGTGTTACCAAATCGAAGATACCAATTTTGTGGCATGGCTCAATACATCGGGAAATCCGAATCCTGAGAGGTACGTCAAGATAGGTATTGTCAGGACTGCCGTGGGTACTACGAATTGGTCTGTCATGTATGACGAAAGGCCGGAAGACAGCGTGTCGTGGGCGAATGTGAAGACCTTCAATGCTTCGGACTGGACGAATTATACACCGGGAGCAACTTGGTCGGCAAACACAACTGTAGATGGATATTGGAATCGAGTAGGCGAAGAGATGAAGTTGAGAATCAGAGTGTCTCTAAGCGGTGCCCCCGATGACACTGCACTAACTTTTGATTTACCATCGGGCTATACGATAGACACATCCAAATACTCCGGTACTCCGACAGTCGTAGAGGGTCAATGTCACCTTAGCGATACTGGGACAGCATCTTATATAGGGCAGACCAAATACGCCGATTCAAACAGTCTATGGGTAACGATCCTCGAAGATCAGACGACATATGAAAAAGCGACGCTTTTAAGTGCCACAGTACCATTCACATGGGCTAATACTGACTTTATAGAATGCTGGGCAACCGTCCCAATTACAGGATGGACAAGCAACACAAGCGGCGTAGCAACCGGAACCAATAGCGAGACGATCAGAGTCACAAGCGCAGGTGGAACGACTGATTGCGAAGCAGGCTACTCAGACGTTACAACAACGATCGATCCTACTTTTGCCGGAATCCGAATAGAATATTGGGATAATTCTTTAGGTATTCTTATTGGGGTATTGACCGCTGCCGATGCCTTCCTAGACAAAGCAATTGTCAAGCTGGACTCAGATACAATTTGTGTAGACTGGGGAGCAGGTGCTTTTGATGCTTCTGATTTTGCTGATATCGTGGTTGGACCAGGGCCTGATGCGATGGCTTTGCCCAGTTTCATTGGTAATTCCCATCCAAGGGATACGGAGCTTGGTAGAAAAGATTATATTGCTGTTGATGGTGGGGCTGCTGCAAATTGCCCATCTGATGATTCCACGCTTGAAGTGTGTTCTGATGATGCAGGGTTTACTCTTACAAAAGGCACTTTCACACCATATAAAAAAGTTGGCGATATTTGGTGGGTCAAATTTCAAATAGGTTTTACACTAACAGCAACTTCTACCTTCACACTAGTAATGTCGGGAACGACTTTTGCTAGTGGATATGAAGGCGGACAGGCAGTAACTGCGGGGCAAAACACAACTAATATCGACGCTTTCGTTAGGGCACGTTGCGATAATGGCGCGGGCACAATATTTGTACGATTCTCTGGGGGCTCGTTGACATCGTTCATGGTATATGGGGATTGTGAAGCAACCGGCAAAATGGCGTGGGCTGATTAGCAGAAACAAAAAAAAATAACACTTTTCGACATTACCAGGTATCGGATTCATCTTCACGTCTTGGCTGGTACTCGGTGACGTACCATAGAATAAATTTTTATGTTTTATTGTTAATTTGAAAACATTATCCAGGAGGACATACATGAAAACAAGACTCTTCTCTCTTCTCACTCTGGTGATAGTCGCAATCCTTACACCCATTACAATTCTGGCACAGACAGTAGAACAGGGTTTTCCTGTCGACGAGATTCTCGATGGATCTATCCAGGCTGTCTATACCTGGCAAAGTCTCGGATGGCAAGCGGGTCTCTCGGCAGTCATCGTCGTTTTCATCGGACTCATCAAAAACAGTCTCTTTCGGAAATACCTTTGGGACAAATTCCCGAAGTACATCAAGTTCCTAGTCCCAGCATTACTCTCACTCGCTGTTGTGCTTCTCGGTGTCACAGACTGGTCCGCAAATGCAGTCATTCTTACGATGACAACCGGTGTAGGTGCCATGGCTCTTCACCAGCTTTTCAAGGCCGTCAAAGAGATCCCGGGTGTGGGTCCGAAAGTAGGCGGATTTCTCGACTGGGTTGGTAAATGGCTCAAAAAACCGGAGGAGACGAAGTGAGAATACTCACGACCGTTCTCATTTTTCTCGTGTTCAATGGATGTCTGGCACGTCTCAGTGACGATCCTGTCATCTCATCCATTGACGCGAATTTTCCTACTCTCGAAATCTCTGCATGTGGCAAGATCTCAAACGGTCTTGCCTTATGCAAGGTCGAGACGGGATCGGATCTTTCAAAGGTAAAGATCTCAGTCTATGCCTATTACAAGGGCACACTAAGAGCCTACTCAAAAGCCTGTAGTGTCGATTTTCTCAAGAACTATCGAAGATCCCAGTACATCAAGATCCCATTGCAAGGCAAGGCCAACAAAAGCTGTACTATCACAGTGACGATGACTCCAGTGTTGCCTAAGCAGCATAAGAGTAAACTCATCGTTCGCTCGATGCAAGGTCATATCACCATCAAAGCAGTTGACGAAGGAGACGATTGGACCGGAGACATTTTCAAGACTCCCGGAACCTTGTCTAAACTCCTTAAAATGAAAATCGGTGGTGATGGAGAGGTAGATGTTTACTTCCGAGGATGTGGGAAGTCATACAATGAAAAGTATCCTCTTGAAGAAGGCTTCGTTGAAGTCGATATCAATGATGTCGTTTCTCAGACAGTAATGACGCCGTGTATTCTTGAAGGCGTCGTCATTTCTCCGGTGTACGCCGACCATCTCTTTACTGTATTGGTCGCAAAGTACAATAAGGATTACATCCCTCTCCCAATTCCAGATATAAAAATAGAAAACGACAGTCTGTCCGTTTACGGTGATGAAGCTGTTTCGATTGTTGTTCTCAATCGCCGTTACGCGATCACGAACTCGGTGACGTTCAAAAAGTTCAAAGTAGACGAAAAATACACACTACGACTTATCACTATCAAAGGACGACTCGTCATCGGTACGTACGATCGAGGTACATGGGAGTGGGCACTGTGAATGGAACAGATTTCGAAACTGTACTCGGGAAATTGTCAGACACATTTTCGTCTGGATGGTCAGGCGTTGTTATTGCTGGGATCGTAGGTTTATTTTTCCTCGTATTCGGATACCTGAAATACAAGCAAAACAAAGCTTACATCAAAAAACAAACCGACGAAAAAAAGATAGAAGACCAGTCGTCGACTGTCACAACAAACGAAGAGATCCAAGACAGACACGACGAAGCTGTCTCCGAGATAGACGAGATCCGAAAGAATTCCAAAAACAAAAAGAAAAGACCAAAAGGCTTATGACCATTGGCTGTTGCACAGAAAATTGGCGCGTTCGCACTCCTAAACAACGTTCCACTGAGTGGGGACAAGGACGAAACGAACACGCTGTTCACGCCACCATTTTCATTTTATTACGATCCGGCTGAGTATGTTCGTCCTATGATCATACGAAACGGTCGAGAGATGTATGATGGTATCGATTTCGATGTAATCCATACGGATAAAACTGGCACTGCGATAGACTTCTACAGACCACCATATCCACAGGATTTTCTGTGGATGAATAACTTTACACGAGTATAAATCACTTCGACGGGGGATCGTCATGGCTTTTTCAGGAGTACACACCGAAGAACTTGCGAACAGAGTGAATCCGCGGGAAGACGTTTCTTCGAACGTCAATTACAAGGATGATATCACCGAAGCTGAAAAAGCTATCATCGCGGAAAAAGTCGGGATTTCGATCCTGACAGGCGCTAACGGTTCTGACGGTGCGGATCTCGGTAAATTCCGGGATACTACACTGGCTGGATTCACCCGAGCACATGTTCAAAAATGGATCTACATCCCGACGTCAGGTGTCGGAAATGCCGGATTCTACAAGATCACCGGCTGGATTGATGCATCAAATGTATCGATTTCTCCGGATCTCGCTGCAAGTGAATCGGGTCTCGCGTGGAAAATCCATAACGAACCCAACATGGAAGACCAAGAAAATCTGGTCATGACCCAGCTTGCTGAGATCATTGATCCGACTCACGGGTCTCCTATCTGGGCACAACCAATGCCGCGTGGTTTTGACGCCGCTGATACCGACGCAGGTTCAGTCAAGAACGAGAAGCTGTCTCTCAAGGTTCTGGCTGATAACTGGCTCGGAACCCAAACCGATCTTCAGCCGGTCATCTACGATAACGACGGAGCGTCTTACCCAGTCAAACAGGGAGATGGCACTGTCCAGGTCAAAAGCGATCTTGGATACGCGGACGCGGCCGATCGTCGCGGTCTACTCATCTTCGAATCGGCTGGAAATACCTATCACGATGAAGGCGCGGCTGATAAGTACGTCAAAGTCGATGTCATCGACATGGTTTCCAAAGAAGAATTTCTCGGTTCCAACGGGTCGGTAGTCTTTGGCAAGCTTATCGACGGTGCCGATTCGACCTACGCGGCTGTCTATGGCAAGGGTTTGAACCTCGCCGCTCTCGATACGAGCAATTACAATATCAAGGTAGATGTCGACGACGCTGGCGCAGTCGAGGTCGACGTAACGGGAGATCTTGGTGTCGGTGGGTCATATTCCCTTGCTACCGTGATTTCTAATATCAATGCGGCTCTCGCTGGTACACCTGCAGTCGATGTTTCTGGACAGCTAGTCATCACGGGAGCAAGCGAGGTCGAACTCCAGGTTCCATCCGGTAACGATGCTACTCTCCAGCTTTTCGGAGTTGTCGAAGGCATCGTCTATACCTATACCGCTCTCGGTGAAGGTACCGACGTTCAAGTCAAGTTGTTTGACGCGTCTGGCGCTTATACTCTCGATATGACCGGCGACGATCCAGATCCGACGTCGATCTTCTTCCTTCTGCCAAAACGAATCAAATGGATCGAGAGAGACGAAGCCGATGGTCGTCGTCAGTGGATCGGAAGCGTCTTGGGTGACGCCGAATCCCACGAGGAGATGCAACATCTGTGGTCGATGCTCGGTGTTGCAGACGGTGAAGTCGCTGGTGATTGGGATTGGAACAATACCACCGATTTCTACGCATTCAAGGACGATCCTGACACAGCCGAAGACGCTTTCAATGCCCTAAATGATATCATCGGAAATCTGACGTATGACGAGAACAACGTCGTCACCGATGGTGAAACAGTCACGTCTTCCATCAACGAACTCGACAAGCGAGCGTCTGGTGGAATGGTCATGACCAAGATCATCTACGTGGTACCGGTAGGAACTCCAATCCCCAAAGGAACAGCCTGGACGATTCCATTTGCCACTGGTTCTGATCCGTCCGTCTCGACCTACAAGATGGATACTGGATATCGCGGTCTCCATATGAGTGTCGATCTCCGTGGTCGCGATTTGGTTCACGATACGAGTGCGGTACTCGATGACCAACAGTATGAAGAAGTGTCCAATACCCAGATTCGTTTCTGGACTCAAGTCAATCCTGGTGAAGTCGTTGTTCTTCGCATTTACGATGACACTTGATAAGTAACATAGGGTGGACTTCGGTCCACCCGCTGGATGGGAGATTAATGGCATGGCAGATGGAAGACAACCACAAGCGGTTCCGAGTTTTGACCTGTACAAGTTCAATGCGAACATAGGAACGCTCAAACGGACGCTCGAAAAAGCAAAGGATTTGGGTGTTCTCGATGTCGGTTCGATTTGTGTGTTCGAAAGTTATGCCAGATCCTTTGCGGTGAAACTCGAAAATACCAATCGTCAACTTGCACTCAACATTGCCAAAGGTGAAGTCTACATCGCACAAGCTCTCGAAGTTCAAAGAGCTGTTCAGAATTTCATCGACAAGGAACTCAAAGAGCGCGATGATCGGAAAAAGTACGAGGCTGAGAAGAATCGTCTGACAGCACAGAAGAAAGCACCGACGAAGAAACCGGTGACCAAGAAGAAGGTCACTCCGTGTAAAAGGACCACCAAGAAGTAATGGTCAATCGTCTCAACAAACAAGACATGGCCGATCTTTCTATGGTCGACGAGGACGAACTCTGGTCTCAAGGGTTCGCTCATTCTCCATTTCAGCCATCACTGACCATAGTATCTGTTGTAGCAGCGACGAAGACTGTCACGTTCGTTACAAGTGTCGATTTCAAGCTTCCCCAAGTCGCTGAATGGGATTGGTTGAAAATCACAACTGGAGTGGCTACCGGGGTTTACACGATTGACGAAGTCGTCGGTTCTGGCCAATCGTGGTTCATATTAAAAGTCAAAGAAGCCATACTCGATGCGACCAGTGGTAACGGTGAGATCTACTACCGGGCTGGTACCCAGATCATCGGTTTTGAAAACACATACCTTGGTTGGCCACTACCAGCAAATACCGCACAACATGCTATTGAGTATGCCAAGTCCGGTGCCATTGAAAATGATACCGATTCATTTGAATTCGGTACTCAGTCCAATAACATCCAGGACGATTATTTACAGTCTTTTTTCAATGTAGCATCTAACGATGTATACGAGCCAACAGCTTATGACATATACTTCAGACGATTTGCCTGGTCAAATAGCATTGGACATAAAACCGGAATTTTCAGAGTTAGAATATATAAAGCTAAAATGGATGATACTATCACTCTAATATACGACAGTGATTCAGCTCCTGATGTAATCAGTGGGGATCGTGGATATCTCAATAAAGAACTCAATATCAGCCTTGATGCAGGTGATGGTTTAGGTTGTAGAATCACATATAAAAGCGGACTTAAACCAGCTAAAACGAAAATCAAAGTAATTGTAGCGAAAAGGTAGCAGATGAACGATACGGTCAAAGTTAAAAATATACAAGAGATAGAAGACGACTATTTAACCCATGTTATTCAGCCTGGTGAATACTATACGATCCAAACGGAATTCGAACGCGAAGCATTCGCTAATAACTCGAAGGTGAATCAACATCTTTGGTCAAATCCGGCAAAGATACTGATTACCGATGGAACCGAAGATTTGACAGATCCTGCAGAGGGAGACAAGTGGTTAAAAGGAAATATTGTTCGTGAAAGTAAACCACTTTATGAAGACAAGAACAATCCTGGAAATTTTAACAATCCTACACATGACTCCAATAAGTACGCGAACATTCATATCCGGAAGGATTATTCAGAGATTAAAGGAGCTAATACCGATAAGGCAGAAATCAAGGATATATGGACACCGGCAGATGGTAAGCACGTAGACATCACGGATATCATCCTATATGGATACATCAATGAACCTGGCAAGAATCTCTGCGCTGAAATTGAGATAAAATTAAACGATGAATGGAAGGCAATCGGTGGTGTCTATGCCGTAGGAGTGGAACCATTCCACGAATGCTGCAGCTATCAAGGACATATCGACACGGACGCTGGAGATGGAATAGATCCGACAATCCGTTTGAATGTCAGCGGATCAGTTGGAGATGACAATTGTCGAGTAAAGGCGAGAACGATAGGGCATGAGGAAAACTAGATGCAAGCCGGGGATCCAATCGTTTTACATCTCGTTCTTGGCCATCTCGAAACCAATAGGTTTGTTCGAGCACGTCTCAAAGCACCGGACGGATCCCTTTGGAAACCAGATCCTATTCCCATGGCTGGAAACGGAGATGGGACTTATTCATATTTCCATGAGTCAGCTCTTGTTTTCCCTCCGGACGTCTTTGAGATCAGAGCTGTTTATGAGATCTTTCGTGACGCCGGGTATACGGAACGAGATATCACATACAATGCCGGGGAAGATATTTATCGATATGATACGGCTTCGTCACATATTCTCGAAGAGATCGAAAAGCTGAAAGCACAGTCGTCGTCGTTCATCTCGCTTTGTTCTGAAAACGTTATAGGCATTGTCGACGATGAATCGGTTATCGGCATTGCTCGTGAAGAAGACATCGAGGAGATCGTAGGTATTATCTTCGACGACGAGGAAGTACACGGTGTCATAAACTCGCTAGAGGAGACTATCATCGGATCCATCGAGGACGAAGATATCACTGGGTTAGCATAGACAAATCACGACGTGTCAAAAGGAATGTCATAATGCCAATTACTATCGTTCGAGGTACAGACAAGAGATTTGTCTTGAAATTGCGTCGTCCAAACGGCGACCCGTATATAAGGCTTCCTGAAGCCGACAAGATTACTTTGGAGTTTCCAAAGCAAAGCGGGAAGGTAGTCATCGACGATTCTACCATAGCAGCGGAAACCGCTGAGTGTCTCTATGAAGAGGTGACGTTTTCCGCTGTTGTTGCGGGTGCGGCGGGAAACGATATCGTACTTGAGTTCGATGGGATCAAGACGATCACCGCTGTTTTGAACGAGTGGAATACGGCAAACCCGACGAATACTGCTGAGAGCGATGCTGCAGATGAGTCTGTAATATTGACATCATCACAGGTAACGCTCGCGGGTGGGATCGATTCATACAAGAAGGTAGAAGGAACCGAACCTCTTGCCGTAGGATTCGTCCAGGTAATTCTTCCTGACACTGATACTGAATACATGAGATTGGGTCTGAAACAGGATATTCGTGGATATGTTGACTTCGGTACCCATCCTGCAGGGTTCAGGGATCCTGTTCTCGTCGAGAGTGAATTGAACGTGATCGATTGATGACGTCGTTTCAGTGTTTCTGACTATCTCCGAGTAACTTCTGCACCCCTTCAAGTAGCCTATCCGGATCCTTTGTCAAGATCTTCAGACCGACTATCAATTCCTTCAGCTTCTTCTCGATCTCTTGAAATCCCCGGAATACTTGTTCATTATAGGGAATGACGACGAACCCGTCTTGTCGTTCCCTTGTCGAGACTTCACTTGGATCCATGCACAGTGATGATCGTATAGGATTATTTTTGGTCGTGTCCAGATGATACTTGTTCAGATCCCAGGTTGAACAAGACGTCTCGATCATTGCTGCGTAAGCAAATCTCAACTTCATCGAATCCGGTTCTTGCCAGCCACCATCTACTTCATGCAAAGAGTTTCCGTCTTTACTTCCAAATCCAGCATCTGATGCAGTTTTGTGGTCAAGGTCTGCCTGTAGACAATATACGATAACCTCTCGTTCTTTTTGGGTCGCGTTGGCGTATGTATGAAGACGCTGTTGATATTTGTGTTCGAGTCTTTTCAATTCCGTGTCATCGATATATGTTTCTTTGAGGATGCTCTGTGCTTCTGGTGGGAGATCGAGATAGAAAGAGCCTAGTGACTTGTGCAGTCTTACTGTTTTCGTGTAGTGCTCGATATCTCCAAACGAGGTACACTCGCTACTGATTATGACGATGTCGTCTTTCTTCTTTTTTCTCGCCACGATTCCTCATTCCTCCGATAGCTTCATGTCATATTTCTCATTCAGCCTTGTCCTGAGTTTTTCGATCCTGGTTCGGATACCTCGACGAGTCCGTGCTACATGTCCATTCGCGACCTCAAAACGACCCCTTCTTACATACAGCGGAGTTTCCATTACCTCTTTCAGCTCGGTCAGAGCGTCGATGTAATCGCTCCAGAGCTTTTCGAACCTCAGAGTGTTTCTGTAACACTTCTCGATTCTCTTTGTTTCTGCACTTTTTTGACCCGCCATGATTTCCTCCCTCTTGACTCTACTCTTTAAGTATAACAAAATAAAGTATGTTTGTCAAGGGGAAAGTAATCTAGAGACTCCTCATCAATTTACACGTTTTACAATCACAGGCTTCTGGATGATTTCTCACTGTCCTTGATGGTGCGGTTCTTGGTCCTGAAATCCTCAGATTGGTAACATTCGACGACTCAAAGACAAGAAGATCTCCCTCTGGAATCTGGACGGAGATCTTTTTTTCTGACACGTTGACCGAACAAAACGGAGATCGGAAACAACGTCCTGCCAGTAAATCCATATCGACGCTCACACCTTCGATCGTATACCCATCTGGAAATGGAATCATCGGCACCGATCTCGATCTCACCATGACTCTTTTGAGCCATCCTCGGATGAAGATCTCCTGAGAATGGTCTTTCTCTGCGAGACTGAGGTAATGGGCTCCTTGGAATAGGTTCAAGATCTTGTAAAGACTTAGGGCATTATGAGGCATATCTTTACTGTACGTTTTGATGGTGTAATTTCCTATGTCTCCGTCAACGACGAGATCGGAGTAGTCTCTTTCGTCTCGGTTGAGCAGATTTAGTGCTCGCTGGAACCATTTCGATGCAAGACCAGGACCCACATTGACGCCAGAGTCGAAGAGTTCGTGTGCGATGTCTTCGGAACCTTCCCAGTTGGGATTGACGACTCGATCAAGGTTCATCTTGTCCCAGTAATCATGTCTATAAATGTACTTGGTGAGACCAATAGGCAAGTCCTTCATATCATCGGTGTACCCATGTTTCTTGGCGACTTTCTTGGTGACACCATAGCGAGTCTCGGATCCTTTATCGAAAGGATTATTGACATACCCGCCTTCAGTGACGATGATTTTCTCGAATGCTCTATCAAATACTGAGTTCATTTGTCCTCCGGTGTCCAGTCTTTGATGTCTTTCATTGCGAACCAGCGATCGGCTTCCTTATTATGATCGTATGCAGAGAGTAACCACTGTTTCTCTGGATGCCATTTCGTTGATTGGAATACAATCTCGCTTGGAGAGACTCTCCGTTTCGACGTCATGCTACGCCAGTTGGTATAGGTAAATGTGACGATCATGTCTTTCATGTTATTCTCCCACGCAATGACCATCCTCGTTATTGTCGTTGTCGACGATGTATTTCGTCTTGACCTGGGTCGGTTTGACCGAGATCCTTCGACCGTAGATGATATCTACGATGGAACCCTTTTTGTTTTCCAAATAATCAGAGATCCACTGCTCCATCTTTTCCTTTTCTGAGAATGTTTCTATTTCAATTGCACCGATAGAATGAGCAATATAGAAGACATGGTATTTCATATCAATCTCCATCGAATCTGATTTTCACATCTCTTGACATCGAACATCCTTCAATATCAGGTATGATTTCCATCTCGAAGTCCTTGATTTCTTCGATCTCTACGTCTTTTGTAGATTTGATACCAGGATCAATCCCTGTGATCCTGGGATTTGTGAATCTATAAACGTGCCCTGTTCTATCAGATGTAACAACGAAGTCTCCTGTATCAGGATCGAGACCATAGTCGGTAGAAGTGAAGGTCATTCCACACACTTGGATGTATATTTTCGGTTGATTCATGTTACCATCTCCTGGGAGATTGATGATCTTCTCAAACGCTTTGTTGATTTCTCCTCATAGAGCGCGTCCGACGTAGTATGCCGATGAGCTACTACGTCGAACACGTATCGCTAGTCGAGCCTATTCCCGACGTCACAATTCTATGTCTTTATATTGACGAAGATTGCTTTGATACCTTTCTGGACTTTCAGTTTGACAGTTACATGCTCGACTGGCTTAGAGAGTTTCATGGGGATTTTAATGTTGTTTATACCGAGAGCTACGAATATTTTTGGTACAACTTTCTTGACTTCTCTCGGTGGGATGGTCCACGACTTTCCGAATTTGTCGTGTGCGATGATCCCTTCCATAGAATTTCTTACCAAGAAATCGTATGGATCCGAAATTACATACGTGTACCCACCGAAAGGAGACCTGGTATCCCCCACGTATGCCATGAAGCATGGAGACGTGGTTCCATCGCTGTATTCACACTGAACCGCGCAAAGAACGGCACCAGAGATTTTGTCACCAAGGATCGCTCGTGTTTTAAACGCTTTGACAACGTTTACTTGATGATAGAATGATAGAAGACTCTCATCAGTGAGATGTCGGTGTTTCCATACAATCTTATGTTCGGTGTCGAAATCTATTCTGAACGCCATTTAGTAGTCTCCTTCTATTCTTTCCTCTCAGGCTTTGCTGTTGTCACTCAATCTTATCAAGCTGTTGCTTGAATATCTCTTTCAAATCTTTCTCAAAGTCTTTTGTCTCCAAGGCATCAATATAAATCAGTGTCGAAGTCAAAGACTTGTGACCGAGGAACAACTTGACAAGGAAAATGTTTCCCGTTCGTTTAAGAAGCCTCATTGCCATGGAATGGCGAATGGCATGTAAGGGCATCTTGACATCATTCTTCGATGGGGGTATCAACTTCCGCATGAACCGGGAATACCACCAAGGCGTATGCTTGAATAGCCAATCCTTGTCACGGGACCACTCAAATACCTCTTTATAGAATCGTTTCGGAAGGGGCACAGAGCGACGGTTGCCGCCTTTATTTGAATCCATGGTTACATAGCCATTCTGAAGGTCTCCACGCTTCACAAGGCAAACCTCAGAACGACGAGCACCAGTGTAGACAAGGATCATGTAAAAGAAATACATCTCTGGTTTGGTTTTCTTGAGTGACTTGATGACATCGAGGATCTGCTGAAGAGTCTCGTCGTCGTAATATTTATTCGTCGTGCAAACTTTATCGTCGTGGACGATTTTATTTGAGCGAAGCTTATCTAGGGTCTTGGTTGTTTTTCTTGGCATTACATACCTCTCTTGATCCATTCGATTACTTCGGCCATGCCCAACTTTTCCATACAATAGCTATGTAGTTTTGGGTGCGTTTTTTTCAGCCTGTCGGCCCTATCAGGGTCTTGCACGATTCCGAATAAGCAGAAGACACAGCCTGTATTATCGTATCCCTTGGTATAGATGTCACAGAATTGAACGCCAAATTTTGTAATATATTGCCATATATCCTGGTTTAAGAAAACAGATAGCGGAGCAGATCGTGGTTGTTTAGCATCGAAGGCATTGCACCCAAGTGATAGATATCTCGTTCTCCTGCCAGAACTATCAGCCGCCATTGTTCCGACTAGTGATTTTCTATTAGTGCTTTTCTCGTATCTTTTCCGCAATGCTTTTTTCATAACATCACAACAGCCTTCGCCTATTTTAAATGGTGCGTGTATTAAGTAGTGATATTTCTTAGGGATCACTCCAGTCGTTTGCACCTTGCCACTAGTAGGGTTAATTCCGCCGTGTAGTCTAAGCTGTCTTTGGATTGGGTCTTTAGTATTGCGATATCTAGAAATGGCCATTGCTACATTTTTCGATATTATTGGCCAACCCTTACTCTCGATCACTTGCTTGAATGTCATGGTAGGCTTTAACCAAACTACATTACTAATTGTTTTAACGAAGGCGCGGATCTCTGGAAATTCCAAACCAGTATCATAAAAAACAGCAGGTATTTCCGGGTATATTTGTCTTACCAGATGTAGGAGTACCGTTGAATCTTTACCACCCGAAAATGCAATGTACACCTGACCGTTGTAGTGGTTGTGCCATTGCATTATGCGATCCTGTGCCAGTGCTATTTTGTCTTCGAGAGGCATGGCTTGTAGCTTTATCAGTTCTTTTCGATCCATTTTCCCCTCCGTTGTTTGTCTCATATAATACTACTCGACAAATAACAAGAAAAACTTAAAGGTTTTCTGCATTACGAAACAAAACAACAAGTTATAGTGCTGCTAAAAACCATTCGAATTTGACCAAAGCGCAATATCAAGCTATACAGCGGAGCGATATAACCAGATAATCAGGTTACGATTAGTATCTTGCGGTGTTACAGGCGTTTTGGATAGCCGCCTCGATATCTTTCCTGCGGACACCACGCTTTTCCTTACCGAAAGAAATTGTCACCATATCAGGGTCATTCCAATCCGAGAGCACCCGAATAACCTCGTCTTCATTGCCGCACGAGACGCCGTTTTTATCGTAGACTTTGACAGTATTTTCCACTTTGATCATATCCCCTCCGTACTCGCTATTATTTCATTACGTGTTCACAAACAACATAGATTGCAAACAATTGGCCTTAGATACACTACACAAAAATAAGCGAATGTCATGCCACCAAGACCTACTGCAATTGGCACGAAATCAGACCAAGACGTGATTTTCCAAACTTCTTTTAGAGTGTTCATAGCTTGGTATCCTTATATGTAATATTTCCATCCGTCTGCGATAGTGGCAAACGCAAATACTTTCAGAAATTCCGGTTCCCTTCTGAGCATCTTTGATGCCTTCTCTGTTGCGTCTTTGACGTTCTTAGCAACGACACACGCGACGTTGTAGACAGCTCTTGTGATGTCTTCTACATCATAGATAACGAGGTACTTGGTTTCTTTTTGTCTCTTCGGTATTGCCCTTTTCATGCTATTGGCGATCGAAAGAGCCTTTTCATACCACTTCGAGATCCCATCTTCGCTCGCTTCTCTCGGCACACTGGAATCGACGACGAATTTCTTGAGATCGAGATTCTCGTGGAACAGACACACCGGACACATCTTACCACCACTTTTCATGAACGTATCAAGAGTTGCATTCCGATGGTCCTCACATGCACCGACGGTTCCGATTGTTTTCTTCTCGATGTTTTCCACACGAGAAAAAAGAGTCTCGGTGATGTTGATGATAGCCTGATTCGCTTCCGATGATGCACGGTAGCGTTCGAAGTCTTTTTTCAGCTCTATCATCTGGACGTCGATCGTCGAGGTAGGGAGCTTTGTAACATTCATTGATCATCTCCGTCGATCTGAATTTGTTCAATCCATCGTCTCGGTTTCATCCTTGGTTTAATATCCCCCGTTTTCATGTATCCATTTAGAGACTCGCGAGTTGTACACACCTGGTTTCATCTTGACGATGATTCTTTTGAGAATGAACGACCGTATCACTGCATGGACCTGGCTTTTGTCGAGAGATGTCTTGTCGATAATATCAGTAGGATTGAATCCACGCTTGAGAACCATGATGACATCAAGAACAATCAGTTGGTTCTCGGTCAGTTTGCTTCGCGGATTACACATGGAGAGCCTCTATTTGTCGTTGAGCGCGATGGAACCACGTTGAATAGCTGATATGGACCGTTTTCTCACTTGTCGCATTTTGGTTTGGTGATCCCGTGCGGAGATCATGAGCGTAGTTCCATCGGTTCAGGTCGGTGATGAGTCGGAATCTCGTCATGTGACCGAGGAGAGCACAGTATTGACTTTCACCGATGCGTTCTATCTTGTTATCCCATAGTTCCTTGTAAACATCATGGAAGAGAATGATCCCGCGTTCCATACAGTCTCGGTATCTCGTCTGCAACATGATCGGTATGAAGTCGAAGATGAGCTTGTCGTATCCGTAGAACGCTCGATAGTCGGGTAGATCCTGGATCAAACTCCGGTGTCGTTGGACATCTCGATGTGCTCCAATGTCGATCATACCTAGTATCTGGTAGACTTCGGCATTTTCCATCTTGATAACATCTGCTACTTGACACTGGGGTCCTTGACCTACGAAGTGTATTACAGGAGAGTTCAAGAACGAGTAGTCTTCGACGCCCCGAAGAGCTTTGAACGTCGGAAGAACTTGTTGAATGTGTCCCTCGATGGCCATGGCCATGGCTTGGGATTCCATCGTCGGATAGTCGTACATCCTACCGACAATCCTTTCCAACGATCTCATCGACGCGAAACAGACCATCGCGGTTCGTGAGCCTACCGGGAGAAGATATCTCGCGACATCTCGTTTCTTTGTAGCTTCGTAGATCTCGTTGTAGAGCGTCACGAGATCGTCCTGTAGAGGACCAATACGATCGAGAAGGGTATCCGATACACCTGGAAGGTAGACGTTGTCTGCTTTGAATGGGCGATACCTGGTAGACTTTTCCTGGTATTCTGCGACCGGTTCATGTTCCCAGACCTTCGTTTGTAATATCGAAAGATCGTCACAGAACACAGCGACGTGGGGAACGTCTCGAAGGGAGTTGTGGTTCTTCCACTTGTCGAGGAAATTGAGAGAGTCGTCTTTCATGATTTGGAGGGTACTTGAGAGACCGTGATCTATGTCGACATGAAGATTGCAATTCGTTTTCATGTATTCTTTCAAGAAGATTTCACGGAAGGTCTCTTTCGCGCGTGAGGCTTTCCCGATGAGACCAGCGAGAATACTTGACGGAAGGGTTTCTTTCGCCGCATAGATAGTATCCCTCTCGTCAGATGACGTGAAGAACTGATTCAGGATCCGTTTATCGTCGTTGTCGAATTTCATCTTAGAGTTATCTCCTTTGATGACTTAGTGAGTTCTACGAGTTCACAAATATCGTGTTTCAACTTGTCTGCCATAGTTTGTATTGATTCCCACGCATCTGGATATGGGAGTCGAGCAGAATTTTTTGTTACTTGTTGTATTGTATGACAAAGTGTGCCCACAGCAACCTGTGTGGATGCAAGTATCACGTCATCCGTATGTATTTCATACGTCTTTTTCATCCATTTTCCTTGTAATACTCTCTTACAGCCATGAGGATTATCCCGAGCACGTTCTTTCCCCGTCCAGTCTTCAGACTCACACCCCAATACGTATCCTTCCAGGTATTCCCTTCAACGAGAACGGTATCTCCTGTATCGAGGAGAGCCTTCTTGAGATCCTCATTAGAGAACTTGGCGAGGATGACGTTTTTCATGATCTCGACTTTGACATCTTCCCAGTCTTCTCTTAGAGTCACTCCTCTACCACGATATTTTGCTTTTCCTGGTGTTGGAGCACCTTTGATCCATATCTTCTCAGACGGATCGTGTACCTTCGCGGTTTGAAACGCATGTTCGGATGTAGGGTATTCTACACCGTTATAAACGACGGGAAACGGATAGAAATTACTCAAGAAGAAATATTCGTCTTTGAATTGTTCGATAGTCTTCATGTGTATTCCTTTTCAACTCTCAAAGTCTTGAACTCTTTCAGATTTTCCGGTGAAAGCTTGACATTCGCATGTACGATCTGATTCGGTACTGATCTGGAATGGAGTTCCAGCAAAGACATCGTCATACGACGAGTAAATGACCGGATCTCCATTTGGCTTTCGTACATATTTGAAGGTTAGATATTTGTGTTTGAGTACGACGTATCTTCTACTCACTGGAATTTGGTAGATGACAGTGTCTACGAGTTCGAAGACTCCTGACGACCTGAAATGACTTTCGTTGAGATCCTTTATTTTCCTCGCTCGGAAGCGTGGTAGGATATCATCCAAGTTTGCTTCGAGGATGATTTTTGCACCACTGGCGCGTACGAAATGTAAGGCGTTTTCCTGTTCATGGGGAGTGTGTTGGATGAACTTGGAGTATGATGCGACGTAGTATCCTGGTGCTTCGTGAAGCCATGGAGATTCCGGTGTAGGGATTTCATTTGTCTTGTCTTTGAGTACGAACCATGCATTGTTCTTTGGATCCGTGATCATTACTTTGTCGGCGAGTTCGAATCCACGAGGTTTATAGAAGTCGAACGCTTTGAGACGTTTCAGTTTCATAGTAAACGGAATGCATTTCACATCACTTTCACTCGCATCGAGGACGAGCTTTTGACCGTTCATCTTCATTCCTTTCACGATCATATCTTGCACCTTTTCAGGTATCTCTCGTGCGAAGTCGTAATATCTCGCGATTTTGTATTCTGATGTGACATGCTTCCACGTGATACAGTATCTCTCGAATGTATCTGGATCCATGTATTCGTCTACAATAGAGTATGCTTGTTTCTCTGGTATTCCCGCCATGAGACCTTTCTTCGGAAGATTCAGGTTTGCACACGATGCACCAAGGTACTTAAAAATATCGAGCAAGTTCTCTCCAGGATCGTCTCTTTTTACGAAACTAATTCCGATCGTGGCAGGGTTTTGAACCTCGTGTTGAACACTGGAGACGAGAAGATATTTGAATATATCAAACAGAAGACTTCGATCGAGACCAAGATCCACATCGGAAAGTCGATCGATGAGAGTTTTTACATGTTTTTCGATGATCGGTCGGATCTCATCGATGACGAGTTGAGTGTCTTCGGTGACAGCACTACGGAGTTTTTGATAATGTTCTGGAAGAAGATCGAGAAGATTGTTGAGTCTTCTCATTTCTTCCTTACGGGCTTTTGTTGCTATGTTTTTTGCCGTTTGATATGCAGTGGTTCTATTGCTCTTTTCCAATGTTTTTACTCCCCATACTTCGAGTGCATACACGAGTGAATCTGTGGTGTCATTGGACATTATGATTTCCTTTGTAATTTCTCTTGTACTTCTAATTGTTCCAGTGTTCGCCACTTACCAGTTTTTTCGTATTGGTCTTTTGGACAAAGAGTCGGATGACATCCTCTATATGCAGTTCCACAGTCCTTGTGATGAATGGTTTTATCTAGTTTCTCCCTGATGGCTTCCGCGAGCCAGTCCTTCGGATACATTTGAGCATCTATCGCAGCTTTACGAAAATCCGCGTAAAGATCTTCTCTGATGTCAAATCCTCGACGAATATATTCGAGGTCTTCAGTCTTCTTTGGTCGTGTCATAAATAGATACTCCATGGAATTGTTTCGAGGAAGGTCTAATCTCCTCCCAGTGGAATTGAAGCCATCGGGAGACCTGTCAGCTAGGGTTGCTCCGTACAATGCCACCACTACCGGTATTTGTATTACTAGCACAGGTAGCACAGACTGTCAAGAAGTGGATTTTGATTTGGACCGGGTTGTATGAGACGCAAAGACCACATGTGCTTCACCGGTACCACCGTCAGGAAAGCAAAGCTCTACACGATCACCTTTGTTGAAGAGCATTCCATCGCAGATCTTTCGATTTGTCTTGTCGTTCGATCTAAACATCATGGGAACGGGTTCGCAACTGCGATACAAGAAAGAATAGTAGATGACCTTGAAATCTTTAGGAATGACAAGACGGTTACCGGATTTGAAGTCGAATCGGTATCCACCCTGTACCTTCATGATCTTCGATTTTCTGATAAATGGCATATCAGGCCAGCCAATAGGTTTGTGGTTTCCCTGTCTCGACTGTCTTCGTTATCGCTTTGGTGACGTCGGACTTGGGATTCTTCTTCATCCGTCTATCCACTTCGGCTTTTGTCGCGTGGTGAATCTTACCGTCGATCTCACCAGAATCGTCGAGGTAACTGAGGATGATATCATACTGGTCTTTGTCTTTCATGAGCTTCATGACAAGCTTGTCTGCAGCCGACGACGAGTCGAAAATCTTGGTCTCATCTTTACCGTCTTTTCCGAAGGTGACAAGATAGTCCTCTGACTCATTTATCTTCTGTGCAGATTTCACACTTTCCATGACGTCGTTTGCGATTCCCATGGTAATTTCTCCTCGGTGTTGTAGTTCACCTTTAACAGTATTACAATTACATGGAAAATTCAACAAACTTTTCATAATATCAAAAGACTCGATTTATTTAGAATTTTTGTCATGTTCGATACGACATGTGCGATGAACAAGATTTACTTCAAAATGAATCTCGGGTTCACCTTCATGTGAGACTCCTTGAAATGGAGTTCCAGTACACTGGACATCTTGTTCTTTCTGAAAATCTTCCGTACATAACGGACACGTTTTGGAGAATATATTATCATCTGGAATATATTTGAACGACAAACCCATGTCTGTACACCGATGTGTAGACACAATTTCGCGTTTTGGTTTCAGATGTGATTGTTTCTTTTTTATATTCTTGACTACACTGAGATCGTCCAATGCGTCTTGGGGTGGACAACTGTAGAGTATATCTATTATTTCCTGGAGTATTCGTTTTTCGTCAGGTGATCGAGGTTGGATATCTTTAATCTGATCAAATCCTTCAGACCAACATTCAATAGCCTTGGTTGCATCGTCGAGTGCCTTTCCGATATCTTCAGGAGTTCCCAGATCTTCATAGTCTTTGATTGTCAGTTTTTCCATAGTATTTCCTATTTTAAAGGGAGGTGACATGTACCATCATTGTCACCTCCCCGGGGGATCAGTCATGGCCTAATTGCCATAACATTCGAATCACTTCTTGGTGACCGGTCTTTTGACTGCTGTCTTTTTCTTCGCTGGACGACCTCGACGAGCAGGTGTCTTTTTGGCGGTTTTCTTGGCGACCGTCTCTGCTTTCGGTGGTTTACCTCGACGAACAGGACTCGTTTTAACAGGCTTTTTGACGGTACTCTTCTTCTCGTACCGGTAAATCACGACGGGTCCACTCGGTTTCACGATCTCGTTGTCGATGACGTAGCAAACATTCCCGTTGGCCATGCGTTGTGACCACACCGTCTTGAGATTACGAGCGTGTTTGTTGACGATGACGCCGAGTTTCTCGTGACTTCCTTTACATGCACTCAGCATCGATTTCTTCATGGGACCAGGAAGTTGGTCATAGATTTGGTACCCGCTCATGAATTCCTTGTTGGTCTTCAAGACTTGTTCGATTCTTTTCCCGACTGCTGTTGGTTGCATCTTTCTTTTCCTCCGTGTTGACGTTCTAGTTCTTGCCTCAGTTCTGTTACCTTTCTGCTAACTAATGTTAACAAATGCCATTAACCAAAAACTAATGGGATGTAACCATCAAAGCACGTAGTAAAATACCACGTGCGCCGTTGAGATCTCGATCCACCGATACACCACATCGACAGCGAAGAGTTTTCTTGCTACCAATATTGTGTACCTTTCCACAAAACGAACACGTCCTTGATGTATAGGCTTCACTGACTTCAACGACTTCACACGAGTATTCTTCGCCCTTTGTCTTCAGGAACTGTTTGAATCTGTAATGAGCAAAATTGAGCATGCTCCTTGCTGTCTTGGACCTCAGTGTTGTGACCATTTCAGACGTCTCAAATGTCGGTATGAAAACGACATCGAAGCGAGTAACAAGGAAATGCGCTGTCTTTCGGTGAAGTTCGTCTATTAGATTTCTGATTCTCCATCGGATTCGTTGCAACGCCTTTTTCATTCTGCGTCTAGTCTTACACCGCACCTTACTCGTCTTCGAAATCAAGCGATCCATCGAAAGACAGAGTCTGAAGATTTGTCTGAAGTCGCTTTCGCCTATTTTACCAAAGACTTCTGGAGAGAAAAATGACGTGAAAGTTCTTATCCCTGGATCGAGTGCGACATACTTCAGTCTTTGGTTCTCAGGTACTTTGATATGTCGTCTTTGTGGAATGATAAGAAACCATCTTCCGTTTTCTCTTTTGATTCTTATTCCCTCTAACTCATGTCTGAATGATTCTGATGCATAGAATTCTCCTTTGTATTTCTTTTGTTTGAAAATGAAACTATCATTAAGACTTACGAGATCAAAACCAAAATACTGACTTGGATTCTTTTTTGAACGAAATGATACTCTTTGAAACCCGTTTCCAGAATGATATTTTGATTTTGCATTCTTCACAGCTTTACATGCATCGCTTATTGCGTGTTCACGGACGCGTTGTGGACAGTCAAGTGCCCAAATAGGATGTTCGTTCTTTTGAATCTTTCTCACCTCTGGAAGATACGCCTTTGTGTCTGGTTGTCTCAGATATTCAATCGCTTGATTGAACCAATAGCGGGATAGTCCCAGATACCTATTTAGAAGACTTTGATTTTCCTTTTTTGGATAAATTTTTATCTTCTTTGATCTCACGACTGTATCTTCTGAGACCATAAAGCCTACAGGAGAAAACATGGATGATGGAAAGAAGGTCTTGAACGATTTCTTCTTGAGGAGAGAGTTTACTCTCGCTGAGTACCACGATTCTTGTATTGTATTGACTTGCAATCTGTTCAATGAGTTCAAATCCAAATCGACACAATCTGTCTTTGTGAGCGACGACCACTTCTTCGACATCTCCAGACATGATTGATTCCAATAGGACTTTAAGTCCTTTACGTTTGAAGTTGAGACCGGAGCCAATGTCTTCGATATACTCGTGATTTGGATATCGTTTTCTAACGTATTCAATCTGATTTCGCAGGTCATCTTTTTGGTTCCTTGAACTGACACGGATATAGATGATCTTTTTCTTCTGGGTGGATTCCAAAGAACTCAGATCGTACAATCTGTTATTACCCGGTGTCCGGATCGTTTTGATCTTCCCGAGTTTATCCCATAGTCTAAGGGTATTGGAATGTACACCGAGTTTCTCTGATGCGACTTTCGTGGTGACGAATGCCATTATCTACCTCTTGTTAGGATATATAACGATTTGATAATATTTGTCAAGTATTATGTTAACAGGACATTACTCCACGTATCCCGCTGTCACCAAATACTTTTTAGGATGCGTTGTCGAATGAATTGCCAATCCCTATTCTATGTCAAGGAAGTTTTGACACTCAAATACCGAGATGTACAATCTGAATCTCGGGAGATCGACACGTACCACCTCATCCCATTCGATTCGTGCGATCCTGATGTTATCTATGTCGTCTGCATTCATCGATACAACAGCGATACCGACTTTTGTTTTGTACCATTTAAGATCGTTAATGCTATCGAATCCGAGATCTTCGTTCAACTCGCGCACAACTTCGATGTTGAGCAATTCAGCGCTTTTTGTCTCAGCCGTTACAAGTCCCATTGCCTGTGCTGTTATTTCTTCGATAGAATCCATATGACAATTCTCCAAAAATTCAAAGTCTGATATGTCACTTCATGTATTTCAAAACAAGTAGGTTTTGGAAAGTAACAACTGCAAACACAATTATCATCTCGACGCTATTCATATGAAATGACAACACGAACACACACACAGGTAATACAAGACATAGAAACCGTATGAACGCGAGTAAGCGTTTTCTGCTTTGTATCTCGTTATCAAATAGGACCACTTGTCGTTTCATCTTTTGTAACGTCGTCCTTTCCCTGTACCCGTCTTGAGTTTGAGATATCTACTGTACGCTCCAAGAGAATGTTCGATATTTCCAAGACTCAATTGATCGAACTCGCCTGGTACGATCTCATTCCAGTTTCCAATGTCAGCGAGACATGTTTGTTCTTCACATACACGTTTACATAATTCCTGTAATTTCCCCTGAACTATAGTAGTCGTATCGAACATGAATTGTAATGAATATGTTGCACCTGGACCGACGATACAAAAATCGTCGTTGAACGGTGGAATTCCGGCATATGATAGGTCGAGAAGAATTTGACCACCGAGGAAGTCGCCGATCTTTGGAACAGACGTCAATCCTTTGATACAGTCGGTGGGATTTGACTTGGATATGTACTCTGCAAGTCCTTTGAGACCTCGTGTAACATATTCGAGTATGAGTAGGATCTGAATGTGCTTCTCACGAGGTCTATAGAAACGATTGTATGGGTGTTGATTCACGAGGTAAGCACAGTGAAATAGCTGTTGTCCTTTTTTCTTTTTCTCTTCTAGTTCTTTCTCGTAATGTATAAACGTGTATGTCTTTGGATTGACGAGACCGTAAAAGATGTGCTCGAATAGTCCATGTAGGTTGAACAGTCTATAAATGATCGCATTGAAGATCTTCGATTCATTGTCGATGTTCTGTTTCAAGACCTTATTGATAATATACTGAGTGCCTTTATCTAGCTGTCTGAAGACATTGCATATTTGATATCGCTGTAGGATCTCATCGTTTGTCCAGGGATATGTCATTTTTTCCACATTTCGTCTGTGCCATATTGATTGTCGTTCAAAGGCGAACCTGTAAAAATCAAAAATCTTGTCGTTAATCTTGCTGTTCATTGAAAGCCTTTTTCTGGATCTTTTGATGGATTATTTCGATCGACGCTCCCACTCTAAGGAGTGACTCAATCACCGTAGAATAGTCTGATAGTATTTCTCTGTAGCCTTCCATTTCTGGATTTTCACAGATTTTTGACGCTGCTATCTCAAGGGATTTAGCAGATTTCAGAATCGAATCCATGATAGGCTTGATATCTTCAGCGGTTTGGAACGTCTCATAGACTTCGATCGCTTTTGAGCAAAATTCCTGGATAGTCAGGTTTGGCTCTTGTCTGAAAATGATACCGTAGTCTCTGCTTACCTTCTGACGTGTATTCCGGTCTAATTTCTTGCCTTCAAGAATACGCTTGGCGAGAATAACAGACGTACCCACAAGCGTGTCGAGCATGTCTATAGACGGAATGCGTATGAGTTTTCCACCTAAAGCGTAAGCCAATCTGTAGATCGATGCGAGATCGAGTGCGAGTAATAATTCTTTCTGTACGAATTTACGTCGGTTCGGATTTACGATCGCTGATAGGAAAATAGACGAACGAGTCACACTCGACATGATCTTTGAAAGATCTCCACGGTGGATATCTCTACCTCGATTGATGTTGTTATCTAATATTAATCGCTTGGCCATGCACACGAGTACGATGACGAAATCTTTAATGTCTTGTGGATAATTCTTGAGCATAGTCCATTTGTTTTTGTCTAACACAAGATCGATACTGATGCCAAAGAGTCTTCGTATTTCTTTGTCTGAATAGTGTATCTTGATCGCATCATACAGAGCATATGCAAGGTCTTGTCGTTTGAGGTTTTGATCCGGTGTTTCTGGTATGGAATCGAAGATCGATGCACTTGTTGTGTTGAGAATGTATTCGAGATCACTTACAAGCTCATTGACCGAGTCGGTTTTTGATTTTTTTGGATGTATGGTATCCAAGATGTTTTTCGATACGTATTTTTGCCATGGGAATCTATCACTTCGGATTTCGGGAATCCAGTCTCCACTAACGATGCGTTCGAATAAAGAACACGCGTAGTCATACGACATCTGATCTTTATCAAGATCTGTGTTGCGATATTTTCCGACTTTTAGGATCGCTATCGCGAGATCTTGAATACTATCGAACAGACTGGTCCTGGTCCCGTCGTCATTTGATTCGACAAATCCAGCGTAGCTCTTCGACAACTCGTCTTCGAGATTTTTTAAATCGTATGCGTATTGTTTCATAGAACCAAGTTGATGATCCGACTCTTTTCGAGCGTGTTAAGTGTTTGGTCCAGCTTAATGTGCGGCTTCAGATACAATAGATCATGAGAGATCTTTTCGAAATCTGCACTGGGCACTTGAAGCTGATCTCCAGGCTGTAGATACAACAGCAAATTATATGCATTCGTGAGAATCTTCTTTGCCTCATCCTCATCTTTTATTCGTAGTAATTTGAATATATCAGAGGGTTGGACGATCACGCGGTTCCTCCAAATACTTGACAGACGCGTCCGCTGATTGGAATACCACGACGAGGTTTGAATGACACTGTCGAAAACCTGTATGCTGTTGCAGTCTTGACAATAGAGACTGGCATCTCTTGCTTTGCGGTGATATTATGCTTGTTCTCATTTTCAAGAAAATCAGAGAAACGAAAGTAAGTGTTCCCACCGAGACGAAACGGATCAATGAACCTGATGATTGCAGCTTTCAAAGTCATAGATAACGAGTACCACGCATCCGAGTCAATCCACGCGATATCGTCGGCGTCTTCTGCTACTTTGAGATCTCGTATCTGATCTGCAGTGTGTTGAAGTTTGTCAGTCTTGCGTTGTAAATTTGGTTGGAGTTCTTCATGCGCTGCGTCGAGAAATCTGGTTCCAATTCCTGACATACACGTTTCAGTTTTGGCGTAATCGAAAATCATTTTGGCGACATCTAGCATAAACCATCCCTCCGTCGGTGATTGTTGAGATCTCTTCATATCACAAATTTTGAATTATTCCAAATCTGCGTTGTTAATGTCATATGACACAACGATGAGACGACGGTTTGTCCGTATGATTGCGCGTTTGTGTTCATCTTGATTGATTTTACAGAACCTTTGTGTAGAGGGGTTTCCAACATGTTCCAATAATTTTTTGTAGACGTTCGTGGACCGGTTCTTTCCGATGACCCAGAATTTGACAACGGGTCCGGAGTTAAAATGAAGACTGAATAAGGCATAGACCTGACTGTGTTTCGATTCGAGGTTTTCCTTTGAATGAGACACCGCGTAGACTTCTCGTGCGTCGATCGCACACTTGTCGATGTCGAGGATTCGTCTTTCTGACGAGGTGTTTTCGACGTCTTTCAGTACAGCCTTTGATTCCCAGCCATTACGACAGACTTTTCGTACCTCGTGTACAGATGTCAGTATGTTTAGGACGATTTTTGTCATTGTATGAAATTATACAGTGTTCGTAAGAAGAAATCAAGGACTAATACGAGGGTACCGTTATTTAGTGGGTAAAAGTGTGGACTTAGTAGGAAGATATCATGAGAGACTATGAAATATGACCGACTTCATATGAAATATTCTCGAGTTTACACGAAATATCCTTGACAAACACACTCTAATTTGTTATACTTAAAGAGTGGTCAGGGTTCTCACTTCCTCGGAGAAACAATGAAGACTCTCAAAATCATGTTGGTTGTCGTTTTTGTTGCCGCGGTTCTCAACCCCAGTCATTTTGTCAGGAACTCTCAGGTGTCTGTCCAATGTGTCAAACCCAGGATTGAAATGGTTCATCGAGGATAATCATGTCGAAGCTCGGCAAAATGAAGAAAAAGCTTTCCGCTCGGAAACGGGTGACGATAAAACTCCTCGTCGAACTGGCTTCGCTTCTTCCTCGTGGTTGGTGGGTTCACGAGTCGAAGTTCCAATATGATCTCGAAGACGGCAAGGGAGTTCGTCCTGGAAAACGGTGGGATCTGTACAAAGGGAATTTGCGTCAGAGTCATACGTTCTCTCCTAATGAGATGGCAACGATAATCATGAACATGGCCCAATTCAGATTGATTTGGCTGAAAGTGAGCAAGTGATGAAAACATCTTCCGAAACCAACGCTTTCAAAAATATACAAAGGGGAGGATGGTTATGCTAACAGGAGAAAAGCGAGAAAAGGTCGTTTCGTTGAGAGAGTTTGCTAATCAATTTTCAGGAGAAACAAAAGCGCTCTTACTGTGGGCTGCAAACGAAGTAGAGCGGCTTGACGGAATCATTGAACGGAGAAACGCTCCAAAGGTAAAGACCTGTTATAAGGGGTATTGACCGACACAACCTGGCTGGAGAGTCGTCATAAAAGAGAAAAAGGCTGGTGACGCGGTAACACTCTACAACGGGTTGTTGAACAGAACACTGACTCGTAGAATTTCCAGAGAAACCAAGCTTTATTACTATGTCGAGGGATATGGGAGATTCCGCAAATCAGACGGACACCAACCCGGGAACGATTCGATTTCACTCTACGGATCCTATTCGATCCAGATGTAACATAATCCTTGACAAACACACCATAGTTTGTTATACTTAAAGAGTGGTCAGGGAGAAACATCGGGAGAAACGATGGAAAAGAAGGTTGTTGAATATCTGAAAAAGCTGCTCAAAGAAGAAGGCGAAGCCTCTACTGCTGTATATACATGGCAAATATTTAATGCTGGAATTGGTGTTACCTATGCTGCCTATAGCCATGAAGACATGAAAATTATTGTCGAAAGCAATTTTGACGTTTTGTACACAACATACGACGATTATGATTTCAGCTATTTTATCGAGTATAGCAAACGTTGAGGTGAGAGAGGGGATACGAGATGAAAACAGGCTTGTTAAAACGAGTAAAAAACAATTTAATAAAAGCCGCCCTGAAATATGAGAGAGAACACGATAGATTGCTGAAAGAATATCCAAACGATGAGGTATGGAGAGAAATGCTGGAAAGCATGGCGTACGCTATCGCCTTCAGATCAGCAGTACACGAAATAATCAAACAGGAAAAAAAGGAACTCCAATCATAACCACCAATCAAATCATTAATTTCACTCTGATTTCCCTTGACAAACACACCATAGTTTGTTATACTTAAAGAGTGGTCAGGGTTTTCACTCTTTCTCGGGAGATTCGTCATGGCGTTAAAAGAGAGAATCCAAATTTTCAAAGAATCGCCAGTGTGGAACCAATACAGTCGTTGGTTCATGATTCCGCAGATGACTCTCAATGAACTCTTTCTCGATGGGTTCGAGTTCGAATACGATCCAGAACAGGAAACAGACTGTGATGTACTCTATGAAGCACATCTTTGGGCTTACAAGACCTACGGAATGAATACGGTCATCGTCTCGACACTCCCTGGAAGATACGACAAAGAGGCTCGCCAAGTCGTGAAAGGACAATAACGATGGTCAACGTCAACACTATCTTCAAAGGTCGTTCAAACCGCGATTTCAAAGATCCTCGTACCGGTAGAGTTTTCTGGTACACGACTGTCGTTGTTCATGAGGTATTGAATTCTGCAATGAATCAACGACGCTATGTCGTCAAAGAGTGTGCCGAAGGTATCTCGATCCGACGTAAAATTTTCGACGCGCCTGGGTACATGGATGACAACTGTGGTGACACTGCGGCGAAAGAGGCTCGTAAGACTGCGAGAGAATGGCTGGTGGCGGCATGATCGAGGAGAATATGCGACTGAACAAACGAGAACTAACCGAGGCAATCAAGACTGAGGTACGTCGTCAGTACAAAGGTAAACTAAGTACTATACCCAAAGGAGGATTGACATGAGTGAAGAAGAGAAGTTGACTTTGAAAGAGCTTATCGAAGGATGGGTCGAGTCGTATTGTTGGAATGACATCGGACCCGAAGATCTGATGAAGATCTTCGAACAACAGGGTTTCCAGATCGGTATGACAAAGAACCCACGTGAGATCGTGACATGGCTTCAAAAGTATTTCTGTTTGGGAGACATGGGAAGGAATTATTTTTCCATGCAACAAGTCGTCGAGAAACTCGTGAATCATGGTCCAACGGTCGGCGTCTCGTTGTCGAAAGAATCCAAGGAGTGAAAAATGCGAGAGAGCGAGGGAAAGATCCGGGAGATCGTCGAGGACAAGTCGAACTGGGACAAACTCTGTGCTGAGATGAACAAGATCGCCGGAAAGAAGCTGTACGAAGTCAGTAACAAATCCAGATTCAATCAATCCTCCATTCACCGGGAAGGGATCGATCGGTATATCATGTGGAATCAGACTGGCGACCTTTTCAACTGGACCGGATACCGGCTGAAGTTTTCGTACTCGTATCCCAGTATTCGGACATGGGGCACTTTCGAGACAAAGAATGTGGCAAAAAAGTTCCATGATGCATTCGAGCATTTGTTGGCAGAATCGGTTGCTGATAAGAAAGCACGAGATAAAACGGAACGATGTCGTCTGGAGACCGAGAAGCTGAAAAAACGAATCGTATCTGAGTTCAAATGTTATCATGCATATACGTGTATATCCTATGTCGAATTCCACATGAACGACATCAAGATCAAGTCCAAAGGAGATGACGATTTCTACGTCGAGTCAACCGGATCTCTCACCAAGGACCAATTGAAACGGATTCTGAAGATCTGTCAGGAGAGCTGAATTGAGATGGTGTCGGTGATCAGTCCGACACCATATCCCACCACATGATTTCTCTGAGGGATATTCGTTCAAGATCTGTGCCAGGGTATTACTCTACAGGTTTCCACATGATGATCCGTTCTTCAAACAAAGCGCAGTTGAAGCCTTCTCCGTCTTCATCCGTACAACCCCACCATGAATGCTCGCCACTTTGGATTAGTTGACCGATTGCTTCGCGTTCGTATTTGGAGTCCCATACGAGAATGTCGATATTTAGTTCTGGTTTCTTCTCCGAAGTCTGAAAGGCTCCATCGGCAAATTCGACTCTGTTTCGTTCGATTTCTTGTGGAGGTCTGACGAATTTGAGTGGTAAAAGTTTATAACGATTTAGAACGGATCCATTGATGACGACATCCGAAGGAGTGGCGTAGAATTCGTATCTTCGTTTCCTTGTATCGTCTGTCCAACCGATTGGAACGTAAACGACTTCAGTATGATCGTGTCGATCTTCAACCTTGAGTTCAAGAACGAGACTCATCTTTGTCATGGTGTTCCTTTTTCACTTTCATTGTTTTGTGCGATGAGGTTTTCTCCGATCCTCGTCTCTTCTACCTCTATGAGTTTGTCAAGATATTGTCTCGCTTTGTAGAGATCTTGGAGACCGTTCTTGTGACGAAATCTTGATATGTATTTCACAATATTTCCATCGAGAAATCCCATATTATGACTTGTGGTGAAGTCCCATACCTCTATTCCTTTATTGTAATGCGACGGATGTTCGACTTGGTCTTTTTCGGTCATGCCATGTTTCTCCAAATTCAGTAAAATTCGCTGTTTCCGTTATGCATATTCCACGGTGGAAGGTGTTCCACTATGGACCAGTCCACCATTGTTCCACAATTTGTCCTGAGCACAGTGTGATATCGAGGGTCTTGCCAGAACAGGGAATCTCTGATTTTCTCCAACAATGCTGCAAATACTCGGTCTCCACACCTGAACAATTCGATCTTATACCGACGAGGGAATTTCTTGACATACTGTCTCCATCTTCTGAATCGTTGAACCCGTTCTTCATTGGATACAATCTCATACGTCATTATTGTTTTCCTCTATTCGCAAGACACGTAACTCTTTGATTTCGAGTTTTTCTAGTTCACCATTTTTGTCATTGTACTCTTGAAATAGCGCGTGTAATTCGAATTTGGTACCCGCTCTTTTCATCACTCTGAGACTTTCGCCATCAGGAGTGTCAAGGATCGTGATATCAGCTTTGAAATTTCGAGATTCTCCTATTATCGATGTGACTTCATAGATTCTACTGACTAATCCGGCTACGTCTGATAGCATCGGAGTATACGATATGCGTCTCATGTGGATAAGGAGTCGTTTTTCTCTACAGCGATCGGACGCATCTTGAAGTGCTTTGTCGAGGATATTTCTTGGTATAGATTCTATCGGTCGACGAGAACTGGTGATGATGTAGAACTTTGCTGGTATCGCGTCGTCGATAGATACCACGTCTCCATCGAGGTCGATCTTGAGATCAAACTTCTCGAACGCGAACGTCGGTTCATGAAGCTTCTCGGTTATTGACATCACTTGCCCACGTCGGATCTCTTTGACCCTGGTTCATTTTTTGGAACCACTTGTAAAGAAAATATTTGGCATCTTCTATGTCGTGCGCCGGGACGATGTATCCACCTTCAGTGAGCTTTTCCATGCTGAAAAGATATGTGTTCATTTCACGTGTCATCGTAGACATCCTTTCCCGTCAGTTTAGCAAACATTTCCTTCGTCATCGGCTTCCAGTTTTCTCCTTCACCAACATATCCGTATACGGTACTACAGTATTTACACATTACGATCTTTTGACCGTATGGTGGAGTTGGAATTAGACGTCCGCACTGACAATGAACTCCTACCATGATAGGATCGGCGATGTATACCCTGTCGTCTCTCTGAACACCCATGGATACGGCTTTGACGACATTGTGGGTTGTCATGGGAAGATTGTCTACGGTGTTTCCAAGTGGTTTCGTAGATGGAATAAGATCAACGAGCGAGAGTCCAAACCCTGGATTAAACACTCGTCCATTTTCCGGATTGAATGTCTTGTCTATTTGTTCCATCATATTCTTGATTTTCTCGTCCTTACGTCGGTTGAACTCCTTGAATGCCTCACTGACGTCATCGTACTCCTTGATCAGCTCGTAGAGTTCTCGACACACTACCAGCATCATGTCGTCGCCGTGAAGAGGGTATACGTCGCTTTCCTGGATGACAGTGAGACCACCTAGACGTGGTGTGATCAGAGGAAATTCGGCCATGTTTGATCCTATTTAAACGGTTTTATATCGATCGATGTTATCGAGGTATTAGAATCTGGTTTTCCAAGTTTGATTCTGACTCCCATATGGGTATGACATTTGACACATCGCGGAATCACGGTTCGAGTCATCCTGACCTTGTTTGAGTTCTCGTGTCTACATAGACATGTCCATCCGAAGTCAATAACGATGCTGACAGGGATAGGAAAATTTAAGAAAGTTAATGGAGACCATTCCTGATTCGATGAATGTACACAACCGACCTCATTTCGACGATGACCGCTCTTGATCAATTTGAAATGACCACGATGTTCATATGGTAACGCTGTCCACGTGGTCTTGATTTCTCTGAACATCCTTCGTCTCATCGTCATTGGTCACTTCCTTTGGATCCGTCAAGCTACGCGGTTTCGAATCAATATATTCGATTTCCTTCAATAATCAATGGACGTTCAACATTGGCGTACCTAGACCAACACTTCAGAAGATAAGTGCTGTCACATCCACCAGACCAAGCAATTAGAAGAACTTTTCCAGCCGGTTCATCGTACATATTTATATTCCCAATCTGACTCATCAAACACAAAGCATTCATGTTTGAATTCATTTAATTGGATCAAGGCACCCATCGTACCCGAAAGGATACGAAATTTATGCTCTTTTACCACCGCAGTTTTACCTGAATATGGATGGTTCCCTTTGAGTATTATTAGTTTTCCAATTTCTGGTAGCATTTTAGCCTTACCCGAGAATCTCATGAGCTTTCATTCGTCTTTCGATCCTTGTCGCATTTACATGTACTTTCTTCATTTGTAGCTCTTTTTACAGTCATACACTTCGGACAAAGACCGTGATCAATACAGAACGCTTCCAACTCTTTAACCCGCTTGGACGACGACATGTTTTCCGCCAACGCTTCTCCGAGAGTCTTCCAGTATTCCTCGTTGTCTGGATCCTGAAGACCTTTATAGACGTATTTGATTTCGATACAAATCTGATGTTTAGTATATTTGAATCCGACAAGTCCGAGTTTTTCTGTAATGGTTTTGAAGAGACCAAGGTTGTAACGATCCATGAGTCCGTAAGAAAACGTGATTGACTTGCATTTACAAGTCACGAGATCCGAGATGAGACCGAGGATAATTCCACTTGTCTTACCGCTCCTACGACCAAGCTCTAAATGCAGATGTGAACCGAGTTGTGCAGCCATTCGTTTCGCGTCTTCATGTGCGATGATAGTCATTCAAACATCCTCTGCTTCACCAAGCACCACAGTCCATGTACGATATCTTGACACTACGGATCACATTCTCTGGACATTTTATGTCTCTGGGTCCTGTGTGAGAAGGTCCTTTCATTAGATTTATTTCTCCATCGGCAACATAGTATTCGATATTTGGGTGGTACGATCGGATCTTTTTTATCAGGTTGTCAAGCATTGTTGTACAACGTTTGAATTCGGTGATGTGTTCTTTCTTGATCTCGTTCATTTGAATCCTCAAAACAATATGTTGAAATCGTGGTCTACGTAGCATACCACGGCTGGTGATTCTTCCTTTTGCCAGAGGAGATCTTCTTCCATGCGATGAACGTCTTTGATTTTCTCGTTTGTGTCTATATCCGCAATTGCTTCTTCTTTTGTCATGAAGCCTTCTGTATGATGACCTATACTTTTGAGTCTGTGAGTTCCGTCTGGACCTCCGCTAGGTGGTGGACTAATCCTGAACAAAATAGGATGAAATTTTCCGGTTTTTTCTGAAATCAATATTCCTACTGCGTCTGGTATCATTTCTTGAATCCTTTCAACACGTCTATTGCGTCTTGGAGACCTTGTAGTCGTCCTACACCATAGCTATTCAAATCAACTTTCCTCCTTGGAAGACCGGTTAATCTCAGCAACGAGATCCTTGACAATTTCATCCTCGGCAGTCATTCCAAATCGCTTACGTATACCGTATGACTTTGTTCGATACTCAGGTTCTTGACCCGTTACAAGCATACATTTCTCGACAGAATACCAACTCGGGTCTTCGGTGCTATTTTCCATTAACCAGCCTACAGTCTTTTCCACAGTTCCTGCACTGCGAGATTCCTCACACATCAATTCCCCATGCCAGCAAGACGCATTAAAACACTTGTCACAGACAGTCACTACTCTGTGACCGCAATGGATTGGTCCAGCGTCCGGTTCGAAGCAATAAGAAGGACCAGTCAAATCGACTCTTTCACAATGCACCACATCTGTGTATCCATCACCCAATAAATGACCACCGCACACAGGACAACTTGTAGTAACATTTGGTTCGTTCATTGGTTTCTCCTTGTTATCTTCTATACAGTGTTTTCATTGACGCCCGGGATCTCGAACTTTTCCAGATTGGTCGGAATCAACGAAAATACTCCGCTCGGATACACGAGGACGTCATAGAGTCCCGCGTACGACATCGAGATACAGTCGGATGTCTTTTTTGCCTTGTTATGAGCTTTCTTTAGGTCTTCCAAGAAGTGTTCTGTTGACTCTGGACCACAACCGTTGTTGCCAACTTCCAGGACGAAATGGGATAGATGACGTTTGCCCCCACCGACGATGTCTTGCTTTGCTATGAGATCTGACATTACCATTCCTCTCTCCTTACTTTCGTGACCCAGAAGACGTGCCAGCGGAACTTGATTCTCCACCAGAACCCAGGATTTTCTGGAAACGGTTTCGTTTCTGTGACTTGTAATGGCATGTACGGTGCGAGAACCATACCTTCCTTGATGATACTACCTGCTCTTACCAGCTCATAACACTCACAGATCCCACGTGGGTAAGTCCCACAACATGGACATTTGTCCTTGTTCCACCACCATTTGAGCCGCATGGTCCACATGAGATTACTTCCTTTTAGAGAGGCTGACATCCACGTACTGTGGAAATTTACGCTTTATCCACTCCAGAGCTTCCTCTTTGGTTTTGGCAGGAGGAAAGTCGGCAGTCAACCATTTCTCATATACCAGAGAGTCATAGACGTACCAGACATAGAAACCATTCTCTAGCCACAGTTCAACTTCGTCTTCGACTACGCTTCCTTTGGCGACGACTAGAGGTCGGTTCTCCTTGGTCGAGGTGATCTCAAATCGTTGTTGGCCTATAAAGGGACTTGTGCCTTCTCGGATTTCCATTCTCTTGATCTCATCGACAAGCTTAATTCTCGGGTCGTCCGGTTCCAAGGCAGTGTTGGTCAGGACGTACTTGACGATTTCTCCAAAGTCTTCCCAGGAAATTTCATATTCGCCGATCTGGATCGGATAATCCTTGCCCGTTGTCTTGACTCGTAGGTTTTCGGGCTTGGTTCCCATGTTGCAGTACAGTCCCATGATCGTATCCTTTTCAAAAATCGTAATCAGCTTCATCGTCGTCGACGTCCGCCAATTCGTCACCAATTTTTTCCGCGTTAGCGTTCTTGGCGGCAATAGCAGCTTTGATCGCTTCTGCGCCATGTTCACGACGACGCTTGAGAGACTCGCGCTCTTTGTCTGTCATTTCATACTCGACCCATTTACCCCTGACGATGTTTCCTTCGAATATCGAAAACCCTTCAAAGTCGTACGCTTTCTCTGGAGACAGTTTCGAAAGTGGTCGAAATCCCCAGAGCGGACATGACGTGGATGGACATTCCGAGACATTTCTCATCCCACCGTTATTCGGATCGTAGATACACTCGGTACAGAACGCACGAACTGCTTTTTTCATTGAATATCTGACTACCAAAATGACCTCACTTTAAATTAGATTTTTCTTTAGTCTTCGATGATTACAGATTTTCCGATGTATTCCATATTGTCCCATGACGCTCTGTAGAACACTTGCGAAGGTAACTCGTTCTTGGTAGGCATCAGGACATACCCTTGTGCGCCAAATGATTTTGGTTTTGTTACTACCATGAAGCATCCAAAGAACCCGTCTTCGCGTGTCAATTGGACCACGTCTCCTTTTTCAAGAAGTCTTTGTTCCATCGATATCTCCGGTTCGAATCAGTAAACGTTGGTCGTACAGAGCAACAAATTCGTCGCTTCTTTGGTGAGATCTCTTTTTTCGCCATCTAGAACATGCTTGATGAGGACCTCGGCGACTTTCTCACTTTCGAACTTCTCGTCATGCAGGTACACGATCATATAGGACGATCGTTTGAGGTTTCTTCCTTCGAGAAATCCAATAAGCCATGCTTGATTGAGAGCTGTGACATTAGCAAGACTAGCATTGATCTCGTCGAGGTCTTTCGGAAATGGACGACAACACAGGACGATCTTCCCTTCCTTTTCGGCGCAATCAATGTCTTCCGGCGTCGGATTTGATTCTATGATGAAATCGTCTTCCGAGAAAGATGGACAGTCGGTCTCGTTGAGTCGATTGATCCCTATCAGTTTGGCAGGGTTGACGAGTTTTTTATTCATTTGCTTCTTCTTCCTTCATTTTGGCGAGTGTCGCGTTCAATTCGACGAGCTTGTTTTCGATGTACTCTTGATGTTGATCTGCGAGACTTGGCCACTTCTTATCCACCAAGCCACAAAACGCTCTCCAGATTACCCGCTTTCCGGCAAACGTGAGATTGACTCTGACACTGGTTTCATTCCTGATATCGTATGGACCATCTGAAACATGGAGTTTTATCTTCATCTTCGGGTTATAGATTTTCCATGGACTTCCGCAGACGGGATCATCGATAATCACCCAGTCTTCTGGGAAGGTTTCTATCATCTCGACGATCGCGGCTGAGTCTTCGTCTATTGTTCCCACTCTCATCGCCTTTACAATGAAGTACAACACACTGACCGCAGCGATAATACCAATGCCTATGAGTGCAAATAATGCGTAATCATGTATCATCGTTGGTCTCCGATCAACTCCAATACATTCTTATACGGGATCGCGAGGAGATGTTTGAACAGAGTCACTCTGAGCAATCCTATTTTCATGTAAGACAAATCATTCTCTATGACATACCTTTTCAGTCTTGTATCAATGAACGTTTTTCTCTCCATCATGATGAAGATCGGAAGGTTATTTTGTGTGAAGACGAGGAGTGGGATCTTTCCGCCTCTTGCAGCGTCTTCGGTACATTGTTTCCAGTAGGATGCGAATGTTTTTGGAAGTTCAGAAGATTCGAAGAGTGACGGGAGAGACCACGTCTCGTTATTCTTCATTTCCCAACCAAACGGATGACGGACCATCTCTTTGGGATCTTTCGGTGTGATATCACCTGATTTTTTTGACCTTCCTCCGGAAGCGGGACTCCTCGCAATAGTTGTACCCGTCCAAGTAGTCAACGTCTTGGCAATAATTCGTTCGAAATTTGCACCTTTATTTCGAGATTGGATAATCCTGGTTTCACCAGTACCTTTGCAGACCTTGCAAACTCCAGGATGGAACTTCTTTTCCTTATCGGTATAACACCCGGGACAGGGTTTCATCCGAGGTGGCTTACGCGGTTTCTTCTTCCACTTGGGGTTCGGTTTCTTCGATGTGGTCTTCCTCTCGATGGGTTCTTTTTTACGATCGACCCTGTCGGACTGTTCCGGTTTCTTCTTGCGGTTGACCCTGTCGGACTGTTCTGGCTTCTTCTTTTTCCGGATGAATCCCATGTTACTTCTCCCGTCGTTCAGTCACATCTGCGAAATAATTGACCAACGATTCCAACTTGATTCCGGTAGTTGTCCAGATTTTCCTGAGCATGACGACCCCGAGATTGGTCTCTCGGTCATTACACAGACGATTGATCTTCGACAGAGTAGTCCCACAGGCTGCAGCAAGGTTTTCTTGTGATATCTCGCGGTTGGACTTGAGCCAAGTCTTGATGGGATTTTTCACGACAGATGTCCTCCGATGAATGTATTGGATAGCACGAACCCGCATAGGCGTCAACGGCTAAATTGTCCTTGACAGTCCGGGGAAAATACCGTACCAAGACCACGGGAGAAGATTTCTTCAAAATTCCAAATCGAACAACTGCTACAAAAACGGAGCAATACGTGAAATCCACTGATCTCTGGCATGTTACAATCAAGACCAAAGATGGTAACACTGAGAAGCTCCTCGCTGAACACGTCGATGTTCTCATGAATCCTTATTTCGTATCGATATCTGGTCTTCGACGTGAGTTTGTAAGCAAACTCATCGAGATCCCAGAATCCGAAGTTTTTACCGAATGGACCAAATACGGTGAGGTCTTGATCCCGTCTCAAAATCTTCTATTCGCAGGTAAACTGAAACAAGATGAGAAACCGGCGACAGTCGCGAGGATGTCAAATACCTCAACTGATTATTCTTCTAATTTCGATGGCAACTGGAAAGCATTGGACGATGCAAGTCTTGTTCGTGAAATCAGGGAAATTATACGATGTGATTCATATGTACCGGATTCATATAGTGAAATGGTATTTGGGATCTTGGAAACGGTTGGCGAATTTGATTCACTTATATTGACTGAAAGACAACGAAGTGCTTTGGTTCAACATGGTATATCGCATGATCCTACGACTCCATTTTGAAAGGAAACTAATATGAACGAACTTCAACAACAGGTCATAGAAAAACTCACGTCCAATCTGAAGCAACTTCTCAATCGCGATGTGTCAGATGTCGTAGAGACTCGTATCGTCAACGTCGCGAGACTCCTTTTCGGTGACAATATATGTCAGATACCATTTGAGGTTTGTGTAGAGGTAGACACGACTCTTTCAAACGATGAGGTCAAGAAGCTCAAGGGATTTCTTAAAAACATTCAGACTGTATAAGACTCATGCCGATTTCTTCACCTTTTCGTCGAGGAATTTCCGAAGATATTCGATCAGCTCATCATATGAACACCCGATCGATTCTTTGATCTTGATCAAGGTAGCAAGTCTGACGTTCGTCGATCGTCCGGTAATGATACTGTTTATAGCCATCGGACTCATTTCAATCTCGTCGGCGAGTATTTCTTGTTTGATACCACGTTCTTCGAGAAAGTCGCGGATTGGATTTTTCTTCAATGATTCTATGTTATGTGGAGCCGAGTTCGGTCTCATCTCGACAAGGTCTTTGATTCTAAGCCAAATCGTTGTATCGGTTACTTCGAACGATTTTCCGATGTCAGCACACGAATGTCCTTTTTTGTACATCCTTACAGCTTTTTTAACGTCGCGATCGTCCAGTTTTCCCACTTTCCCCTCCGATGGTAGAGTGTTTCATTAATTATAACAAACTCTGGTTTGCATGTCAACATTTATATTATTTCATTTCTTCTCTTTGAACTCCATCAAGACCCAGCATTCACCTTCCATAGCTCGACTGAAATACCGTAGATGTCCATTCCGGACGTTCCAATCGTGGACCATGTCTTCAATGAACGCGTTTTGATGATGGACTGGCTTGTATGGAAGTTCCGGTTTTTCATTTTCATTGCAATGGAGATAGAGAGTCCAGAGCCGATCCGGGACAGGTCCGTCATATGGAATTGGAGGTACACGTTTCGCCATCGCGCCGGTATCACGAGCTGGTGGAATCCAGATGAGTTCTTGCTTCATAGATATTCACTCTTTCCTAGTAACTGTTTTTCAGTTTACACCCGAGTTCCTTGGCTGTTCTTTTGATCGATGTCCGATCATCCGAGTGTCCCGTCTTTGGATCGTCATAGAGCTTCTGAAGACGTTCTTGATAGACCTCGATGGGTTCGATGATCTCTTCGATCGTGATCCGATAGCGTTTGACTTTAGTCGTTCCGTTGAAACACGATGGTTTTCTTTGGCTCAGAGTAGATTTCTCGTACATGCCGACATTTTGAAAGGTCTCGAACTGTTCGATGAACTTGGTCTTAATATCGGTTTTACGGCGTGGTGTAGACGATATACCAATCACTCGACGTTGTTCTGGTGTAAGTTGTTTCATAACCTTCTTGTAGGTATCCCCCATGGTAATTTCTCCTTGTGATAATGTCCTGACAACGCCTGATTTCTTAGATTTAGTCGTCGTCTCCTATATCGATAGTCGGAAGCATAACGCGATCTTTCTTCCTCAGTGCCGCGATTCCGGTTTTTTGAATTGCTGCAGTGATGAACGAATCGACCTCTGCTTTTGCCTCGATGACTGTCTTCTCAACTGTCCGTTGGAACTGCTCACCAACGAATGGTAAGTTGTATCGCATCTCGGTCATGATATCTTCGATCTTGGAAAGAACTCTTTCCTTGAAACCCTTCGGAAGTTTCCTCTCATCGAGGATCTTGATGACCTCGTCTTTAACCGAGTTGATTTTCCCAAGAACTTCGTCCATACGTTCTTCGAATTCGGCAACGGTCTGGGCATTTTCATCCCTGAATGGTGGTGGTTCCATTGCTTTACCGCCAACCCGAGTGATCGTTACGGGAACTCCCTCACTTGCTTCCATGCTGGTAAGAAGAGTCGCAAATTGAGCAGGACTCATACGAGCAACCGCGATTGGTTTCATACCGTCCCGCGAATACATGTTTTCGTGATGAGATCGGTTAACCCTTCCTGGGAAAAGCTGAAATTCTATCGAGAATCCGTGGTTGATCGAGGATCCGAATAGTCTTGAACTACTACCTGTGATCCGACTGAAACGAAGCATCCCGTAACTCTCGTGTCTTTCCCATTCAGATTCATCACGTATTGACATAAAAACTCCTTGGTTTATTTCCTTTTTCTAGCACTCAAAGCCATCCCATAACCACGCGCCTGACTCTGAGTGCGTCGAAGTTTCATTTTTAGCTCTTTGATCTCGTTCTGAAGACTTTCAATTTGTTTGTCAACCAACTTGAATACCACGGTGTCAATCTCTTTGAAAACCTCATTAATATGATCATCATGTTCAATTTCGAGAATGAATCGACCAACGATTTCATGAAAATACTCATGTGGCGTCTTACTTCTTTCTTGGACGAATTTCTCGAAATTGAACTTCGTCATCATTTCATTCTCCTTTTACGATTTCGTCCCCGATTGCATTCATCAAGGTGTCACAATTAGGACACTTGATGATTTTCTCGTCGATTGTCCAGTCGTTGACGATTTGCCACTTAGCATAGAATCCTTTCAAAAGTTTACCTTGTTTATTCGTAATTTTAGTTTCACCCCCGTATCGCTGAACCCAGGCACATAGGGTGTCAACCATTTTCTGTTCAAATTCACTGAGATTAATATCTTTCAGACGACGGAGCATGAGTATTTCATATTCAGTGATCTGTCTGGAATCTGGATTTGATTTACTCATTTTACGTTCCCTTTGCCCTTTTCAGGATCGCTTTCGCTTGATCCTTTGTGCGTTGGCTATCCGGATGATTGAGTAACATCTCGACCGCCCACGCTAGCTCCGGGGCTGTTGTCATTAGTGTCTGATCTGCTCTCATTCGAGACTCGGTAGAAGGTAGCGAAAGCGATGTCGTCATGGTAGCTATGAGTCTACCGTCCTTCGAAAGAACTCCAAACTCAAGTGTTTGCCAGGGTGATAGTGAATGCTTGCTCATAGTTCCTTTTTCTCCCTGAAATCGGTGATGTCGGAGTATCTGACCGTCTGGCTATGTCCTTCGGTATCCTGTTCGTGCCAGTACCGTCTGACCGAGACCGACTTCTTGTTGACTCGGATGACTTCGTTCCAGCCCCACACGCTGGCTTCCACCCACATTCCTTTTTTGACTGACTCGGAGGTTGCTATCTTTCGTCCTGACGCAGTCAGGGTTTCCTCTTTGAGTCGTTTCTGCTCTTGCCAATAGTCCAGGTACCCTTGAGACTCTTCGAGTAATTTCGTGTATTTCTCATGTGTCTCCGGGGAGATCTCCGAGGGTTCAGAATAGGCATAGTATTGACCGTTGAGACATCTTTTGTACTGATTGGCTTCTTTTTGATATTTTTCTATCTGGTTTTGGATCTGTCTGAGATTCTTTCCCGACTCGGCTTGTCGACGAAGATCAAATGCTCTACCTGTGTAGTGCTCAGATTTCTTCTGTTCTTCACAGCCTTTGTTCATACCATTGACGATCTTCTCTTGATCTCGACGTGCTCTCTTCTCTGAATGATGTCCTACGAGAATCGGTTGGCCCATAGGAATTCCACCCGCGATCCTGTCAGCGGATCCGAATGCAGATTTCGACCTGGTTTCGGCGTTTTCAGCGTAACCTTCAAAACGGCTGGCTTTCTCCAGTTTCCTCTCGTTTTGACTCTCGATTGACTCTCCAATCGATTGCTTCTCGTCGATTCGCTCAACGATATCTTCAGTAGGATCCTCCCAGAACGACCAGTTCCCACGAAACTTTCGACCACCGAGATCTCTGAACAATTCTTCGAAAAGTCTTGTTGAACCGGACACTACCCATACTGGACGTGGAGACTTACCCGGTCGCGTTGGTGTAGTCATCGTTTCTTCGATGACAAGATTGTTTGTTTCGAGAATGTCGGTGTTCATTTGATACCTTTCCTTGATACAAATCCTGACCACTCTTTAAGTATAACAAATTAGAGTGTGTTTGTCAAGGTTTTTCGACTATGAAAATAGAGCGTAATTTACACCTTTTGTGAACCTTATCGAACTCAAGGATATTGAGGTCATACAGTGTACATTTACCACGACACTCAAATGCACATAACGCACAGTTTATGGGATTCTCTACATGACGAAACGTATTTAATTTCGCTGTTAGTTCCTTGCATTTGTTACAGGTGTAATCAGATTCACTCATTTCTTCGCTACTTCATAACAATCTTTGACAGGGTTCCAATCCTTCGAGACTCGAACACCTTGAACCAAAGACTGAAAATCTTCGAGCGAAATGTTATTTTGTAACAGACGTTGCCATGCTTCGGCTGCGGTGACATCGTTATGACCGAATCTTTTCATGATCAGTCTGGCCAATGTAATCGTATCTGCTTCGGTAAATGTCTCACCGAGAGTCGTTGTGACTGTAATATCCACCATTTGACCTTTTGTGTTGAGAATTGCCATTTCTTATTCTCCTTTTTTGTCATTACTCCTCGTTTCACGCGTTGAACGCGGCTTCTTCCGTAGTCAATTCAGGTTCCCTCTTCGGCTCATGCAGAGCACGACATTCACCGAGACTCGTCGGCGAGAAATACAGATCTCGTTCTATCTTGAGACCGAAAGGACCATTGACCGACTCCAGCTCTTCGAGACTGAAATATCCCAGTTCGGTTTCCTGTCCCACGACGAGACCGAAACAAAGCCTCTGACCTGGATCGTATTCGGTGACATACCATGTCCAACTGGTCCACGGGGCGAAGAGTTTGAAATAGACGATAGCTTCTTCGCCTTTCCCGTCTTGCTCATAGAGAGTTGGGGTTTTGTTTTCGAGTTCTTTTGTTACGAGTTTCATGGGAATCTCCGAGAAAGAGTGAAAACCCTGACCACTCTTTAAGTATAACAAACTATGGTGTGTTTGTCAAGGATAATAAGGAGAAATCGACAAGAGTTTACTGAGGAGATTTTTGGAGTTTCATATAGTCTTTGTTGTATCCGAAGTTCTTCTCGATATTCAGGTAATACCATTGAAGTTCCTCTTGTGTCCTTGGTTCCCAATACTCGGCGAGATGTTCTCTCATCTGTGGCCAGTCCATAACTTCGAGAACTGATTTGTCTTCGTAAGCTACTCTCTCGACGAAGCGAAGTTCTCCCTTGTCATTCTTATAAGTCGGACAATGACCCCAGAACTGGTACTCTTTGATGAAGTGAAAGTCCTTGGAGAGCATCTCGCGATAGATTGGTTCGTGTCCCATTGACCAGAGTATTTCAGACATGGTGTTTACCCCACGTATTTACATGGATAAAATGGACAATCCATTTTCTCGTCGACACAAGGCCATATCGGTGGATCGATAAGACGCTCTGGATTGCACAGCTCCATGAGGATTTTTTGAGCATTTTTCAGATTTTTATCGACCGGTTCCAAGTATTCCTCGAATTCCTCTTTCGTTACTCGGCATACGTCATGACCGGTTTCAGGGTTGGACAATACAATATGTTTCACACCTTTGCTGTCGGTAAACGTACTAGTGACCTCGACTACGGTACCTTTTCGACCACCCTTCACGAATACACGCTTCATTGGAAGTTCCTTTCAGATTTCGAGTACGAAATACCACGATTTCATGTTCTCGCTGTATCCAGCTCTGACTTTCTCGGGATTTGACCCTCTGTACCCGTGTTCGATTCGAAGAACAGCCAATTCAGTGCCGAATCCATAGATTGCACCTTTGATTTGCTCGACCTCGATAGTTTCCTTGGCCGTTTCTTCCCACTGTTGTTTCACTCGTTTGAGTAGATTTGAGTGTTCCATTTGATTCCCCCCTGAAGAAAAGACTCAAACCCTTGACCACTCTTTAAGTATAACAAACTATAATGTGTTTGTCAAGGATAATATCTATTGTGTAAAATTATTTATCATGATACACGACTATTATCGCAAAAGATCGTTGAAAAATACATAAATGGTCAAAAGAGTAGATGAGAAAGTCTTTTAAATTTAAACTTTATAAGTCAAAAAGTATAAAAGGTTTACATCGACAGATAAACCTTGCATCTTCTATTTATAACCATCTCATTGCCCTACATAAAACATATTACAGATTGTTTGGAAAGTACCCGTCTAAGTATGAAATTCAAAAACATTTTACCCGTTACAAAAAGATAAAGCGATTTCGGTATTGGAACGATTTAGGATCTCAAACAATTCAAGACATTGTGGAACGAGTTGACCGTGCTTATCGTTTATTTTTCAAAAGTTTAAAAAGATGTGAAAAACGGTACCGTCCACCATCTTTCAAGAAAAAGTCCAAATACAAATCCTTTACTCTGAAACAGTGCGGATACAAGTTACTAGATGATAATAAGATCCGCATTGGAAATAGGGTTTATAAATATTCGAAGTCTCGTGAAATAGAGGGTAAAATTAAGACGGTGACTATCAAACGAGATACTTTAGGAGATGTTTATCTGTTTTTCTCTTGTGACAGGGTAGAGAAACCAAAGATTGAACGAACTTCTACAGGTAAAATTGAGGGGTTTGATTTTGGTCTCAAGACATTTCTCACGTCTAGCACAGGGGAAAAAATACGATCTCCACAGTTTTTCAAAATCGGGTCAAATAGGGTAAAAGTAGCCAGTAAAATAGTATCATCCAAAAAGAAAGGATCGAACAACAGACGAAAGGCTGTCTTGAGTTTTGCAAGAGTTCACCGAAAGATCGTCAATCAAAGACGAGATTTTCATTTCAAATTGACTCGACGACTTGCGCTTGATTTCGACGTGATCTGCATCGAAACTTTGAATATCGGTGCTATGAAAAAGCTGTGGGGAAGAAAAATATCAGATCTTGGCTTCTCGGACTTTGTTTTGATTCTACAACACATGTGCAACAAACTCGGTTCTACACTTTGGCAAGCAGATCAATTTTATCCATCTTCGAAGACGTGTTCTTACTGTGGATGGATAAACGAGAATCTTTCATTGAGAGACTGTATTTGGACATGTCAGGGGTGCCAAACAAAGCACGACCGGGATCAGAACGCTGGAATGAATTTGAAAAGAGAAGGGGCATCTTCTCTCGGACTAGAGAGTATAAGACCAACTTTGTTGGCAACTCTTGTTTGAACCCGGAATCTCATGACTTTAGTCATGGGAGTATGTCAAATGATTCCCAGTGCGATCGGCCAAGCCGGGGATCCGTCCAGACCATATCCGTCGGGTTCAATCTGAGTCTCTCCAGTGACTGTCTCACAAATCGCGTCGTTGAGCATACGTTCGAGTTCAGGCATGGTCGGTGGCTTGTCGAACCCTCGAAGATATCGGTACGCACCCGACGCTTTGATCCTGATCGTTCTACCAGATTCAGTCTCCAGGACAACGAGATAGTCAGAGAACGAAATATTTACGAGCGTACCCTTAGATATCGTCTCACCGCTTTTCAGCTTCAGATCTTTCTTGAGAGTCCTTTGCATGGCAATTCTCCTTACCATTTGCCAATGAGATAACCATCTTCATCGTAGACTTCGATGAAAGAATATCCGGTGCCTTTGGGATCGTGACGGACCACGTAGGTCCAGTCGTCATCTTCGACTGCGTTCAACTCAGCGGCAACCTGTTCGGCTTTCTCAGGAGAGAAAGACTTATAGGTGTTATTGATCCTGGGACCGAGCATGATGACTTCCTTGTATTAGTCTATGAAAAACTGAGGCATTCCTTCACGATCTGCAGTGACTCCTACCGTCTCGTGACCGACTTCGGTTAGCTGGAAGATAGTCTTCGTCAAAAGTTTGGCTTTCTCCGTCGACTTGACTGCTTTGTAGACCACATAATACCGATCGACTATTTTTCCCATGATCCCGGCTTTGACACAGTCTTTCAGTAAACCCCTGTAATATTCCTTCTTCTTTTCTACCGGACATTCCATGATAACCTCTTTACGAATTGCAACGACATCGACACTCTTGGGATTCTTTGTTCAGCATTTCATCGATGATTCTCTTGACAACCCGACACGCTACCTCTTTGTTCGTTCCGAGGTATCCACACCGACTACTTCGGATGATCCGTTCGTACTTGTCTTTCCCAGTGGACGCGTCGTACTCGTGACCATACGCGGTCTCAGCGAGAACAACTTCCCCGCGATACTCGAACGTGTACTCAGTACCATTTACGTAATTGCCACTGGCTGGCGATACGACCATGATTTTCCTGGTTTGACATTTGACGTTCATCATCGTAGATCTCCTAGAACCATTCTTTGATCAGTTGACGTTCGTATTCACTTGCCTGGAACCCAACTTTGATCTTGTTTTCCCAACTGCACCAGAACGCGACGAGACGCGTGTGGGACCTGAGACTCTGAAGAGCCATGGCAAGACCATTGGGTACCCCGACGATGTCTCTACAGGCTTCGTAGAGAGTCTCATGACATTCTTTGTTTCCTTGCTCATTGAAACTTGCAAACATAACAGGTTCTCCCGAAAAAAGACTCAAAACCCTGACCACTCTTTAAGTATAACAAACTATGGTGTGCTTGTCAAGGATAATCGAGAAAGAAAATCGCCGTTGTAAGACGTTCTGAGAAGGCTTTCTAGGAGTTCTAACGAAGGTCAATACTAAGACTCTCTTACCCGAACAAACTCGACGCTATGGAGCTATGATCAGCTCCCCACGCGTTAATCGTGTTCAACGTCTTCTCATCAACGAAATCTATCTTCACGTTGCCGTTCTTGAAGATTTTCACTTTGAAATAGTCTGTTTTATACTCCAGTCGAAGCTCCTTGGCACTATGGACATTGATTCCTTTTTTAACCTCATCGCCGAATCGATCTGGATATTCTGGCTTGGGTCGGTTGTTGACTGCAAAGCATACCATTTCGAGATCGTTGAAGAAGGAGAACTCTTTCTCGTCATAGTAGTGACAGAACCTGTTAGGTCCGTACTCACCGACGCCACATCGGAAATGGGAGAACCGAAAACTCTTCTCGATACGATAGGACGAACGGTGCTCGTCGTTGTTCCGATAGGATGCATTGCTACCACCACGAGTGAAAATCGTCTGTGTGATGGTCTCCAGGACTTCCTTCACAGCACCACGAGAGATTCCATCGGCTTTACCGATTAGATCTTCGACGAAGACATCGGCCATGTCTGCCGAAAATGGAGGAGCTTGTTCTTTGATCTGTTCTCGCATTTTGTCGAGAGATTTACACGTAACGAGTTGGTCTATTCCACTCGTATTGATGGCTTGGGTCCACATTCCGACATCAACACCGTGCATGGCTGCTTTGATGTAATCAGATACCCTCTTAGCGTCTGGATAGTTCGCGATTTCCTTCATCTGACTGGTAAAACGGAAGTCATACGGACGAGTCAGATCATTGAGTTTGTTCGAGATCCTAACAAATTCGTCAAGGTAGAGTTTGATCTGGTCTCGATCTTCTTCGAGAGATTTGAAGTCTTTTGGGTCAAGTACACCACGTTCTGAGAACATGTTTCACCTCGTCAGGTTAGACGCGTGTTTTATAAGACTGTTCTTTCGTCTGATCCATCCTCTGAGCATCGCCATGGCACTCGCCTTGGTCGGTTTG